TAGAGCGGATATGCGGAGGTCGGTGCCAATCATTTGGCCTTGGACGTAGTTGAGCCTTTCCGTGGTGTAAGTTTGGGAGTGTTCTATGGCGTTGTTTGCGGAGTTGAGACCGCCTTCGATGATATTAATGCGTACTTTTGCAGCGGTGTCGTTTGCGTCCAGAGTTTCGCTTAGAGCAGATATGCGGAGATCGGTGCCAATCATTTGGCCCTGGACATAGTTGATGCGTACTTTTGCAGCGGTGTCGTTTGCGTCCAGAGTTTCGCTTAGAGCGGATATGCGAAGGTCGGTGCCAATCATTTGGCCCTGGACATAGTTGTGCCTTTCCGTGGTGTAAGTTTGGGTGTATTCTATGGCGTTGTTTGCGGATATGAGACCACCTTGGATGGTATTAATGCGTACTTTTATAGCGGTGTCGTTTGCGTTTACAGATTCGTTAATAATAGATATTACGCGACGGTCGGTTCCTATCATTTGGCCTTGTATGTAGTTGAGCCTTTCCGTGGTGTAAGTTTGGGTGTGTTCTATGGCGTTGTTTGCGGATATGAGACCGCCTTCGATGGTGTTGATGCGTACTTTTGCAGCGATGTCGTTTGCGTCCAGAGTTTCGCTTAAAGCGGATATGCGGAGGTCGGTTCCTATCATTTGGCCCTGGACGTAGTTGAGCCTTTCCATTGTGGAATTTTGAGACTGTTCTACTGCGTTGTTTGTGGAGTTGAGACCGCCTTCGATAGTATTAATGCGTACTTTTGCAGCGGTGTCGTTTGCGTCCAGAGTTTCGCTTAGAGCGGATATGCGGAGGTCGGTTCCTATCATTTGGCCTTGGACGTAGTTAATACGCGTTGTCGTGTCAATATAAAGATTATCGATGTCGCATTTAATGCTAAAAATCTCTCCTTTCATAGTATTAATATTGGGGGCGCTTATACCCTTGAAAGCGTAAATATGACCTTCGGCTTCTATCTTATTGGCGACGAAATCACCACGAGTTCCTGCAAAATTTATAGGGTGGTCAGTTTGTCCGTTTGTTGTATAGATTGTAAATGTTTCCGTTGAAACGTCAAGACCCATAAAAGCTCTTTTTGCAGCAGTATCTTTTTTGTAAAGCATGTCAAATCCTCTGTCGTGGGTGTTGTATGTATCTACGGATGTTGTCCCGTATCCAATTTGAACTATGGGATCTGTGGCTTTTATAATGGTAGAATCGATTCTAGTATTTGATCCTAAAATTGTTATATTTTGACAGGTTAAGTCTTCGCAAACAAAATCGGCACATTCGATAGAACCTCCTCCGATATTTGTTTCTTTTGATTGTCCAGATTCGTCAACAGCTACTGCTGCAAATCCCCCTGGTGTAAGTGCTACGGCATTTCCACGAGATTTACATTCTACTCCGCTGCACTTGAGTTTGGTTTGATTTGAAAAGCCCCAACCTACTAATCGATGAAAAACGTTGGGGGGTTGAAGAGCCATTCTTTTACAAGTAAATAGTATTTTTTTTTAAATGTCGTCAAAGTTTATTTCATCGTCGTCGTTAGCAAATACGAATGTATCGTCAATATTTTCGACGGTTCTCTTGATAAAATCTAATTCTCCCCATCGTAAAAGTTTTCTTGCGGTATCTTCGTTGTATTTGTGCAAAATATCTAATTTTTCACTTCTAGTCGTTCCCGTTTCGAATTCTCTTTTTGAAACAAGTACGATATCTCCAGGAGTAATTCTGGCACGTTTTTTTATTCTCCCCGATATTTTACCTACGAGTTCTTGTCCTGTTGCTGTTGCGCATAAGAATCTGCAGTCGCCCAATGTTTTAGTTATTTTAGCGTATCCAAGTTCGTTGTCTTGATTATCGTGAGCGAAAGGTTCTTCATTAAATTTATTTAAATTTTTGCGTGTGTTGTTCGAGCCTTTTTTTTTGGGAGGCATTTTAATTATGTAACTATATATTTGTAAGATGTGATAAGTTTTTAAGCAAAATAATGTCTGTATTTATATAATGGCATTCGCTGCGAGGATAAGAAAAACGCCAGCAATAATAGAAATAAACAAGCAAAAAATAATAGCAATAGGAGACCTTCACGGGGACAGAGAAATGTTTTGGGCTATAATGATGTCTTCTGGATGCATAGGGATGAATAAAAGCAGAACAACACCCAAATGGACAGGTAAAAATACGATAGTTGTAATATTAGGAGACACGACGGATTCGAAAAGACCGGACGTAAAAATAAAAAAACAAGACAGTTGGTTGAAAACCGCTGGAGAGAAAATGCTTCAGTATGACATTTTAGACTTTGACTACATGGCGAAGCAAAAGGGAGGAAGAGTTATCAGCATCTTGGGCAATCACGACATTTTTGCTGGTATTTACGGGAATGATTACTGCAAAAAAAAAGATATAGACAGCTACGGGCAAAAAGGAGCCGCAGCTCGAAGTGCCGCGTATTCTCCAGGCGGAGAAATTGCGACTATTTTTGGAGAAACACGCAACGTCATACAAATAGTAGGACCTTGCTTATTCGTACACGGTGGTATTACGGCTGAATTTATGCAATTGTTTCCCTTTTTATCGAAAGATACGATTACCGTTGTTAATGATTCTATGAAAGATTATTTGCTAGGAAATAGCAAGAAGCTCCCAGATTGGTTCGAAGCGAGCAGAAGGTTCGGTGTAAATCCTATAGAATATCGCAGATACGGACTTGGCGACGTAGATAAAAAGGAGGTTTCGGCTCTCCTTAAAACATTTCCTGGTAAAATAAAGTATATGTTTGTGGGACATACGGTAAATCAAACTATAAGTCGTTTTGGACCAGTAATATGTGTTGATGTGGGTATTTCAAGAGCTTTTGGAGAGAAGAGTGGGGATATAGCTTGCGAATGGTGTGAGATTTCAGAAAATAAAGTAAGCAGGTGTATATTGGAAAAAACAGGGAAGATAGTTAAAAAAAAGTTGCCTTCAAATAAATGACGCGCTTTAAAGTTCTTATAAGCGGTAAAATTGGTAATACAGAAATAAGCACCGTAAAAACGTTGAGAGATGAAATTACACTTGAATATATAGAAGAAGGGTTGAAAAATCCAAACAAATGGGGTTTATCTAAAATTTTAAAGGGGTGGATTATTAGCGAAACATACAACAACGAAAACAATAAATGGGAGGAAACGGGAAGTATGAACTTCGAAGAATTTCTCGTTCAACAGAAAAAAAATAATAAAAAGTCGTATAAGTAAGATGAACCATCAAGACTGGAAGCCCGTAATTTTTGACAATTCTAAAAGCTTGCCAAAAATAGCAAAACCCGCTGTTTCTCGTAATGTAAGCAAAAGCGCTAAGCTCGATTCGGGCGGAGATCTCCCCGAAATAAAAAAACAGAAAATCTTGTACGGAAAACAAATAACGAATATGAGAATTATAAAAAATTGGTCCCAAAAAGAATTTGCCAGAAAACTAAACATCACAGAAAATCTAATGAAACAATACGAAACTGACAAAATAGAACCGACTGGCCAGCACAAAACCCTAATTCAACGAGTAACTGGTATTAATTTTAACCAATAGTGTTGCCTCCGTTTGCAGTAACTAAATCTGCTATCATATTAGTAAATCCGCCGTGTTGTCTGGAAGATTTTAGAAAATACTTGGAATTTCCCATTTCTTCAAAAGCCTTATCTGGATGGCCGCCTAGTTTTAAAGTAACGGCGTATCCTCTTTTTTCAAAAATGTCTTTTATTTTTAAAATGTATTCGGCTGAAGGTTTTAGTTTTTTGTATGTACTGAGTCCTGAATCTTTTCTGTGTGTTCCCGCAAATATAGATATCTTTTTAACTTTGTCGGGTATATTAACGGTTTTGTAAAAATCTGGTTCGTTATAATACGGTTTATTGCCTTCGTAAATAACATCTCCTATTCTTAAGTGAACGTTTAATGTATCGGTTTTATCCTTCAGTTTTGTATTTTTAATTAATTTTGCCATTTTATCAGCGGCATATTTAGCTATACCGTGTTTATTTAGATACTTGCAGCCCAATAAATAATCTTTATCTTTGCAAAACATTTCCCCGGTATTCTTTTTAATGCCATAACCGTTTATGATATCTGACATATTATAAACTGTACCGTAATGAGAAGTAAAAAAACTAAACTCATAGGGTTTTATCTGTTCTATTACGGTGTCAAGTTCGCTTTTATTTTGAGAAAATTTATCGACGCCAATTTTACAAATTATAAATAATAACAATAGCGTTAAAATTAGTAACTTAACGTGCATTTACTTTAAGCTTATATAATAATTACCAACCCACTCGCAAAGATTAGATTGGTATTTATTATTGAGGTGTTCCGTAAAAAATTAAAATGACCCTTATATTATTTACTCTTCAGCCGCAGGCGGCGCTTCTTCAGCTGCAGGTGGCGCTTCTTCAGCCGCTTCTTCAGCCGCTTCTTCAGCCGCTTCTTCAGCCGCTTCTTCAGCAGCAGGCGGCGCTTCTTCAGCTGAAGGTGGCGCTTCTTCAGCTGCAGGTGGCGCTTCTTCAGCTGCAGGTGGTGCTTCTTCAGCTGCAGGTGGCGCTTCTACTTTTTTCTTTGGTGTTCTTTTTTTCTTGGGTGTTGATGGTTTTTTCTTTGGGTCTGGAGTGGTTTCTGCGGCGGCAGCGGCAGCGGCGGCTTTTTCTTGTTTTAGTGTTTCGTATCTATTCATCCAATCTTCTGCTTTTGATTTGAGGTCGTTAATTTCTTTATCTTTGATTACGATTTTATCGCTGTATGTTTTAGTGACGACTTCGATTTCTCCCGAAATTTCCTGCTTTTTTTGCGTTAAACTATCTAAAGCGACGTCTTTATCGGTTATGGTTTGTTTTAGTTCTGTCACGTTGGTTTCTAATTCTGCGATTTTGGACTTTAGTTCGGCAGTCAAAGTTTCCGTAGCAACCTTATTTTTTGCTTCTATTTCAGCGATTTTAGAAGCTCTTTTGGCGTTTTCTTGGCTGATGGCGTCGTTATGTTCTGCTGTCATTTTATCTATTTCGACTCTAAATTTAGCAATTTGTTCTGTTTTTCCTTTTAATTCCGCGTCCATGCTATTTTTAACAACTAAAGCATCGTCTATGTAAATAAGTTCGGGGGAAGGTTTATGACGAAGGGGTTTAGGACTTCTGAGAGGCATTATGTATTATTAATACAATACATATTTATTTTTAAAAATATTGGACAATGACCTTAAAAGGTTCTTTTTTGTTTATTTATTTTTTGTATTTTTGTATTTTTGTATTGTAGCATTTATTTACTAGTCGGAATCGCTTTCGCAATCTGAACCCCAACTCCTTTTCTTCATCGCAATTTTTACATTTGCCTTTTCTTCCTTTTTTGTCGGTTTCACGGGTTCAGGTTCTTTGAGTTCCTTGAACGCTTTCTTCTTTTTCTTGAGTTGATACGTGTCCAACTCGGCGGGATCGGGCTGTTTAAACCCTGTGACTTCTTTGCCGTAGGTGTCCTTGGACCACATCTCTTCTTGCGTTTGTTGCGTTTGTTCGTTCATGCTCTTCAAATTGTAGTTTACTTACCTTAAAAGGTGTTTCTTTGTCTCTTTTTATGTTTTTGTTTTTTTTTGTGTTTTTTGCGTTTCTTTATGCCGTGTGGTTCCACATTTGCACGATTTCCTGACCGAAGATGTCATCCAGGAAAACCCTTATCTCGTCGAGACCTTCTTCGTTGATACCGAGCCTGTACGCTCTCGAACGAATCAACTCGGGCGGCTCTGGCAAAGGGTTCTCCCACGCGAATATCTGCAGCGGGTCGGGTGTGACCGGCAGCGGGTGGTCGTTTTCGGGATTGGTTTGCCCGAGAAACTCCCAGAATCTGTTAATCACGGCAAGATCTTGACTGTCTTCGCCCAGTTGATCTACGAGCCACGGGTATTCGTTCGGGTCTTCCAGTATAATGCCGAAGGCTTCTGGGTCAATCTGTTCTGTGCGGAACAGGGTGCGTGTGTTGGATGTGATAGGGAAGGGACCTCTGTCGCTGAAGTGCCAGTCGAGCTCGGCTTGGGTCATGTTTGCGAGGAGTGCGGTCTGCATTGTGTGTGTGTTTATCGTTGATGTTGTGTATGTATCTGGTAGATTACGGTCGTCGACTTTTAAAGTATATTACAATAGTCTTTTTTATTGAAGACGCAATAAAAGACCGTTGTATTGTACCGTAAAAAAAGAGAACGACTATTGATAAAATACATACACATACACAGCATGGAGAACACCAAGATTACGCAAGAGTGGCTTAACAAGCAAACTTACGAGACATTGGCCGACATAGTCGAGATGCTCTACTGTACGCACACGATCGACATCCCCGAGTGGTCGGAGATGACGGCTGAAAAGATAAAGACTCGTTGCGAAGAGTGGGGCGTACAAGAAGGCGAAAACGTCTACCACAGTCGTAACAGACTTCGTAATGTAAGCAAGGAGGATGCCTCAACAGAAGAATGCGAAAGTGAAAGCGAAGACAGTGAAGTGAGCGAAAGTGAAACGGACGAGGATATGCCTGAGTTGATTCCGATTAACCGTGTGGTTAGTCGTAAGGCGTAAAAAAAAAAATAAACCAGAAAAAATAGAAAACCATAAAAATACCTCTTTTGAGGCACGTAAACACGTAAAAATATTTACAATACGCAAAACAAACAGATATGCATTATTTGCTTAAGATGATGAATGAGGCTCAGGAAGAATACGACAACGCTCTGGAAAAACACAGACAACTGGCTTCTACATCCTTTGTATTAAAGGGGGTGGCGGGTCGTCGGCTCGATCGAGGGCTCCTGGAGTTCATGATGGGCCTCGGAAAAAGGCGGGACGTTATGCACGCTGAATTTGCTGTAAAAGCGGTTCCGTTGCTTAAGAATATAGCCAGAAAGAGGAAGGAGTTGGGGGCGCTTAAGAAGATGTACGAATTAACGGATAACGAGCTTCTGAGTTCAAAGTTGCCGTACGCCATAATATTTAAAATAGCAAAATTCGTTCCAGAGAAGATTGAGCTAAAATAAAAGTAAAAGTAAAAAAAAAACTTAAAAATACCTCTTTTGAGGCACGTAAACACGTAAAAATATTTACAATACGCAAAACAAACAGATATGCATTATTTGCTTAAGATGATGAATGAGACTCAGGAAGAATACGACAACGCTCTGGAAAAACACAGACAACTGGCTTCTACATCCTTTGTATTTAGGGGGGTTCCGTATCGGAAGCGGGACGTTATACATGCTGAATTTGCTGTAAAGGCGATTCCGTTGCTTAAGAATATAGCCAAAAAGAGAAAGAAGTTGGGGGCGCTTAAGAAGATGTATGATTTAACGGATAACGAGCTTCTGAGTTCAAAGTTGCCGTACGCCATAATATTTAAAATAGCAAAATTCGTTCCAGAGAAGATTGAGTTAAAATAAAAGTAAAAAAATTAAAAAAAATTAAAAAAAATGCCTTATTTAAATTCGTTAATTATGGAGGAAGTTCTTAGATTATAAGCACCGTTTGTTGATACGAACGCTTTTTCATTCCAGCTAATGCTTTTAAATTTTGTGATGTTTTTTTCCCTGGACTTAAGAAAAACGATACCGTACCCTTTTTTTGATGGAAGGTCTTGAAAACTTTCGTAGTATTTCATTTTATCGCTACCGAAACAAGTGGAAGGTACATAAATATCACATTTACCTATTTGTTTTACGTTCCTTTGTTGAGAACTAGAATCGCCATTTGATAGAGAATATACTTTAATAAAGGATTTCTCTGAAGGTGGCGATAATTTAAAATTTGGGTTTTCTCGATATTTAGACCAAATCTGAAAAATACAATTTACTTTAATCTCCGCGCCGTCAGGTTCTAAAAAACACGAATTAAGTTTCTCGGAATGTATCAAATTAAACCCAACAACCCTTTTTCGTGGAACGCCTTTTCCGTCACTCTCGAAAAGTTGAGGTAAAATAAAACAAACGTAATCTGAAAATGCAAAACTGTGATTTATAAACTTCAAAGCCAAATGCCCCCTCAACCCAAAAGGAGGATTTCCGATGGTTATCCGTTTATTTCCATCTTTTGGCGGCTCCCACGTTAAAAAATCTTGGTTTACGACACTTTTATGTTTGGGCTCTACGTCAAGAGCGATAGTTCTTTCTAGAGGCAAAACTTCTAAAAAATTACCAGAACCAGCGGATGGTTCGATAAAATGGTAATCTTCTATAGAACCAATGATCTCTTGTGTTTTATCCCAGCAGTATTCCACGGTGGTCTTTGGTGTAAAAAATTGGTCTTTCTGTTTTGATGTGTACTTGGAATAATCTACGTCTTTTCCGCAGAGTTGTAAAAGCTCAAATTCGTAAGCTTGCGGAACTTCTTTCAGTTCTTTCCATCTATTTACAGTTGATAACGATACGTTCAAAAACGACGCTACGCATTTAGCTTCGTTTTTGTCAGTTGATTGTGAAGAAACGTTACTTTTCAATATCGCGTCATTTAGCAATTTCAACATATATTATATATTGTTTTTATTTTTTAAGTTACTTGTTAAACTTTTTAATTCATTCCGGAATGACCGAATCAATATAAGCCCGCACTTGTTCCGCAGTAGTTTGTCCCGTCACAAACAGAGCTCTTCCAGCTGTGTGATTCTGATTATTCAAGCTAACCGTAGTGTCAAACTTGAAGTCGCCGTTTCCCCCCGAACGGTGAGTAATTTTCTTACTCGGGAACAGAGAGAATATCGGTCTATCGACTTTATATTGTGGCTCAGAGTTGTTGGAGAATATCGTCAGATAGAATCCCACTGGGGATATATCAATAAAGCACATGTATTTAGCTAACCACGGCGTGCATCCTAGTTCGTGTTGAAAAACTGGACCTGAATTGCCTTGACGAGCTGTCTTGACTTCTACGGTCTCCCCCCTTATGTTACCGTCTCCGATTCCTCCAGGAACGCCGTGGATTTGTCCGGGTATGTTTGTTAGGATTAGGCAATGTTGGAGAAGCCTCTCGCCTACTAGACCCACGTTATTGGGATATAAGTCTTTAATAGGTCCGTAGGGAGAATCTTCCCAGATGTCCGCTTGGTGTTGTACCTTGCGGAGGTCGTCTACAATAGTTGCAAGATTGTTTAGAATTCCTGTCATTGTGTATATGATTTTATCAATATAAGGTCTGATTGCTTAGTGGTTAGTGGCGTGGTATTTTATTACCATTTGTAAAGGTGGAATTTTTTGCCATCTGCTTTAACGTATAATCCGTATTTATCGTCTTTAACTTGTTTAACGCCAAAACGCGTTTTAACGTAAATACCGCGTTTATCTCCCGTTTTCTTGACATCAAACACGAACTCTCTGTACGGTTCGAACACTTTAGCCAACTTACCGAATCTCGCCTCACCGCCTGCACCAGGGGGAGAGGGAGGGCGTGGGGCACGAGCGCCGCGTGGTTCAGGTCTGGCTAGTCTGTTAAGCTTATTCCAAATGACGCTTACGATATTAGAAATATCAAAATTGCTTAGGTAAGTATCTAACCCTTTAGACTGGGATAAACCATCTACGCTGTTTGCAATTTTGTACATTTCTAGAAGCCTTTTATTTTCTGGATCAGACAAAGTTTCTTCAATTTTAGTAATATTTAACTGTTTGAATAAAACATGGGGTGGATCGGGCTCAGAGATCGCTCCCGGAGCGCGAGCGGGCTCCTCCTCGGGTAGTTCTGCTCTCCTAATGTTGTGTAGTTTTCTGTTTATTTCATCGTAGACAACGACTAGGCCTGGTTTTTGTAATAAATTAAGATAAATAGCCTGGTACCTTACAATTCGAAATTCAGGGTTGGGAATTGTATCATCGCTTGTTTGCGTGGCCCAATGCTCTAAAACAATAGGTAGTAGATGCCGGGTTTGCGGCTTATTAAAAATTGGTAATTGAGAAATACGATGTCGAACAAGGTTGATTAAATCATCATCATTATCAGCGTTTCTTGCTCGATTTGTAGTAACCGCGTTCCACCCACTGGATAAACAGTAAACTACAGCCATTATCATGAGAACATTATTTGCATTTGCGCCTTGCCATATAAAACGCCACGGTATATTTGTGTAAGTAGCCTCTAAAAAGCATAATGTCATATCAAAAATACGTTTCATGGCAGCTCCATTTAATCGAGAACCTGATGCGTTCATAAGAGGTGAAACTGCTAATGTTATGGCATCTTTAATTGCGTGCGGTGTTATTGCAACTGCTTTTCCAACTAAAACGGCATTGAATATATTACGACTGATTTCTTGTGTGGTTACTAGTAAACTAACATTAGGTTGAGTTGCAGTCGTATTTGTTGTAAAATAATTAATAAAATCCATTAGGGCTCTATCTAACCCTTCTGTCCGTACGTTTTCCATTTCAATATTGATAAAGTAGAGAGCGATCTTTGGGTGATTTTTAATAAAATAAAAAGGTTCTTCTAAACCGACTTTTTGGGGGATTGTTATGGGGGGGATACTATCTAACCTATTATGCAGTGAAATGGTCCAATTCCTAATGTAGGTTCTTTTGACTTCATCGGGATCGGCAAATTCCTCACCCCAGAAATTATCAGGAGTCAATTCTACAGGTAGCACCTCGTCGTCAAAATCGTAAAATATACCAGATTGCATTCCCTGTACTCGAGACAGTTCTATTATTTGTTCTAAAATAAGAGATGCTATTTTATAAACATGTGACCACGCCTCGAGTTCACCAGGGTCCTGAAGATTGATATATGCAGTCGTGACCGGTTGGGGTGGTCCGTGTAGCGTCTCGTTTTCTCGTAATACACTTTCTGGAATTTCACTTAGTAGTGGTTGTGCTCTTCTTTGTCTAAGTTCGGGAGTTTCAACTTGTGGTAGGTTCATGTGCCCCTCGATGATGGCTAATTGGGTGAATATAACAAGGGCGACATTTCTTAAAGTAGTGGGTGCTGAATCTGGTAGAGGTCTGTCTGTGGGTAATCTTCCTTCATTTTGCATATAGAAAATACCAGAAATCGCAGCAGTTATTTCTGCGATGCAGGTCTTTAAAATCAGGGTTTTGCTATATGCTCTGCCTCCTTGAGCTATGTATTGTATAAAGATGTGATTTGATAATATATTTTCCGCAAAGAAATTGATAATTTTAAGTACTTTTTTATATTTTAGAAGTCGTCTTCTAACAAAATAAATAGTTTGAATTCTATACCATTCAATCTGTGTTCTGGGAGTGTTATAATCATTGTTAATACTAAGCCATTTTTTCAATCTATTATACATATAAGCTGAATGAGGGCGCGTTTCAAGAGTCTTAGCGTCTTCTATAATTTGTTTATAGGAGGCTTTTTTAACAGAATCTTCTGCAGATTCAACTGGTCGATTTAAGGCTACCATAACATAAAGCTCTTGTAGTTTCATACTAGCCAGGTGTGCATATCCCATACCAAAACTGGCCATACCGTCTGGGGTTAGCATAACTCCAGATGCCGCTCTTTGCAATCTTTGAATAAGTGTAGGGTTTGTAGGTAGTCCTTGCTCACTCAAAGTCGTACCATAATATCTCCCAACCTCATTAAAAAATAATATGGTTTGTTCTTTTATTTTCTCGCTCGCCACACCCGTTTCAAGAAAACGTTGGTTTTCATGGGTAGCAAAGTACCATAGAGCCATGTATCTATGTATCAGTTGGCCGGTTCTTTTTTCCAAAGTGTCAAATGATGATGCCGCGCTGGCAATGCTAATGCTGGAGGTAGCACTTCCCGTTGTAATCTCAGAAACCCCATCATCGCCAGGTTGTGTGGTTACAGACTCGGTTCTTTGAGGGGGTGAGGGAGGTAAGAGAGGTGCTGCACTTTTTTCAGGGACTGTAGGAAGTTGTTGGGTACCGAACTTGGTTTTGTTTTTTTTTGCACCGAATGTAGTTCTTTTTGATTGCTCGAATCTTGCTTCGCCTAAATCTATATCGAAATTGATAATTTCAGACATGGCACCTATTAGGTTCAGCCTTCGAGAGGTGGGTAGGACGCGGAGCGGTATTACACCATTTGAATTTTTGGCAAATTCATTAAAAGGTATATTGTTGGGTACATCGTCCCAAGCGTTTGAATAAGTGAAAGCCTTTAAATCGTCAGCTGCTGTTATATGATTGAAATTTTCGCTGGCTGCTCGGACTCCATCTGCGGTTACTACGCCCCGTATTCTTGTTAAGAATGTTATTACGTGTTCTCGCTTATCACTTTGACGTCCCGCAAGTGAATCTCTACCGACTAAAAGTTTGGTTTCTATGGTATCGAGTGTGAGACCGCTAAGTGATGATCTTGACGATCTTGACGATCTTGATGCTCCGAAATTTAGTTTATTTTTGTTGGTGGATTTTTTATTTAATTTTGTTTTCATTTAATAAAATCAAATATTTTTTTTAAATTAAATAGTCTTACTTTGGATGTTTTTAAACGCATCCTAACTAAGAATATTATTCTTTGAACATTATGGGGAAGGGGTTGTGGTTGTATGTTCTTTTATTTTGAATGCTTTCATTTGTAATTGGAGCTTTTACTTCTGGGATAATGCTGCTTAGAGTTCTGTAATGATGAATGATAGCGGTGGGTTTTTCGGAATCTTTAAAAAATTTGGAAATGATACCGTTCGCGTGAATATTTCTTATGTCGAGACTCCCGATGTTTATTTGCACCGCGAGCAACATTAAAATAATATTTTGACCCAAATTGCTACTTCTAACACAAAGCTCTCCCGCGACGGAATCGTAAGAAATACCACTTGAAATAGTTAAAACGTCGCTTATTTTATCGTAATTGAGAGTGTATTTTAAATAACTATAAAAAAATTCTACCTGAGGTTTGGGGCATTCCACGACAATTCTTTGATCCCGTAATATATGTTTGTTAAAAACGTTGCGCATCCCGAATAGCTTATCGGAAGGGGAATTATACCAAGTTATAAACCCACCCGCGCAAGTGTTAATTTCATCGGGTTTTCCTAAGACCTTTGAAACAAATTGAAAGTAGTTCCACGGTTCCTTATAAATCCAAAAATTATTCGCAAATATATTATCCTGAGATTTACTCAAAACATCGGGTTTAGGCGTTGGGGTATGTCCCAAACTTCCCGTGTTTTTCATGTTTGGTCCAGAATTGGGAATATAATAACTACCTGTATTTTCCATTGTAGGTGGAGGCATCGAGTCGTAATAACTACCTGTATTTTCCATTGTAGGTTGAGGTGTGATGGAGACGTAATAGCTCCCAGTATTTTCTATTGTGGGCGGAGGTGTTTGTGTATAATTTTGGAAAGGTGTTGAAACAATTGGGGCGGGGGTAGTTGTTACTTTTTGGTGAGAATGTCTGTGGGTGTGAGGAGAATGTCTGTGAGAGAGAGAACTCGTTGATGTACGAGGGTATAAAGTTGCGTAAGATGTTTTATATGTTGCCATTTATCATATAGTAAAGAAAAGAATTTGTGTATTAAACGCTCTTATGGAATTCCCATTTTAAATCTTCGCAAATACCTTTCCATATTTTGTCTTGAATGTAATTTTTTTCCCTGGATTTGAGGAGAGGGAAATACTGGATCAAATCGATTTCGCCCAATATTCTACACATTTTGTTGAGAGTGTAACTGTAGCTGAGGAAGTTTTTTCTTTCGGGAGCAACGATTTTTACCCATTTAGCGAAGGGTTCTTGTATTTCTCTGAACATGTCTATTAATCTCCCCTCGAGTTCTCGAGACAGACTTGGGGGTTTTCTTCCTGTTATTTTTTGAGTGATAGTAGGTATGTGTTCGTAGTATTTATTGAATCGGAGTTTTTTGAGAATGGTGCGAAGTTTAGACGCAGTGACGTCTTGAGAATTTGTAATTCTCTGTTTTTGCAGTTCCATAAGAATGCTGTTGAATACGACATCGGGTATTTCGGTAGTTTCTTTGGCTTGTAGTTGAGCCAACCACTCTTTAAAGTGGTTAATTCTTTTGTATGCGTAAGGTGAAATGATCTGGACGCCTTCTCTAAATTCTGGGTTGAGTCGGTCGTCTTGATAATTGATAGAGAGGCCGCATTCAGGGCAAATCGCGCTTGCTGTACTGGGTTCTACAAGCATTTCGGTTTCGAAGCATTCTTTGCAGAATGGTATTTGTTTTTTGCAGGGGTCTTTAATGATTATTTTATCGGTATCGTCGTCGGAATCGAATAACATTTGGTCGTTGAAGCAAATGGACATGTAGGCGCTGTATTTGTTTCCAGCGCTGTTGGAGCAAGTTTTGGTAAAGTAGCCTGTATCGGTGTTGTTAGTTTTATTAAGTTTCATGTCTAATTCGTATTGAACGAATTTGGCAAATTTAAGTTGATAGTCGATTAGTTCTTTGTTAGTTTCTATGTCGCATATTTTTTGTTTTAGGGTTTCTATTTCTTGATGTTGGCATATAGAGAGGTGTTCTGTTTCCAAAAGTCGTGAGAGATCCTTTTTAAGTGTTGGTACAGAATCTTTCTGTTTTTTTAATTTTTTAAAGAAGGTATCTTCAACCTGTTTGATAGAAGAACGTGTATCGTGATGAGTATTTGACTTTCTTAATTTATATGAGTTCATACAATATATATGGGTCAGTCTTTATATTTGTAATATTTTTTAATCTGAGTTAATAACTAAATACAATGGCAATATACAACACCGACATACCATCATCTAATTCTATTACACTTCTACCTCCCGCACCAGTAAATCAAGACCAGCGTGATATTAGATCTTCTATGATTGCAGGTAGTCAGTATAAACACGACGAAAATCTAACAAAATGGCAGCAGTGGGCTCAAAAAGCGTTGCACGTTAGCGGTGACCCGTTTTTGATATTAGTTTTTCACGATTTAAACATTGAATTTTTGATAAAAACTGCCCGTAAGGAGGTTTCGGATATCACAGGATCTCCGAGCAGAGCGCCTGAGCGAGAGCAGCTCATAGAGCTTCTCCTTCTGACATACCAAAATTTCAGACAAATCAGACGTAAAAATTTAAGGAGTTTGTTGTTAAAGTTTAATAATTCAATTGTTACAGGCCTCGTAAATAAGATGATATCGAATGGTAATATGTACAAGCAGTATTATCACGATAAGTTTTTGGTTCCTCAGCCGATTCCGTTGAAAATGCCAAGGAACGTTCATTTGGGGGGGACGCGCGCTCTAAAAGGCGGAAATCCTTTTGTTGAATAGAAATAATACAAGGTATGCATTCTCAAGTGGTGTATTATCGGGATTTTGATTTTAGAAATTTAGAATACGACGTTCCGTGTTCGACGCATTTGGGTGTAATGCGAAATTATTTACCGGAGGGGTTGAGGGTTCAATTTCCGAAGTTAAGGATAGAGAGTATATCGGATAGTGAGGTGGTATTGTTGGTAAAAATGAATTCTCCAGGATATAATTTTTTAAAGATGCTGGAAAAAGAAAACGTGAAACACGCTCCAAAAAAAAAAGATATGATGAAGAGGGCCAACGGATTGAGCGACACGGCGGAATATTCCAGAATATCTATGAAAATAAAGCCTAACAATACCCTGTTTTTCTCTGAAGCAAACGAGTTGATATCTGTTTCGTATATTAATTCGCAATTAAAGTCGAAAAACGTTATAAGGGCGATTTGCATATCAAGTAGCCCAGGTCTTTGGTCTACAGGACATTCTTATGGAAATACGTGGAATGTAGAACAAATTAAAACTTACATCGAAAAATGTGAATAAACTGCGTCGAACATAGACTAAACATATTATAGCGTCTATAATAACTATAATGGCGTCTTTTTCAATAAAATCCCTTAAATCAGACAGCGATTTAATGGAAGCCTTTTCCAATATATCGGTAGAACGACCTCATAAGGATTACAACAAAGATCTCTTCAGGATAACTTATTCGAAAGAAAAAGGAGAGAGTTCTTATTTAAGCTTAAAATTCCCAGTATTAAGCGTTGTAACAAAGCCGAAGGAAGGAGCAAAATATTTTTACGCAAAGTTGGGAGATTTATCGGATAGCGGGGTGGTAGATTCTTTTGATGCCTTGGACACGTATATTTCTTCTAAAATGGCGGACGAATATGTGAATAAGATGCAGCCCACTTTTAAAAATATAGATAGTGGGCTTGTTAAAATTTACATACCGCATAAAAGCGGTCAAATAAGGCATGATAGGTTGAAGATATACGATTCCGATAAAAATCAAAAGGACATCTTTTCTGTTAAGGAGGGTTCTAAAATAAAGCTTTTAGCATATCTTAAGCATTTCAAAAGATATCGCGACGAAATAGTTCCTATGTGGATTGCCGAACAAATGCAAATAATATCTACAGAAATTTCGGAAAATAAGGATTCGCCCAAAGTTGCAGAAATCGAGAACGAAAAAGAATTATTAGAAAATCACATGGAATTGGGTTCTGACAGAAAAACTATTTGTGATTTATCCGACGAAAGCCGCGATTCAGACGACGCCAGCGATGACGATTACAATGCGCCATGGTAATTCTTTCAGGTTTTAAAAATATTTTCTTCGTTTTTTTTTCCTGAACTATTAATAACAAGCTTCCAAATATGGCAAAGAGCTCCGCTAAAAATATCCCTAAACTTCTCGACATTCTTTTAATTCTACTTGCTCTCTACATAGTCATAACGACATGCAACCCCTCTGTATCTAAAACTACCATTGTAAAAGACGTTGCATCTCAGCAAATTCAAGAAATAAAAGATAACGCCGCCGACCTTCTCCCACAAACCGCCACTGTACCAGAAGTGCCAGAAGACGTTTCGCAAATACCCACGGGTGTCACCACTTTTGAAAGCTTCACCGGCGCCTGCTGCGATCCAACTCAAGGCAATTGCGCACCAGGCCAAAAAATTTGCTTTACCCAGGAAGGATTCACCCAAAGTCCCGCGGAATCTGCGGCGGCACCACCAGCAACTACCGATTCCTCTTGCCCCACCGTCGTCTGGTCCGAAAAAACCTTACCTACCTCCAATAGCGAATCTGGATGCTGGCCTCTGGATAGGCCCTACGGATGGGGTACGGTAACTGGGGAATGCATAGGTGATGGCAAAACTGAGGTCGCTAACTTTTACGATGCCGACCAGACAAACACTGTCGTTAACGCCATAGAAAAGGACGTATCGCGCAAGATGAAGATCAGACAGTCGCAGATGTCTGCCAATTACAGTTACAGAGCGGACCCGCAGATACCGTGGGGAGGTTACCCGACGCTTTCGTTTATTCAAGGAAATGCTAACATTGGGTTGCAGGTATAATTGGACGATTAAAAAATACCCCAGGATAAATCTTAAGAAAATTGCGGCAATAAAGTACAATATAGTATCGTAAGATTAATGGCATCCACTGTATTTAAAACCAATCACGACAAGATGGTATCGTTGCAGCCAAACCGTGGCGCTTACGAGCAATGGTTGTCAAACAGATTTCAGGAACAGAAGAGTTCGATTAATCAAGATATTCACGAAGCCGTTGAATTGTTGGCTAAACAAATCAACAGCTGGGGTAGTGTTCCCTATTTGGAGATTGAAGCAAGGTTGGGGTATTTCGAAGACGACGACGACGGCAACGTGCGTCTCCCGTTCGATTCTAATGTCGATAAGGAGAACTTTGAGAATATTAAAGAAGCTCTTGCGAAATGGAGCGAAATAAAGGAAATAACGGAGACCACTTCGGTTGTGTACTCTTTTAAAGACAACATTAGGATGGAAGTGACATCGGACGGTTCCAGAAGCGCCGTAAAGAAGGAGAAGTTGGAGCATTCGAATTTTAGATACGACAACAGTCCCTTCGATCTGAGGGTTTGTTTCAGCGCAGAAGTGCCGATTGATGTTAATGGGCTGACAAATATGGCGACTCAACCCGTAAAAAGGAATAAGCAACGAACCAGTTATCATATGAATCACTGGAGATTTGACTTGACCGTGGTCACGTATATCGATAACGGCATTGAAAACCGCGAATATCAAGTAGAAATAGAAGCGAAGCTCGATTGCATTCCGTATTCGGATTACGTTTATATGGCAGACTCTTTGATGTTAAAGGTCAAAAAGCTGGTAAATGTATGCGAAAAGGAGGAAAAGGGTTCTGAAAGGGACATGGTCCCGCTCAAAGATATATCTAAGAAGTTTGGAACATTGGATAATTTGATGTCTAAGTTACAGATTTAAAAAAATGGCTCATCAAAAAGTAACAATAAAAATGACTACTAATTTCGACAAAGTCTGCGGCTTTATGCGTATAATGGGCCAAGAAACGCCTTCCGCCCCCGTAAAACCAGAAACAATCCCTGAAATAACTAATCTCAGGGTTTCATTGATAGAAGAAGAACTAAACGAACTCAAAGAAGCCGTGAAAAATCACGATTTCGTTGAAGTTTTAGATGCGTTGGCAGATATTCTATACGTGACATATGGTGCTGGAGCCGCATGGGGCGTAGATCTTCAGAAGGCATTTGACCTCGTTCACGATTCTAATATGTCAAAGATATGCACCTCAATTCAGGAAGCCGAACAAACCGTTAAATGGTACAAAGACCACCCCGAAAAGGGATATCCCAGCCCAGAATACAGAAAGGCCGACGGAGATAGCAATTCATACGTCGTTTTTGAAAAATCAACGGGCAAAATACTAAAAAGCATAAATTACAAAAGCGTCCAACTTTCACAGATCGTCCTCGCTGACGCGGGGTGCTAAGGCGTACTGCACTCTCCCCAGATTGCCTACTTTATATAAGGCTATCATGGGTCTATTTTTTTTGAAATACAGCTCTACCGTATTTCCGAGATTTGTAGATTTAGTAAATAGGTTGAGATATTTAAGGGAGAATTCTTCGCTCACTTCTTCTCCTTCGTGCTGGCTCTGTATGATCCCGCCACCTGATCCAATGCATATGGATTGGGTAGCGAAATCGCCCTTGACCTCAAATATTAGTTCGGTAGAGTTGCTAGTAATTTTTACCACGTCTCCTATGCTGCTAAGGTCTCTGCATATTTTTTGGAAATCGGTGGATGGTATTTTAACTACGGAATTGTACTTTACGTCAGGTATTTCGTACGTATCTTCGTTTATGTCTAACAAATTCAAAAGACTTACGCTTTGAGAGTTTTTCCCGCTGTTTGAAATGGCGATTTCCAGCTTGTCTGGGTTGTTCGAATGGATGGTGAAGCTTACGGTATCTTGTGGTGTTATAGTTTTTATTAATTTAGATATACTTGTCATATTAACTCCGGCGATAATATCAGATTCGCAGTTGAAAACTTCAAAGTGCTCTGCTTCGAGGCACAAATAAATCAAGGCGACGTGGGAAGAGTCCATGGCCTTAATCCACAAGTTTTTTTTGGTGAAGTGGATATTTACGTCTGTTAATATGTCTCGCAGAGAGTCGAATAGGACCTTTATGCTCGTCGCTTGGACTGTCTGGATATGCACGATAGCGGGTTTCTGTGATGAAACTATGGATGCCATTGTGTTATATTGATTATTTGTTATATTATCTAAAGTAAATAATTCCTTAAATACTTACGCATTTATTTTGACAACTTTAACGTTTCCGTTTTTGAATCTAATTTTTAATGTAACGGTTTGGTTTTCATCTTGTATCATAGTCAAAACGTCTTTCTTTGGAAAATCTTCTTCCCACTTTTTCTGAGTATCGGCGTCGGTGCATTCTATTTTAGAGATAAGTACTGGCGATTCGATATTTTTAGAGGTTCTTGACGGCATGAACGTGTTAATTATGTTATCGCTGGACCTTCTAATGTACCCGTATTTCGAGGTCCAATTTTGTACTCTGAATAACTTATACATTCCAAAAAGCCCAGATATTATAGTGCTTGATACAACAATTCCGTAATCTCTTGTTATTAATATAATTAATAACCCAGCTGCCGTACCTAACAGAGAACCCACAACGGTATCGATCGCCTCTTGCGTTTCGTTAGAGGCAGTGTCAGTTTGAAAAGTGTAATCTTCGCTGTCTGATGATTCGGACATTACAAATAAAGCTGACAAAACTTTAAATGTATATAGAGAATTGCTATTTATAAATAAATAAATGGAAAATACCGAATCTCGCCCCAAAAAACCCAGGAAAAAAAGAGATATTAAGGCTACCAAAAATATAGAAACAACCGAAACAAGCATCAGTTTTGGTTCCGAAAAAACAAAAGAAATCAAGGGAAAAAAGGAAACCGCGGGAGAAAAACACAGCCTATCATTCGGTGGCCTTAATATTATAGTAAGACCAGCAGAAAAACCAGACATAGAATCCGTAAGAGAAACTCTCAGATTCGGTTCCATAACTGCAGACAACAGGGAGACAATAGAGGAAACATCGTCAAACTCTGGAAAAATAAGAATACACGGCGAAGTTCCGAAAAGATCCAACGAAGTTCGCTCCGTTCCGAGTAGAATGTGCCAAATCGTAGAATACAACTCCGACGAAGAAACCGTTCAGAAAAAACAACCACCACCGAAACAAATACCCACGAAAAAAGAACCCGCAAACAGAATCATAAACCAAAGCAATCGTCTGGATGAAATCTTTAATACTAAAAACGATACAGCACTACCAACATCCAGTAACCTGTGGTGTTGGTGGTGTTGTCATAAATTCAGTGGCCCACCTTGTTATTTACCAACAAAGTATGATGAATATAGAGAGCGCTACGTTGTTATAGGTAATTTTTGCAGTTGGTCTTGTGTAAAATCTTACAATATGGATATAGGTGATAACAGCACTAACAACAGAAATTTTATTTTACGAAGAATATTAAAGAAGTTGGAAATAAAGGACGTTAAAAACGCTCCACCTAGAACTGCTCTTTTGGAATTTGGCGGTCATTTAACCATTGAAAAGTTTAGAGAAGCTTCGGGGGAATACAACCAGGTTAAACCGCTATCCTCATTAACGGTCTGGATAGAGCCCCAAATTCTCCTGAAACGCGTTCAAAAATTAGGCGTTAATAGATAATAACTCCAACATATTTGCCACTAACAAAGAACACAATACAAACTTAATTAAACAGTCAATCCTGTCTTTCATCACGGGCGAGCACAACATGTTGTACAATTCTGAAGCAATATCGTTATGGGATTCGTTAGTAAAGTTCGTAACCTGGTTATTGTGCTCTTTAGTGAGAGCAGTGTTCTTTCTTATTTTATTTAATAACTCTTCGAGTTCTTCCATTTTTTGTTGGATTTGGGGTGGGTTGATTTGGTTGTTAGTATTATTAGTAAATTGTTCGCTTCTAGGGTTTGGTCCGTAAGGATCTATAGTTTGAAATGCAGAAGGTGGTGCTTGATAATATTTTGGTCCTGCCGTCCATGAAGTGCCATATGCTTCTTTTAATGAACATCCTAGTTTACTCATATTTGATAATTGGCGATATTTTATTTTTTTGGAATCCCCCATAAAGATTTCACTCCGATTTCCGAGAGTCGGTTCTTGTGTCTGGACCACGCTTCTAAAACAGGCTTGTCTTTTTTAATTTTTCCGTATATTTCTTTTAAGATGTCCTTATCTTCTGCATTTTCAACATCTTCGAATTTGAAAATGTCATCGTCCAGAAAACCGAAGACAAAACCGCGTTCCAATACGTATTCTACGCCTTCTGGTTGTTTAAAAATATTTATTTCTTTACCTTCTAAAACCAAATGTTCCTTGCATTTTAAATTGTAGTCCACTTTTCCGTATTTTATTATACAATCCGAGAAAGCATATAATACAGTGTTTGTCGGACTTATAAACTCTCGCATAAAAGGATGCGTCTTTGAAACAAGCTCCTTTATTTTAGAGGTCCTTAACATTTATACTACTAAACATTATTTATGTAATTATCGTTAAGTCACCTTATCATCTTTTCTTATTCGGTATACTCACCATCCTGGAAATATTATTCCCACCAGAAGATTCAGATGACGTCTCAGACCCCGAAAACTCGTCCTCTTCATCCGATTCGCTTTCGTCAGACTCTTCCTTTTGGAAAATCTTATCTTTACCTCTCGTCGCTTCTCCTGCCCTCGACATGGGGTTGAAATTCATTTTAGGAGGAGACATATCGTCTCCAGAGCTCTCGTCTTCTTTTTCCGGAGAAGGTATCTTTGATGTTATGCCACCCATCATCTTTTTCATCATATTTTCCATCATGTCTGGTTTCTGGGAGCCCATAGCCGAAAAAATTGCTGCGGGGTTTGCCAAGATGCTTTTAGACATGTGGAACATGAATGCACTTCCCGCAAGGGCAGTCATAAGCTCCATTTCGGGTGCGACTTCGACGTGGCTGGTCCATTTTTCCACGATTCTTTCCAGACTGTGGTCGAAATCTTCGATGTTCTCCATTACGGATTCGCTCCAGCCTTCTAATTTTGCACCTACTGGGTCAAAACGATTGTTTAACCACTCTACTATTCCAACGGAACCCATTAGCAATTTTCTTCCGAATTTTACGCCTGCTTCGTTTGCAAGCATTTGCGATAGTCTGTTATATTCCGACTGAATATGAACCAACTTGTGCTTGCTAGTAAATCTTTTGCTGGGATTTATACCCTTTCTCTCCAGAGCCTGTATCTTTGATAGAAGGTCGTACTTCAACTGCTTTCTTTCGCTGCTCGACATCTGTTTCGTTGGTTGTTGAACTTCTTCCTCCATGTTTGGCATCCTTCCCATTTCGGGAAATTCGCCCGCATTTTTAGTGGAGACAGAGCTGTCCTCTCCTTCGCTGTCTTCTGCGCCTGCGCTAAACTCGTTGTCCGATAGAGACGATTCGGACCCAGAGCGCGAATTGTAATCGTTACCTTGGGAATCTTGAACTGGTTTTGATTTTACGGGATTTGCGAAAGATTTGAAATCGCCCGTTGCGAGATGAACGGGGGTCGAATTTCCAGAAAATTGTTGGTTGCTCTTAAAAGGTGTTGTCTGGGTTGGAGGTTTATAAAATGCTGGTTTGGGGTCGGATTGTTTTGGTATTTTCGGGGGTCTTTCTCGGGCCGTCGAGTTGCTGCTATCGTCAGCTCTTTTGACGTGTATTTTTGCGGAAGATGGCGTAGAAAAGCCTCCTGTTTCTTTTTTAGAATGACCTTGTGTGTTACCAACTATTACTCTTTGTTGAACGTTATCATTGGACTCGTGAGAATAGCTTACCTTAGGTGGCATTGTTCGTTGAATGTTGTCTATTTTTAATTCCTTAGCTGTCGAACGCAAATGTTTGTATTCTGGCGTTGATTTAAGTGGGGACCCTGTTCTTTCCATTATAATTTTAACAGGTGGGTCAGGTATATTTGTCATGCATTTTAGTTTTTAAACTAAAAAATAAAGTTTTAATACATTGCAAGTTATATAAGGAATGAAATCAACAATTAATAATATGTCAAACACCAACAGCGCTTGGGATAAGGGGCCTCCCAATAACATTTTACACAAAGAAAAACCATACAATTCTCGTTTCATCGCGGGAACTACAATTTACAATAACGATCAAGAATGCGCTGTTTCAACCACTTCTTCCGCCGAAAGCAACGCAAAAAATGATCACAAAAATATCGAAAGAATACCCGAAAAAAAACACCACCAACAATATTACAGCGCCGGCGTTCTACTGTATTCTCGAGACCCAAAGGGTACTCTAGTTTTCTTACTAGGAAAAGATAAAGACGGAACTTGGAGCGATTTCGGAGGACGTTCCGAATTCACCGACCACGGGAACCATACGAAAACAGCAGCCAGAGAATTGTACGAAGAAACTATGGGGTCTGTTATGACAATGGAGTCGGCGCAAAAGATGCTGTCAATGTCTCATTTTGAAAATAAGAGGGCCGTGATAAAGTCTAGAACTTTGGGAGGCAGCCCGTATATTATGTATGTTTTGGGTATTCAATTTGCCGACTACAAGCAAAATTTTAAACGGGTGCACGATTATGTTAAGTACATAGGACAAGGGTACATAGAAAAAGTAGATATACGATGGGTGTCGGAGGAAACTCTTATGGGAGCAATTGACGAGGACCTAGATAACGAGAGTGTTCTTTTGCCTTTGCGGCCGATTTTCAAAACGACGTTGGTGGATCACATAAGCGAAATGAAAGATATCAAAAATCTCAAATAATTTAGTTAAACTTCGGGTTCTTCGGGTTCTTCGAGTTCTTCGTTTTGTTGTTCTACAAAAGCATTGACATTTCCGTATATTTCTTCTATCCTTTTTTTCATCTCAGTTTTATCTGACAATATGTCTTCTATGTAATTCTCTATAGAGTATTCCTCTTCGCTTTCCATATGCGATTGGGTATACTTATCCATAGGACCTCTTGCTGGTCTGGTTCTAGCTATCAATACAGTTGCGTGCTCCTGTTTCCACAAATTCCACAACCAACAAAAATGAACCTCATCCAACTTCTTAGGATTTAGCAAAGTGGTTTTCGAAGGTTTTTTCATTTCTCGCGTCGCGCGTTTATACACCTTGTAATAACTCACACCTTGCAAATACGAATCCGCAAAATCGTCCTTTTTTTTGGCACTGTTAAATTTTTGGAGCCATTGTTTAGACATATCAGGATTTAACGATATAAAATATCTTGTGGTATCGATGGCGCGCTTTTTATTTTTTGCATAGGTTGTACTGCCCTCGTATTCGCTTATATCTTTGCACATCTGCAGTTTGTATTTGGGGCTGTATTGTATAATGTGTTTGAAGCCTTTCATTACAAAAAACATATGCAAAGCGGAAGCCATGGTTCTCATTTTGGGGTTGAAAGAGGGTTGTTTTTCTATAACGACCGTCTTTATCGCAGATTTGTCCCAGATAATAGGTGTCGATTCTAATTTTTTATACAAATTAGTGAGATGACGAGTGGTATCGGTTGTATTTCCAATATCAAAAACTTCCCAAAAATCTATTTGGTCGGGACCGTCGAGAAGACATAAGGCCAAGTTCTTTATTCCCACGTCTATACTTAAGATCCGCGCATTTGTCATAGTTTTATTAATTTATGATTGGTTTTTTTATTACTTTTTGCTATTTTCGCCATATTTTTTTTGTGAGCCCGCTTTATTTTCTTTTCCGTAATGTTTATTTCTTCTTGTTCTTTCAGCTTATCTATGTCCCAATATATCATAATCGTGTTTTCGTTCATCGGTTCTACGAAAAAACCGTCCTGCTGCAGTAATTTACCTATTTTCTTTCTTACCCAAAAAGCATCATACAACGGCAACCCAACTTCATACATCGGTATTTGAAATACCATATTCTTTCTTCCAAACTCGTTGTGAGCTCTCACTTTCTTGTGCGCTCGTTCCTGGAAAAAAAGTAGCGTATCGGTTTGTCTCTGTTTTGTTCTTTCCTGTTGCAAAGCTAGACTTTTTACGAGAGGATTTCTATGATCTTTAGGCATTTTAATTAATGAGATAGTTTAATTTATAAAATAGTTTGCCGCATAAATAATCTTCTTTAAAATAAAACCGACTTACTATGTGAATTGCGTAACAATAAGCACGGGAAATACCGCAGGTTTTTGAAATGTTATTTGCGCGTTGTATTTAAAATATTGTCTATTTGTATAAATTGTTTTTATTTATGTCTTCATTCGATAATACAGACTCTGAGTGTAACATCTGCTTCACACATTCCTATAAATGGCAATTACTGCCTTGTAACCACAAATTATGCAAAAAATGCTTCAATTTATTACAAGACACTAAATGCCCGTGGTGCAGAATAAAAATTAAGAAAAATAAAGCTCCACCAACATCTGCTCGCACTAGAAGCTACAGCGACCCTTTGCATAATAGAGATACTCTTCGCACGCCCATAGATGTTATAGAACATGAAAATAGAATCGAAAGGTATATGGATCGCAAAAAAAGTAAAAAGAACAAGAAAATCAAGCAAAAAGTTATTGTTCCATCCGAGAGGCGCGCTTTATTTAATAACAATTTCAGAAATTCTAAAAATATACTGAGACCTGAACTATTCAACTGCGGCTTCTATTAATCTTTCCAACGTGCTTTCTATTAAAACCAGTATTATCAAAAATAATATCGAATACGCCAACCGCAATCTCTTGTTATCTCCCCCAAAATTTGATACCGTTTCCATTAAAACACTCGGTATTATATAAGACAATAACAACGTCAAACAACCGTGCAAGAACCCAGATAGTATGCTATCATGGTCGTACGTAACTATGCAAGAGGACCAGACTATGCTCACCAGAACTATGTAATCTATGAAAAGTTTAACGTTTCCCGTGTAAAAATTTCGTAAAACGCTTGTTTTGTTCGCAGAAGTGCTTATTATGGAAGCAACTTCGTTCATAAAAGGTAAGAATATAAGAAGGGCTTTTTGTCTATTTTCCGGTATTATCATAATTTATAAATAACCAAGAAAATTATCACGGAAGTAACGGATAGTCGTCTGTCCTGTTTATTACATCTTCTGGGTATATTTCACCTGATGTATTGTAATATTCGTTCCAAAGTGCCCGCATCTGCCTGTCTTTTAAAACCAAACGCTGGTATGTTTCACCTGATGTACTGTAATATTCCTCCCAAAGCGACTGCATCTGCTTGTCTTTTAAAATCAAACGCTGATACGTTTCAAACTCGCAGTCTGGGTACGGTTCTTGAAGCTCGCAATTTTCAATTTCCAGGTCGGAATTTGTTTTTATGAAATCTGGATTTACGGAAGATGGATAGTCTTGCTCGGATTTTACTTTAGGGTTCAATTTAATGCCGTTGTTCTTTCTGGGAAAAATCAGGGCGCTCGCAAATACGCTACAATAAAGCAGGAATCTTAACATCTTTGTTAATAACAAAATAAATTTACATTTAAATACATTTAAATGCATTATCCTCTAAAACTTTTCCTGTGATGAACGCATCTCCCGTGCTCTTTTATCGCGTCTTTGTGCTCTCGCGTGCCATAAGCTTTATTCTTTTTCCAATTATAAACTGGGAACTCTTCGTGCAAAGAACGCATAAGCTCGTCACGTTCCGTTTTTGCAATTATGCTGGCAGCAGCAATATTTCTGTATTTATCGTCTCCTTGTGATACGCATTCGTATGGAGTATCGTCTTCGGGATGAAAGTGAGGACCATCTACCACGATAAAATCTGGTTTAAATCCTTTGCTGTCGAGGTCCCGAATTACCTTTTTCATACCCCACAACGTGGCGTTTAATATATTGAGCCTGTCAATATCGACAGGTTCCACGAATATGCAACTCCAAGCGGTTGCGTTGGCCTTTATCCATTCTGCCGCAGCTAATCTCTTTTTCTCGGACATTTTTTTAGAATCTCTTATAGTTATTCCTTGTGCCGTTTCGGTTTCTTTAGGTAAAATAACTCCCGCGATACATACTGGTCCCGCAAGAGCTCCTCTGCCAGCTTCATCCAGTCCAACTTCTTTATCGCTGTCTGGATTAAAAACTTTTGCGATTGGGTGATCCATTTAAATTAAAATATTTATTTATTTTAAATGAGTATTAGTTTAAATTTGCACAAAATAGCAGTCGTAAGTCTACCTCTCCTTAAGTTCTTCGAAAGAACAGATATCTTAACCATGTTAAGACCCTTCGCTATTACTTACGGGTTGTTGGCGACTTCTTATATTATAAATAACATAGAAGAAGTCCAAAAAGATTCTAGTATGTGGAAGATAGAGAAAGCATTTATAAAAGCTTTCGTAGGCGAGAATTATTTACCACTCGTTCTTTACTACATTTTATCTAAGATGTATTTTGTATACGTAGTTTGGAGGTTAGAAAACAAAAAACAAGCCGTGATAATTAGCGCCATAATAATGGCGTTCTGGGCTGCTTCGACTGACTTTAAAAAGGAATTCGACATTTCAGAAAAAGATTACGATATGGTATTTTCCATGGGTATTGGTCTCTTAATATGGCTATGGGATACAAGCATATAAGGACAAAACAGTACTTATTACAAATGCTTTTTAGACGCTCAAAAATAATTAACGCCACATTTATCAAATCCACCGTTCCAACACCCGGCTTCGTTAAACTCATTGATTGCATGCCATCAGAAAAAAATAAACTCATGCTCGATGCAGCCGTAGTTCAAGCTGCGCGTGTAAGTTACGGCGAAGGAAGTAAAGGCGTAGAAAAGGATTCGGCCCTGATAAATTATTTGATTAAACACCAACATACGAGCCCATTCGAAATGATAGAATTCAAATTTCACCTTAAAATGCCGATTTACATACAGAGGCAATGGATTCGTCACAGAACGGCCAGTGTCAACGAGATAAGTGGAAGATACACGGAACTTAATTTAGAGAAGGGTGACGTTTATCATCCGAAAGAATTGCGGGAACAATCCAAAAGTAATAAGCAAGGCAGCTACATAGATACAAATTTGTACGAATCTAACGAAAACGTTAAACAAATTTGGGACGAATCCGAAGATAACATAGATCGTCAAATCTCCAACTACCACAAACTTGTGGCACTTGGAGTGGCCAAAGAACAGGCCAGGATGATACTTCCTCTTTCGACTTTCACGGAATTTTATTGGAAAATAGATCTACATAATCTCCTTAATTTTATAAAACTTCGCGCCCATCATTCCGCGCAACGAGAAATTCAACTTTACGCCCACAATATCTTAGATATATTAGAGGTTTTATGCCCCATCACCGTGCAGGCTTGGAAAAAGCACGTTTATGATAAAGACAGCGTTTAAGCGCACCCGAGCATGGGAACCATACTTCTGGTGCTAACTATGCGTATAACTCTAATTTTAGGAGGTTCATAAAAAATTTCTTTTTTTGCAAGTGTTTTTTTCGTAGTTGTTACTTTTTTAACTTTTTTGTCCTTTTTGTCCTTTTTGTCCTTTTTGTCCTTTTTGGCACCGTATTTGGATTTACGCGCAGGTTTGATTGCGCTTGGTTTTGGTGTATATACTTTTCCTTTTACTTTTGGTTCGTTGAATTTGTAAGGAGAAGACAGTTCCTTTTTCTTTTTCTTTTTGGTGTAATCTACTGGTTTGGCAGAAATTTTGGGTAATTTCTTTGGGGGCATTATATTTATAAGTTATATATATAATATATTTTTATAATATATTTTTATAATCAATCTTAAAAAGATACCAGTTATCTATTTAAGATGGATTTTTTAGAAAGTAATAGGGTAGCGCTCGTTCAAGATCAAAACGATATATACAAAAATATCAAAAAAGAGGAAATTAACACCTTCATTACAAATGAACTCGGAATTACCGATGACACGGAATCTTTACCATTTAAAACCATTTATCATTCCATCTGCATTAAAAAAAGAGCCCTAATTCTCAAAGAATTGGCTAAATTATACAAAACTGCTCGCTACATTCACTCGGTTTCGTTCGTACATTTTGCGTGCGGTTTCAACACTATTCTCCCAAAGGAAATTAACGCAGAGATATCCTCCTTTTTACCGCCCGTTAAAGTAAAAATTTGTAAAGAATTTCATTGAGAACTATCGCAACCGTAACTATAGTTATCGTTTATTCCTAATATATCAGAAACTTTTTTAACATCACAAAGAGATTTCATTTCATCGGGCCACTCTCCGCCCGAACCTACTCTATTGAGTATATCATATCCTGGGGCGTTGGTAAATTCATCTTTATACATAACACTTAACTTAATTTTATTAAGTATCTCACTTAACAAGAATCCCATTAAAAACATTAACATAAAATGAATATTCCACATTTTTAATAATATCATTACATTTTTATTTAAAGCAAATTTTCCTTCTCCATGGAAGAAATAAGCCGCGTAATACCAATACCACCTCCGCTTCTCGGAAAAAAATCAAACTTCATAAAATCATCCAACTCCGAGTCAACTCTTTCCTTCCCAAACTGATTATACAACGTTTTGCTGTACATACCATCGCTTATAGTTTTAAAGCTGCGTCTCATCTCTTCGGGGTTGCAGCTTCTCTCTGCACTACCGATGGTCTCCATACCGCTCAGAATAACGTCTATCTTCTTCGAAAAACGCTTATCATCGTGCTGCTTCATATTCCAAAACGGACTCGTGTAACTCGGGAAATTCTTCAGGAAAAAAACTGGCCCGAACTCCTCGTAAAGCTTCTGCTCGTGCTCGTGTTCCAAATCAAACACTTTGTACTTTTCTCCAACGTTCATGTAATCATCGGCTGCGAATTCGCACGTGTATCCCAGATGCGTTAGAAGCTCCTTTTCCATCTTCTCCAGCTCGTCCATCCCACCCTTAAGCTCGAACTCAAACATTGGAAAAATCTTATCGTGCCTGCCTGGAATCGGATTCGGTTCGTTCCTGTAGCTCGTACTCACGCAGAAAAATCCTGGAAGATCCGGGTTTGACAAAAGCTCGTATTCTAACCACATTTGCCCCGTCTGCGGAAGAGGCCACTTCTTGCCTCCGTAATCGTAGGTGGTTATTGTAGTGGGGTCTTCGCAAGCGGCCAGTATGCTGAGTCTGTTTTGGGTGTGGGCTTCTACGTATCCCTTTTTGGTGAAGAAGTCTCTTAGTTTCTTAACTACTTTGTCGAACTTCTCGGAATCAATAAGGGAGCCGGCGACTCCGCTGGAACTATCAAAGGCACTCATCAGTTGTTCTAGTTGAATTCTCGAATTTTTAAATAACATTCCAACTTTTTTGGCGAAAACTTCGCGTCTTTTCGACCCTACAAAAAGACCATTGGGACCGACCTTAAAAAATTAGGCATAATCGTCGTTAAACACGAACAACCCCTTGCGAAAAATACACCATGCTTCACGCAAAAAACGACGGAATCCGCGTCACACCAGAAGCTCCCAAGGCAGCGTTCAAGAAAACATTCTGGGGACCTCCTTTCGCTCAAAACACGGAGGAATTCCACCCAGGCGCGTTCGAATTCACGACCACAACGACTAAACCAAAGACTCGTTCCCACACAACACCGGAACACCTAAAACTGATTAACAAAGAGCTTGAGGAAGCTTCAAGCAAGATAAGCGAGCTCGAAAAAGAGCTCGAAGACAACGACTTCTCTGCCGCAGAAACCGAACTCCGCCTCCGAAACATCCTGGAACACCAGGAAAGGGGCATTCACTTGCGACAGATGCATCTCAACACCGCTATGGACGAAAAAGCGGGACTCGAAGAAAGGAACAAGAACCTCGAGAAGCGAATCTTCGATGTTCGTTCCAAGGCTCTCAACCGAAAGTTTCAATCTCGCTTCTGGATGATGATGTTTATCTTAAGCATGATAGAGCACGCTCACAGCGGCGTTCTAATGTGGATTGGTAAGAATATCGTTATGCCCGTAACGACCGATGTGCTGTTCTCCAGCAATACCGTCGCGGTGGGGATCCGAAGCCTGGTCTTCATGGCGGTTATCGGGTATTACCGCGTGGATAGGTTGCTGCTCAAGATTCCGTCTCTGGTTTAAATAAAAAAATAAAAAACAAAAAACAAGAAAAATAAAAAAAGCTTTTTAAAGCACGTAAACACAATTTATATTAGTATGGACCAACAGAAGGCTCAGCGACTTTTGGCGCTGTTAAACAGTGACATGCTTTCAGAAATGGTCGACATACTAACAAGACTTGTTGAATCCAATACGCCAAAAACGGATACGGATAGAAAACCAGATGTATGCCGCGAATATATTAAAGATATGAAAACGGCTGTTAAGCAAGCACTTGTTAACTTAAATATCATGAAGAAGTCTGATTTCCCGCATAAAGGGAAATTGGCTCAGTGGGGCAAGGTGTACGATGAGGTTCGAAGAATCGTTGATCCGCATACAGCCGAACAGCAGAAGAATTTTAATTCTGCTGTTCGTTGGCACGGCCAACCTATACTACCGGGATATACGTTATGTAAAACTTAGGGCAAAAAATGAAAAATAAAAAACAAGAAAAATAAAAAAAGCTTTTTAAAGCACGTAATGACAAATTCAAAATGGCTATCGTAAACAATACAATTGAGCTATATGAGCCGCAGTTTTGTATAGAAACATCAAGGTGGGTAGATAAAATACCGTTTGAGCGATATTCAAGAAACAAACCAACGTATCGTTGCCCGTGTAATTACACATTTACGTCTAAGACAAATCAAGCTTGGGAAACCCATTTTAATACGAAAACACACAAGCTTTGGATATCCCATTACGGAGGAGATAAGATAATAATCAAAGAGAAGGACGCTGAGATAAAACAGCTGCGTATTAGGATAGGAGAAATGGAAAAAATAAAGATAGATCTAGAAAAAAAGAATTTGGAACTACAAAACAAACTATCTCAACTTATTGGATGTATCTATCCCATTGTTCGAACGCAAGAAGAAAAAGCATTAAAGGAGCATTCGGATTCGGTAAATAACATTGAAAAACTGAATCTAATTTGTTTAAATATGTAAATTCCTGACAACAAAAATATAAAAACACCTTTTAAGGCACGTAAGCGCAAATGTAAAATGGAAGACACAACAATTTTAACACTTCCAGCTCCCCCCGACCAGATGCAGCCGAGTAAAGGTCATCTAATACCGATGGAGTTGGTTAATAAGATACTTCTAATGAGAGAACGGCATCCAGTGGCGAAGTTGATTAAGGAGAGAAATACTGATGTTTTTTATATAGAATGGCGTAATAAGAATACGGGTTTTATAGGTCGTGGTGAATCGATGATGATAGATAATTCAAAAAACCATAATGGTGTTGAATACTGGCAAAGTCATATTAGAGATATGAACGTAAAATATCCAGGACTACATCATAAACTGGTATTCCCGTATATTTAAAAATATAAGAAATAAAAAGTAAAATGACCCTGGAGTATTTTGAATACGAAGACAGAGACTATTACGCTTATAGTATATACGATCACGAAAAAAAAGGATGGATTTCTAAGGAGAGAGTACCGAAAGAGAATGTGTTGTATTTGATGAGATCGATTAGAGAATTCGTAAAAAAAAACAACATGCCGTTCCGTGTATTTCCGATATCTAACGAAAGGATATGCGTTAGAAATTGCGTAGAGATTTTAGAATCTAAAGATAGAGTATTGTACAAGTCTATATTAAAGACTACAAATATGTACAGATATTCGAATCCCGTCTGGGACCTGAAAGCTTTGTGCTATTACTTTTACGAATGCGATGATATAATTGACGTATCTTTTGACAAAAATAAGATAAAGGAAGCATTTCAGAAATACGCCCAAATATACGAAAATGTGGTATGGAGCGATAGTCTAATAGTTTAACATAGACGCCTTTTACGGCACGTAAGCGCAAGCACGGATTTTACCGTAGGTAAAAACTAACAACTTTACTAAACAATATGGCAACAATGACAACAGACCTAAACGAAGTACCTTTTCTAACGTCAAAGTTGAACGTGTATAGATACAACCAGTTAAACGGTATGGATCAGCCGATGACGCCGATGACGCACGTTCCGCCAGAAAAGATGTGTCTTGCAATGGATAAGGTGCGAAAATTCATCGAACTGAATGACCTGAAGTTTGAGATATGTCCGATAAGCGAAAAAAGAATTTGCATTCGGGAAATGCCGGGTGATATTTCAGAAGATACGGAAGGAGCTCTGCACGAGGCTATATTTGAAACTACGGGATTTCAGAGAAAGATTGACAGGTGGGGATCGAGAATTTTGTGTTGGTGCGGATACGAAACGCAAGAAATAAACACGAATTTTGACGTGAATGAAATAAAAACCAATTACGAAAAGTACAAGATGGATTACGAAGGCGCGAAAGATTGGTCCTACGATTGGATAAAGCCAGCGAGGCCCACAATGGTAAAATCTGCAGGAAAAACGTAAGTTAAACAAATAAAACACACAAAAAAAAGATTTAAAAAACTGCCTCTGGAATAAAATAAAAAGAGGAAGACACACGGGTCCTATGATCTAGCGGTTATGATTCTGGTTTTTGATACCAGCCACCTGGGTTCGAATCCCAGTAGGACCTTTTAACCTGGGTAGCTCAGTAGGTAGAGCGCGGGCCTTTTAGCAAAATGCGAGCCCGTGGTCGTGGGTTCGATCCCCACCTCAGGTGTAGGTGCAAAGCGCCACAGACCTTGTTATGTCTATAAACTGACACCCTTGATAAGGGAACTGCTCCATTAGCTCAGTTGGTAGAGCGTGTCACTAGTAATGATAAGGTCTGTGGTTCAAATCCGCAATGGAGCTCCGTCCTCTTTCGTCCAGTGGTTAGGATATCTCGTTTTCACCGAGGAGACACGGGTTCGATCCCCGTAGGAGGAGCCAATCTCTCGTAGCTCAGTTGGTTAGAGCATACGGCTGTTAACCGTAGGGTCGCAGGTTCGAATCCTGCCGGGAGAGTAAGACGATGATAAGTCTATAAATTGTCAATTCTCGTGTCGTATAGTGGTTAGTATCTATCGCTGTCACCGATAGGACCAGGGTTCGATTCCCTGCGCGAGAGCTAAAAGCTGCTGTGCCCGAGTGGTCTAAGGGGGAGGTCTTAAGATCCTCTGTATTCGTACGCGTGGGTTCAAATCCCATCGGCAGCATAAGACCTAGCAACAAGTCTATAAACTGTTAAGCAATAAAGCTGCTGTGCCCGAGAGGTCTAAGGGGGAGGTCTCAAGATCCTCTGTATTCGTACGCGTGGGTTCGAATCCCATCGGCAGTATTATTGTTGTTCTAGTGGCGCAATGGATAGCGCGTCCGACTTCTAATCGGGAGGTTGTGGGTTCGAGTCCCACCTAGAATATTTGCTCTCATAGCTCAGTTGGTTAGAGCATCCGTCTTATGAGCGGAAGGTCGCGGGTTCGAACCCCGTTGAGAGTATTATTGTTGAGAATAAAATATAATATTTATTGTTAACAATAATAATTTATGTACGGATTTAAGTTTAATAAGAAATCCGCGATGTGGATGCTAACTTGGTTTTGCCTTGCTGTAGCGATAAGTTACGCTGTTGTCACTATACCTAAGATAGTGAAGAACTCTTTTATTTTTATAGGACAGCCTGTTTTGGCCGAAACGGTCACTAATTTACTTTTCGGTTTGATTGTGCCTGTTGCATGGCTTGTGTGGTACTTGTCAAAGCCGAGCTGTGTTAGTGGAACTACTTTAGTAGACTTTTTGTATTTTATATTTGGTGGTCCCTTTTATGTGGCTGCTCGTCTTACTGATAAGAGTTGTATAAAGGCCAAGTAAGGTTAAGGGCGGTTATAATCCCAAGCTTCTTTGGGAGCTTCTGTGATAATATTAGGTTTTTCCGTGGTCATTCTAATCATTTTTAGTACCGTTTTAAGGATAGTATCGGAATCTTGTAATACGCTGTCGTTTATGTATTGCAGGGTGTTTAATTCGATGTAAGTTAGTTTGTTTGCATCCATAGATGTTTCGAGGAGTATTTTGATGTGAAAGTTTAATTGCGGGTTATTGAGCTCGAGATGTTGGCCCTGTTCCAGGAGTTTTTTATCCATTTTTATCCCGTTAATTGTTGTGTAATAAGACATTTTATTACAAATACGAAATATTTAAAATGGCGTTAATACATACGCATTCGGCTAAGTTTCTTTTCAAATTTAAATTCTAAACTTAATTTCCAAATAAAAAGATTTAAACAAAAGTCTTTTTATTTGCAAACAACCGTACATGCCCCAAAAAGTTTACGCTCACGCAAAAAGCAAAGCCGAACTTAACAGAAGGTTAAATAAAGGAGAACAAATAGAAGTAACGGAATATAACTTCTTTAACCCAGACGGATACATTACGCGCCATATTTTGAATACCCTCGATCAAGAATGCATCGTTGCCATATTTTCAACTTACGTTCAGGACAACGCAAACAGTAACACAGTACCCCAACCAAAAGTGTGGGGTACTTATATGCCATCGAGACGAGTGGTATTGTGATATATATTTTTAAAAGGAACGAAATGGATTTAAATACTGATAACTTATTAAAATAAAAAGATTTAATGGACCCATTAGATATTATACCTCCCGGTTGGGAAGAACTTTGGGAACAGGAAACAAATAAAGGTTATTTTAAGCCGCTTTTAGAAAAAGTAAAGTTGGAATACGAAGACGACAATCGAGTTCATCAGGAAATTTTCCCTCCAAAAGCTTCTATATTAAGGATTTTTAATATTATGCGCCCTGAAGAAATTAAAGCGGTTATTTTGGGACAAGACCCGTATCATGAAAAAGATCAAGCGGACGGCCTTGCTTTTTCTTTTACGGGTTCGGGGAGAACTCCTCCGAGTTTAAAAAATATACTTTTGGAATTGGAAACCCGAGATATGAATGGTAAAAATACAATAACGGACCTTACAAGTTGGACGAAGCAGGGCGTTTTTTTATTAAATAGCATTCTAACAGTTAAGGAAGGAAAGCCTCTTTCGCATCAGGTAATTGGTTGGGAAAAATTTACTGATGCAGTTATAAAATATATAAGCAATACAAGTTCTGGTATTACATTTTTATTGTGGGGAAAACACGCTCACGATAAAGTTGGGCTCATTAGCGATGATCGTGGTCATAAAATAGATTGTACGAGTCATCCATCTCCTCTTTCTGCTAAGAGAACTTCTGGTGGGTATAGGCCATTTTTAGGGTCAAGATGTTTTCACGTATTGAAAGAAAGCGTAGGAGTTAATTTGATGCCGTATGATGAAATCTAAATGAATTATTTTTAACAAATTTGACAAGTGTCTTTATCTCTTTTTTCTAAATTTTTTTGAAGGATTGCGAATTCAATTCTTAAGGTGCGAAGTTTCTTTTTTAATTCTTCTTTTTCCAATTCCAGATTAGCTATTCGGCTGGATTCTCGAATTGCGTTTTCTTCTATTATCTTTTCAAGAAGTTTTATTTTATCAATTGGGTTTTCTCCGTATTCATTCATTATTAATTATTAAATTAAAATATTTTGTATTAATAATTAAAACTTTATGTCCTATTTACAACAATCAAGAGACGTCGCTAAAAAAAACCCAGGATCAGTTCTAACTGGAGTTATCTTGTTAGCTGTTTCAATACTTGTAATAACTTTTTGTGGATTGACATTGGCCAGTAATGGTTCTAGAGCGGAGAAGGTGGGAGATTACTTCGAAAAATCTGAAACAAACGCAAAGGCCGCAGCTGCGTTAGCAGGCAGCACGACCACCGACAGTTACAAAGAGACTTATAACGAGATAATGACAGGTGTCAGAGAGTTAATATCGATTATTGCAGGAAAAGTCGAAATGGAGGATGCCACAACTCTTCGTCCCAAAGATAAAGATGATGCGATATTGTTGGTGCAAGAAGGGAATGGTGATATGACCAAGATGTGTTGGTTGTCTATAATTTTGGCTATTGCTACTCTTGTTTTTGCAATTATGATTATGGTGGCGAGAGGAGGGAGCAGCGGTGGCTATAAACCTGTATGATTTCACAAAAAAAATATATTAAATAAATAACAAACATGCAGTCTTCTTGGGCTACTACTAGCAAAGCTCTGAATAAATGGGAAAACATTGTTCAAGGAAGATCTACCCGAAGAACATTAGGGTTAATAGGTTTAATGATAATATTTATATGTATTCTTTTATGGATTTACATAATTGATAAATCCAATAATGCAAAAGAAGAATACGAGAAAGCGGATAGTAAGGGGACGGGAGACCTTTTGCGTATTCGACAAGCTATTCAACTCGCCTCACGATCCATACTTCAAGCGACCAGCGCCGACGAAGCATATTCTATGATATCGGACAGTTGGTGGCCCGCCATATTGTTGTCTTCTCTAGCATTTATTTCAGGAATTCTGTTTATCTTTCAATGGGTCTATCTTGCAGTCAAGAATAAAAACGCTTTTTAAATAAATAAAAAATAAATGAAAAATAACACAATCATAGAAAAAATCGAGAACAATTTAAAAAATTATTGTCGATGAATTCTTTTAAAAGAACCCAACCCTTATAAAACGCATAATATATTACGGACCAGTGGTTTCCGGACCGTAAGCTCCTTGCGCTGTGAGAACAGCAGCAGTACTTCCAACGACTACAAGGGTGATAACCCATCCGATGATAGTTTTAAAAACGATAGTCCTATTCATCCCAGAGCACGTTCTGGGATTTTCAAGTGCCGCTACTCCCATGGTGGCCCCTATCTGGCAGTGAGTCGTGCTGAGCGGTATTTCAAGCCTGCTTCCAGTTATTATAACTAACGCCGAAGCCAGTTCGATAGCAACGCCGCGAGAAGGTGTTATTTTGCAGAGTTTGAGGCCGATGGCTTGAATAATTTTGTATCCGTAAAGTGCCAAACCGAGAGCGATGCCTGCACCACCAAGTGCCAAAATCCAGTAAGCATCAGTTCCCAATTCGCTTTTTTTGTTGACTTCGTTTTCACGAGAAATAATATAAATTGCGGCGAATGGGCCAATGGCGTTTGCGACGTCGTTTGCTCCGTGGCTGAAAGAGTCGCATATAGCGGTAAAAACTTGCAGAGATTTGAAGAGTTCTTCTGTTTTGGGTTCGAATTTTTCGGCAGAATCGTGAATGGCGAGAACATTTTCGTCCGAGGCGATAACTTCGTTTATGTCTATTTTGAGAGATTTGTTAACGTACTGCACTAAACCAGTGCAGTCTTTCTTTTCTAAGCAGTCGCTCATACAACAAAAACAACAAGAGTCTTCGGTATTATTATTGTGAGAATCCGAAGTTGATGCAGTTTCGGATGTTTTATTTTCTCCTCTTCTTGATTTATCATTGCTTCCGTTATTATTGTATTTTTGTTGGTCTATTCTTTCAGAAACTCTCTTTTTAATATAACTTACGAGAGGTATAACGGCCAAAGCAGAAACTCCACCGAAACCAAATGACCAAGCGCAAGCAATCTCGATGGGAGTATTGTCAAGACCCAATCCTTTTGCGCCCTTGTAAACTATGTAAAATGTATTTAATGTAACCGTAGCTCCAACCATTATGGGGAAAACGTAACTAGTTCTAGAGAAACTATCTTGAGATCTCAAAAAACACGTTCTTAAAATTCCAAATAAAGAACTGGAAAGTATAGCCGAAAAAATAGGCGAAACAACCCATGACGCCACAATTCCCGCAACTCCTCCTATAAAAGGAAACGTGTCTTTTTCTTGATACCAAATAACACAATCGCTACCTTTCAATGCTATTGTCATACCAATAATGCCGCCAACACAAGAATGCGTTGTACTAACCGGCATTTCGTATTTAGAGGCAATGAATAACCACATAGCTACAGAAAAACAAACCCACATGCTCCCGTACATTAGAGAACCAGGGTCGTCTTCAAAGCATTTATAGTCAGCGATTCCTTTCCTTATTGTTTTTGTTACGTGAGACCCCATTAAAATAGCTCCTCCAGCTTCGAAAATACTGGCTAATATAACAGCCTGCCTTATTGTTAAAGATTTAGAACCTATAGATGTAGCATAAGCATTTGCTACATCGTTTGCACCAATACCCATAGCAGCAACAAAAGCGAATATACCGCCAGTAATAACAATCCAAAAATACATTAACAGAGCTTATACTTTATTTTAAGATTTTTTTTAGTTTAAGTTATTGTGACGCGTTTTTATGTGGAAGTCCAATCAAGAGGTCCGTAATCTGTAGTATAATCTATTTGGTTGAGTTTCATCCTGAAAGCTATAATAAAGCAAAATCCAACGATTGTTGCTAAATATAAGTTAGATGTTTTTGGGAGGGCGTAACTGTGATAGAATATGTAGCACGTGTCATTTAAAAATTCTTCGAAAGTTTTTACTAATATCCATTTATCCTGGCTTCCCGTCGGACTTCCAGTTGGACTTCCAGTTGGGCTTCCCGATACTATTCCCCAGTAATCGGTTGAATGGTGACTTATTTCATTGTACCAAGCTTTGCAGCTATCTGAAGCGTAGTTATATATATAAGCGGTAATGGCTAGGTTTGTTAGTAGAGCTGTGCCAATTGTAATACCGATTATAAATATGAGTTGTTCTCCGTAACCTGGAAAAACGGTATTTTGCAGCGAAATAAATTTTGTCATAATTAGACCTATAGCCATCATAAAACTGTACCACAACGAAGAGGATATATTTATATGTTCGTTGTATAATATCATGTATACTAATTTTTTCCAATACGGTAAGTCTTCTATTGATACTGGCGACCCTGCATCGGAACCGAGTACGGTTTTGTCAAGTTCAAATGCGCGTAAAAGAAAAGGAGCAGTGTATTGAAAAATCAGAATAAGGGCTGTAGTTATGACGTATATTTTAAATAGATAATAGCTCATTTATATATATAAATATAATTTTATTGTATACTTAACGCTTTTATGTTGAAAGCCTTTATTCTTAGATGTTTGGCATGCAACGCAGGCATTATCTCCTCTTACCCTTTAGAAACCTTAAAAGTGTCTCAACAAACAAATGATGATATAGAAATGATGGCTGGAATTCAAGCACCCCTAATTTTCAGCAGTTTTACCAACGGACTTCGATTCCATATTTATAACATTTTTAAAACGTATTCTTTTGTATTTGCTCTCGTTTTAGCGGGTTCTGTAAGCGGTATCTTAGAATTCCCTTACCAATCTATAAAGTTAAAACTTCAAGTTGGTAAAAAACTGGTATCGGGAGGGCAAAGTATCATTTTCTTCAAAGAATTGTTTGGCACTATCATACACTTTTCAGTATTCAACTTATTAATAAACGAATACTCGAACGATTTAGAAATAGCATTCTACGGAGGCCTATCTGCAGTTATAGGCATGACAATAGTTTATCCATACGACACCATTTTCATAAATTATAAATTAAATAACGTGGATGCCTTCCTAACTCTAAAGAACCACGGTATTTGGAAGGGGTACATCTTTAATTTGTTAAAAACTTTTGTTGGTTACGGAGTTACAATGTTTTTACAGTCGAAGATTGATTAAGCATCGTCGTCTAATATTGTGTGGTGTTTTATTTGGAATCGTGTTAAAAATTTAAGAGGCGTCATGATATCTTTGTTTTCTGTTTCTTCGTTGCTTTTGTTCCAAATGCCGTTTTTGTTTTCGGTGAATTCGTGTATTAATTGGTTGTACACTTCGTTGATTTTTTCGAGTTTTGGTTCCTCTGTTATTCTTCTTGCTATATAATGATATCCACTGCACCATTCATTATCTTTGCAACTTTTTAATATCTTTAAAAGCTCTCCGAATGGCTGTTTTAACTGGCTGTACCACGCTATTTTTGGCATTTCGGGATTATATACGGGAAACGTCACGAGCATCATATTTTTAAACATTCGAAGAGATTTTTCCACTATCACAGGGTCAGAAGTTTCTTGCGTAAAATTCTCTTTACTAAATACACACCACAGCATCGGTAAAATAACGCCAGCTAAAAAATAAGCCACCTTAATATCTACAAAACCTTTCGTCATTTATTATATAAAACAGAAAAAAAATAGTACCTCAGTAACTTACTTTAAGAAACCGCTCCGGTTTAACGATAAAACACTAACATGCCGACTCGCGTTTTTCCAGAAAACGCTCAACTCGTTCAAGAAAACTCAAAGCAATACATCATATTCCCAAAGGGCGGAACAGGAGTAATGCTAGCAGACAAGCTCTATCACACAACAGGCGATAAAGCAGGACAGCGAGTTAAGCTGACGGAAAAGCTGCTGAATCAATTCTCTTGCACCCAACCAGGACAAGGTTGGTACGCGAGCGAAAAATTCGACGGATTAAGAGGCATATGGACGGGTCAGGAATTGGTCGCGCGACCGTCAAAAGATAAAGATGGAAACATGAAAGGAAAAGTATTTACAGAAGTTCCTTCGTGGTTTAAAGACGCCCTACCTCGCGGCGTGTCTTTAGACGGAGAAATATGGATGGGGCGAGGAAAATTCCAACAAGTGGCAGGACTAAGCAACCTCAAGGTTTCCAAAAAACAAACCGCAGATGACATCAGCAAATTGTGGAAGAACGTCAAGTTCATGATTTTCGATTGCCCGTCCGACACGGGACCCTTCAGAGAACGAATGCAGCGACTTACAACTTTAGTCGACGGTCTTCGTTCGCAGTGGCAATCTAATAACGGTGATCTCGAATTTCCCGTAGAAATCATTTCGAATTATCTCGTGAAGGACGACGATTTCTTAATGAAACTTTACCATAAGCTGACCGAGGCAGGAGCGGAAGGTTTGATGTTACGAGGTCCTAATAATTTATACGAAACGAAGCGGAGCAAGATGTTGTTAAAGATGAAGGTGCAGGACGACGCAGAAGCCGTTGTTCTTGAATATTTGCCAGGGACTGGTAAGTACAATAGGACATCGAGTAGTTCGTCGTATTTTATGCTGGGAGCGTTGAAGTGTAAGATGGCGAATGGCGTTGAGTTTAATATTGGGACGGGTCTGACTGATGAAATACGGTTAAACTATTGGGACGAAGAGTATTCCCATCACATACCAATAGGTGGGACGGTTAATTTCAGCTATATGGAGCTGACGGATGAAGGAATTCCGCGGCATCCCGCGTATAGAGGCGTGAGGACGGACGTAACTATAAATCCTTCAGTGCCCGATGATGGAGACTACAGTGAACTGATAAATACGTGTTTGCGGGATATATCGGATTCCGTTAGGTCTAGCAGAGAATCGAATTACGCGTTTAAGGTGGCAAAATACAACAAGGCGATTGCCGCGTTTAAAAACGCTGAGCGGATTTCGTCTGTGGCAGACGCGCTTCAAGCCCTTCGTGACTCGGGAGAAAAATTGGAAAAAGAAAACCCAGAAAAACCAACTTCTTCGATATTGAAGAAGGTGGAAGAAATAATCAAAACAGGCGCCTGCGCGGAAGCCAACAGGGCTCGAAACAACCCCAGAAACAAAGCAGTGAGAGAACTCACAAAAATACAACAAGTCGGGGAAGCAAAAGCCGTAAAACTCTACGAAGAATTTTCGATTCAAACCCCTGAAGAACTATTAGAAAACCAACTCGCGTTTGCTACTCTAACAGACGCTCAAAAACTGGGGCTGCAGTTCCTGCGAGATCTATCTCACAAAATTCCGCGAAGCGAGATGGACCAATGGAACGCGGCGCTCGGTGAAATAGCAACTGGAGTAATGACGGGTTCTTATAGAAGAAACAAGTGTGAAAGCGGAGACGTGGATTACATGCTGTGTGGAGGAGATAAGGTGATATCGACATTCGTGGCGAAGCTTGAAAAAAGCGAAAAAGTTGAGGTGTTGGGGGCTTTTTGCAAAGGAGAAGCGCAGTGGCAGGGAGTCGCAAAGCTGCGAAAGAGAGGTTCCTTGGCGAGGCACGTGGACATATTCTGTTATCCGAAGGAGACGATTGGGTACGCAATATTGCACGCGACGGGTAGCGGGAATTTCAACATAAGTTGTCGCCAAAGGGCTATAGATAAAGGGTATAGTTTGTCGCAGTACGGGCTGACTCCTAAGCCAAAAGAATTGAAGCTTAGGGGTCCCCCGGAAGAGGACGAGCGAAAAATATTGGAGTTTATAGGAGTTGGGTATGTGGAGCCGCAGGATAGGGTTTAAGGTATGTGTATTCTGGAAATACCTGATAAAATATTGGTACTTACATCTTCTAAGTTAAAATTTTTGGATTCGTATATTATATTGTTTGTAATTTCGGTAAGTATAAGTTGGGTGATGAGTAGCTTGTGAAAGCTTGGAAAATCTTCAGAGGTTGTTAGCTGTGTTTTGCGGAATGTGTATTCATAGTCTCTGGTTTTCAATGTTATCCATCTATAATTGTCGTCAATTTCGTAATTTATTCTCTCGCCTTGTAATTTATTGGAGTTCCACGGTATTTCTACGCTGGGGAAGATGGGTGTTTTTAGTTTAATTCCTTTATATTTGTTCCATATTATATTTACGGTATTTGGGTCTTGTTTAATTTTTGTGACGAAACCTGTTTTTTGTTGTTCTATTCCAAAAAAAAGGATGGGGTGTAGCTCCTTGTAGTATGTTATTTTTTCGTAATTGACGTCGAATTTGATGTTCATATTTTGATACGAGGGGTTGTTTGAAAAAAAAAGAGTCCACGTTCCGCACATCTTAATCGGAAATTTCATTATAATTTATTTTCCACTAATTTAGTAAGTAATATGGTTTTATACCCCTTTACGATAAAATATAGTCTGTTAAACCCTCTATTTTATCGCGTACCCCAAGAAATATCAAGAGAAATCCTAAAATTCATCGACCCCGTCAAACTCGCCGCCGGTTCCCGATCCCGCTTCATTCGAAAACGCGGCCTCCCAAAATTCAGATGGTGCTCTAACTGCGGAGAGTATTTGTGTAACAAAACAGAGTGGATGTTCTTGTATAACTACACTGACGCAAACGCGAAGTCCGACTTGATTTTCTATAGATGTAATTCCTGTGATAATTTGAATACGATTTGCGTGTAACTTCTGTTATAATTTTATAATAAGATGCACACTATAAAAAATGCGCTTGGAAATATTATTTAAAAAAATCAGCTATAATTAAGATTAATTATGCCTCAACTAACATCGCTTGAGATTCCTATACCTTGGAATATTCGCCCAGATGCAAACGGTAATTACGACGTGAACGAAGGAATTATTTTTATAACTTCACCCGCCCAAACAAGGGTGAGTCTATTTAACAGAATAGAGACGACTCTGTCTGTGCGACCCCCATCGTCTTATAATAAATTCTGTTTGACGTTGATATCGCTATTTGGTATTAGAAATCCTCCAGAAGCTCTTCCGTATAAGAATTTGCAGGTTTGTTGCAGAGAAGTTTCGAAGCTGCGATTGTTTATAGAGTTTCTATACGAAATTTACGCCAATTTGCTTAGCGGTACTAATCAAACACTGCCCGAAATACCAGGGTTTGCGGGTCCGAACTTCGATAGAACGGTTATAGCTCACCTACGGGATTCTGACTATATGAATACAGAGGACACAATTTCGTATTCTTACGCAATTTTCGCTTATTTATACTGGGCCGTAATTAACGGTTACGGACCGCACGAAAGTGGCACTATTCTATTGAATAACCGATACATAAAACAACGCATTTCCGACATAGAAAACGGAACTTATACCACCCCCTCCGAACAAAGAGAAAACACTCTTACACCACCTACACCACCAGTTACGGTATCTACAAGAAGACAGAGAGAACAAGTAACACGCGCAAGAATGTTAACGGTAGATTTGAAATTTTTAAAGGAAAAATTTTTGATATCTTACCAAAAAGTTATAGACGCTGGCATCAACAAACCAGACGACTGTGCTATATGTTTGGATAGTGTAAACTACAACAAAGACTCTCCTAACGATATTATCGTGCTGGATTGTGGTCACCTTTTTCACTCCGCCTGTTTGGTTAAATGGCACAAGAAAATATGTCCCACGTGCAGGAAACCGCATTATCTCAGAACTTCTACGTCCAGGTCCAGCGTTCTACCTATTAGAGACATAGTAGATTTACGCAGCCCACCAGCGACTGGGCGAATAAACGAAAATAGCGATGGTGTGACAAATGGAAGGGTGTCGCGCAGAGTGGCGTTACCAGCACCAACTGAAAATCCCACTATTCAGATGCGAAACATGAGAGTATCGCGGCAGGTGGAGATGGGGATTCGGTCAATTTTTCAACCGACGCCATATGCTTTAGGTGATTAAGGTGATTCGACGTGTTCCATGTTTTCTATAAGTTCTGTTACCATTTTATTTTCAAGATCGGTGACGTTAAGAAGATAGCTTAAAGTTGCAGCTGCATAAGTACCGATACTTAGCCACATAAGGGTTCGAGTCCCTATTTCTTCGTCGTTCAGGTTGGTGGACCGTTTTAAGGCTTTTTGTGTTGTGTAAATTGACAGAAATAAGTTAAGCAGAACAGGGAAGGATACGATGGATTTGGCAATGTTATCGAACTGTAAGTTTGCTCTTTTACTCATTGCGATGTATTTAACGTAGCCGTCTATAACGGTGAGATTCACAAATGATAGGAGCCAAATCCAAACGATTTCCGACATTCCAAGTCTATCTTCATCGTAGTTTTGGGTTTGGCGCAAGTAATACACCACGAAAGCGCATATCATAGATACTGTTAAGACTGCAGTGTTATATTGGGTAAAATCACTTTGGTACGGATTTGAGTAAAGCAACCATCCCGCCATTAACGTAGTTAGCGCAATAGAGAAAAACCATATCTCATTTGGTATGTCAGAGTCTTTTAACGCGTCGTATTCCCTTATTATTATAGTAGTTACGGCTGTTAAAAACCAGAATACTATGGCTTGTTTTTCGTATTGGCCTGTGTGTCTAACCCACAAAAACATGTAAAATAGAAGACAAAGAGACGCCAGAATAATTCCGAATAGAAGTCTATAAAGTTTCGATTTTTTTTCCGTGGGTCCCGTTACTCCGAAAGCTTTAGAATTTAATCCTAATATTATAGACCCCATGATAGTAACAAATAACATTCCCAACCCCGTACCGCTGAACCTTTTTTCTGGTGGCATCATGACGAGTGTTATAATAGGGATTATAACGAGCGGGCTGGAAGCTATTGCTGCGAGGTGTGGTCGTTCTGATATATTTTCGAGTATTTGGTCTAAATTCCAGTTTTTGACCGCGTTAAATAAGATAACGCTTAATAATATGGCGTATATAGATGCCCTTGTTAGTGTCTGATCGTCTTTTAATCCGCTTAGAAGATAGAACAGGATCAGAGTCAAAAAGAAGGAATAAATTAATACGACAGTTTCGCTGACATTTGATAAATATTTATTGAGATCAACGTGTGACGATATAGACAATACAAATATAATCATCGTTACAAAAACGGGGAGTATTCGCACCGAAAATAAAAGGTTCAAAAGTCCATTTAACATCTTTATCAATATGAAAATATTTAAATATTTACTCTGGATGCCAAGCATAATCCTCTATGCAGACTGGTTTTGCCTTTTTATCGCTATGTTGTCCTTCGCAAACACCAAGTTCGAGTTCCAAGAATTTTTTCTTCTTCAAAATCCAATCCTTAAACAACGCCCTGTTTTTTTCTATGTCGCTCATAGTATTATCCTGTTTTGTAGGCAAATACCATGCGTTCGCAATATAGTTACAAAACTCCCTGTCTTCCACCCAAACCGTAGAAAATGTTGCCGTATCGTTGTAACATATCAGAGGCGTTTCGCCAAGTTCATCATAAACAAAAACATCCAAAATGTCTAAAACGTCCTGACTAACAGTATATATAACCTTATTCTTTTTTGATTCCTCTTTAAGTTTGGTTGCGTAAAATAAAGTGAAACATACAGCATCAGCTATGTCATGCCTTCTTTCCGAATTTATTTTCCACGCGTTTGTGTGTTTAACGTATAATTCCGCAGCCTTTTCGGTTTCTGCTTTTCGGCCCTCGTATTCTAAATGGGTGATGCGCATCCATCCGTGCAAGCTTCTTGGGTGAATCATTTTAACTCGGTCTCTAAATTTTTGGAACAGCAGTATTTCCACGTCTTTGAGGCCGCCCGGTGGTTGTCTTTCTATCAGTATTACGTCGGCTTCGTCGAACACTTTTTTCCTAAAGAAAACGAGGTGATTGACCCAATCGAGCGGTGTTTTTTCGTGTTGCAATATGCAGTTTTTGTCCGTGCATAATAGGCACATATCTCTAATATTGCAAAGTTCGCAGTGTGTCACGGTTTCTATCTCGAACTCGGGTGATAGTTTGGAGCTTACGAGGGCGAGGTTAGTTATTCCAACATCTATGCTGACTATTTTCATTATTTAGTGCTTATTCATATCTTTATGATAGTATATAAAAAGAATATACCATAATTAATAATGACCGAATCGTCTTGGATAATAAAACTAAAAAAACCAGAGCTTCTCGCGATCGCAAAAATGCGAAAACTCAAAAAATACAGCAAACTTAAAAAACAACAGTTAGCAGAGCTTCTAATTTACGACTATTCCGCCACGAAAATACAACAACTTAAAAAAAACGGAAATTGCCCTTTCACGTTGGAAGCCGCCGAAAAGCCATTCTACAAAAGAACGACAATCAACAATAAAATACGGCACGTACAATTCTACAACTTAGAACCTCTCGTTTTTTTTATAGACATATCATCTGCTAAAAATCCGAGCTGCCCCGTTACTCGAATCCCGTTCTCCCACAAGGAATTGCGAGAAATACGAATCTTGCAAAAAATTAACGGCATTCAGAAGCGAACCCGTGAAAATGCCGTCTTTAACCCAAGCATCGAGCAATACAGGTCCATTCTCGATGCGTTTGTCGGTGAAATAACAAATCTTATCGCGGAATATCACGACAACAATCTTCCTTACAGAGCTATAGTAGGTTACGTCCAAGATACGTACATTCCCAACATTCACCGCAATTACGTTGCTCTTCGGCGTATTTCAAGCGATTCTGCTTCGGAATTCCATCAGAGAACAGAAAATACCATTTTACAGGAACCGCAAAACCAACTTCGCGATTACTTCCTCTTCTTTTTCAGAACTTTAAACGACATCCAAATATAAAACGAACCCGCAAAAAATACCAGACCAATAGGCCGCAAGGATTTAAAGTCACAGTCTTTAAGTTATAATAATAATATGGATATCACAAAAGTTGACATAGGTCGTGACCCAGAATTCGATGAACTTCTGAAGAGTATTCATTTCTCAATGCTGTGTCCCGATAATCAAGATGATGATATCATAGAGATAACCCCGTTGCGAATAGTGAGCGTTGTTGTTTGCACGGAGTTGAAAGATACGACGTTGGATTTAAAAAGGATATTTCAGCATTTGGATAAAACTACGGGGGAAAACGGCGATTCTTCTGAGGAAATAAAGTACGAGCCCGAAAGGCCGAGTAAAAAGGCTCCTAAAGTGAAGGGAAAGAAAAATATGTTTTACAATTGTTTATTGTGGAAGGTCCAAGTTAGGGATGGTCCGGGCGAACACGGTCTCATGAACGTTAGCATAAAATGTTTTCCAAACGGTAAGTTTCAGTATGCGGGGTTCAACACCATTCACGCGATAAATTTGGTTACGAGAATTATATCGTCAAGATTAAGACAAATAGAAGGTGCAATGACGCCTAATGTTACTAAGATAGAGAGTCCCTCTATTATTCAGATAAATAGTTGCTTTTATATATTAAAAAACAAGAAATGGCAGTTGAAACAGATAACTCTTAATCAGCTGCTATTAGAAAAAGAGCACGTTTCGGTTGGTGGAAACGTGTTAAGTTCAACGTTTATGCCAGAAAAATACCCTGGAATAAACGTCAAATTTAAAATAGGCTCTTCCGATAAGAAATTGACGCTGCTTATTTTTGCAACAGGTTCGGTGCTAATTAACGGGTATAACGACCTGTATTATTACAGAGAAGCTTACTATATGATTTGCAAACTAGTTCACGAACATCGTTCGGAATTAATCATAGAAAATTTCCTTTCATAAAAATTACATTTATCGGAAATTACATTTCCGTATCAGTCGCCGAAGAGTCTGACACGTAAGCATCTTCGTCAATATCGTTCATTTTACTCGATGTGCTCGCTTTGCTCGCTTTGCTCGCTTTGCTCGCTGTGCTCGCCGGTTTATTATTCGGTACAAAACTCACCACGGAATCTTTCATTTCAAACGTCCCCTTGTTATCTGGCTCCAGAATTTCGGCGTTTTCTTGCTGCTTTTTTGGAGTTTCAGGTATTTTAAACTGAACTTTAAGATTCCCAGGCGGAACTGACGACGCTTCCTTTGACGACCCCTTTGGCAAAGGTCCAGATTTCATCGTTTCCAACTGTTCGAGTCTCTTTGAGATAGACACCAAGTGCACTTCTGTATTCTTTTTGTCTTGGTTGTATTCTTTCATCATGAAATATAACAGCACCAGAATGCCGGCAGAGAGGACTACAGGTAGTATATCAGCTATTTTGACTTCTCGCGGTAAAGGTTCCGCGATTGTTTGAGGTTTAGATGAACTTGGCTGTTTGGATCCGTATTTTGATGAAGTCCTTGATGGAGATGGCGCGGGATTTGAGTATTGTTCCGTGTTCATGGTGGTATTATATTTACTTTTTGTTTTTTAAATATTAACTCGGACGCACGTATAAGATGTTTTCGTTGTCTATTTTATCTTGTATGGAATCTGTTTCTTTTTCGTGAATGTTAGAGAAAATGTTTTGCGTGAATTGTTCTTGTTTAATAACTTCTTCCTGTTTAATGCAGTGAGCGCTCGTTTTGAGGTCTATTATCTGTTGTTCCGTGATAACATCTGTAGTCTTACTTTTCGTTATTTCCACGATTTTGGCAAAATCGAGTTTGTTTTCGCACAATAAAACCTTGAGTTTATTCAAAAGTTCCGTGTATACTATTTCCGCGTCTTTAAATTCGGTTTCCCGTACTAAAGTTTCACCTATAGTCTTGAGTTCTTTTATGCAATCGTAGTAGGATTTAAGTAGTTGTTGTGAATCTGTTGCAAATTCGGGGATTGGTGCGCTGTCCCAACCGTCACCTAACGAATCGTAGAAATTGTCTATTAATAGAAAAGTATCTTTTAATCCATCTATTTTGGTTTTTAATTCTGAATTAATTGCGGTTTCTATTGGTGGTTCCCAATCGAGATATTCCAGAGATTTTTTAACTAATTTCATAACCTTAAAAGCTTTGATAAACATATTTACTCCTTCCTCGTCTATAATTTCTTTTACGGAGTCCTTTTCCTTATAGTTACCTAATTTCGAAAGCTTTACGGCCATTTTAGTCAAAAGTTCAGAATAAACAAGCGTTTCCTGCTCGAGAGAGTGGTCGCCTGAGGATATGTAATCGGCTAAAGTCTCTTTATACAAAGAATAAACGTCGAGCAAAATTTCTTTCTTTGGAATTGGGATTTCTTTCTTCTCCTCGATATTAAACAATAAAGAGTACCCAAAGGCAGATGCAATAACTGCATACACAAGATATTTTTGCTGATTTATACTCATTTTGAAAGTGGTCGTATTTGAAAATACCAATATAAAAGCAATTAATCCCCACAGAAATAAGGCCACATGCCCTAATGTTTTCCTGAAATATCCCAAAACAGGCAAATTCGGAAAAAAAAGAACAAACGTCACTGCTATAGCTGCAACAAGAGGTATCAGTATATTTTTAAATACACTTTTAACAGTACCGCGTTCAACCATACCAGCTTCTGGGTATTCTGTCCCTGGAGAATCTGGCTGCAATTCTAGTATTTCCGACATTATTTAATATAAACCCTCTATTTTTTTTTCATTTGCTTCTCGGCGTTCTTATTACTGATCTTTTGCGAAATGACGACCTTTCTGACGTACCTACCGTGTATATCCTATCAAATATTGTGGCAGCTTTAACCCTTGAACTGTAAGCCATAAATTCGGCGAGATCAGTTTCGTCGAAAAACGCCTGTATTAGTCTCTTTATGTCTTTTTTACCAGGCGCCTTATTCTTGTACTCTTTCTTTCTTTCAAAAGTGTATACTTTGTTGTCGCCCATTACTTCAACTTTATTCGTACCATCTGTAATAGCCTTTTTGTGCATCTTACTTTTTATCCACGCCTCTAATTTTTCGTGCTGATTTCTGGTTTCTTTCAACTTTCCTTTGCAAACTTCCATTTCTCTTTCTAAAATAGACATCTGTTTCAGCTTTCTGGAAAAACGCTCTTCTTCTGTCTCGAGCTTTGCAGAGGTATTATCTCTAAGTCTAGACGATATACTGTTCAATGCAGTCAACCTACCGGTATCTATGGTAGTCGTAGAACATCTGCTAATTACGCTCATACTTAAAAATACCCACGATTTTAGTTCTAAAAAATAAACGCCACTATTTATCAACACAACGATGAAACTCAATTTGAAGCAAACTTGCTATTGCAATAAACCAGTAACGATAGTGAGTGACTTAAAAAGAAACGTGGTGGTAAGAAAATGTCCTGTTTCTAAAAAAGTGTTTCTTGATATAAAATTTGTTAAAACAATCAGCGGTAATGGTTTTAGTGGAATTGAACTTGTAGAGTCGGAAAAAGAAGGAGTACCGTGTTCTTATTACGACGAAATAAAAATAGAAGTCAAGAAAAGAAGCTGGGTTCAAAAGTGGAAGGTATTCTGCGAAGGTGTTGTGAGCTGTGCTCTTGAACGGTCCGTTCTACAACAATTAACAACATCCCCAGAAGAAGACTTCAAACGGACTATACAAATGTTGATTCAAAAAGTGGAAACGAGAAATTCATTTAACCCGATGAACTGGGAAACAATAGACAAACTGAACTTTTACGCTATTCAGCATCTACTAATAGAACCTTGGAATATGTCTGGACCGAATAAGGAAACGTTTGAGGAATTCTTCGAACGTTTCAAAAAACAGCCCGTCATTGACAAAAGTTACATTCTTTACAAAAAGAAGTACTTTGAATTCGTCGAAAAGAAAAGAAACAAGGCACGAGTGAGAGAAAAAAGTATAGCTTCGCTGTCTATATTTCCTAGACTGCAATCGCACGCCAGAAAATCTCTGAAAAAGGCAGAAAAGAAAAAGAGACAAGAAATGAATAAATTCGCCGTGAATTTACAGACAGAACAATTCGAAAAAATATACTATAACATTAAAAAATCCGATACCAAATACGAATCCTGCGAAGGTATAGATGATATAGAATACATAGATGATGCAACTAACGACTTCGAGTTCGAAAATGAAAGCGAAGATACGGGAAGTGTGAGCTCTTCTATTAAGGACAACGAAGAAGATGAAGAAGAGGAAGAAGAGGAAGAAGTCGATGAAGATGAAGAAGAATACGAAGAAGAATTCAACGTTGATTGGTAATATTAAATTCTTGATTATAAATAAATGACTAACGATTCAAATATCCATAACGGTATGATGACGAAAGTGTGGGGACCCCCTGGGTGGTTTTTCTTGCATTGCATTACGTTTGGATTTCCCGTGGACCCAACTAAGTTTGACGAGGAAAAGGAATTACCCGAAAATACCACGAGAACCGCTTACTACAACTTTTTTATGAATGTCGGCGATATTCTACCTTGTAAATACTGCAGAGAATCTTACAAAGAATTTCTTAAACACGAAAATGTAGGGCCTCCCGACGTAACAAATAGGGACTCGTTGGTCGAGTGGTTTTGGAAAATGCATAATAGAGTGAATGCAAAGTTAGGCGATAAATACGAAGATGCAGATCTCGATAGCATCAAAGAAAAATACGAAGAATTCAGGGCGCGTTGCGATAAAAATAAGATAGAGAAGGGGTGCTCCGTGCCTCTGAACGGCAAAAAACTTTGTAGCAAGGTAGAGATTTATCCTTGTACGATTTCTTCTGATTCTTTCGAAATAGAAGGTTTTACTCAAAGTGGCGATGGGTCTGACAATTTTACGGGTTGTAAAAAGAGAGACCTTCTTATTTTAATCTGTGGCCTTATTGTTTTAAGAATATTGTTTGGAATTTTGTCTGAAATCTTTTTTTCACGATGATTCTATATATTTTTACGGAATGCGATTAATTATACCTCAAGTAAAATACTTAAAAACACGCGATAATCGATATTAATAATGGAAACTCACTACGAGTATGCACCAAAATTAGAGGGATCTACATATAGCGATTTCTTAGATGATATACCAACAAATATGACATCATATTCATGTAAGTGCCCCAGATCAACTGGTAAATATAACTCCAAGGCTCGTTTAATTCAACATATAAAAAGAGACGGTCACAAAGCCTGGTTGATTTCTTTGAACGAAAATAACCAAAAATCAGATATCTGCACTAAAATAGAACCCCCAAAAGAATATATAACGCCCGATATTATCACAGAATTAAAACCAGACATCGTCGCGCAAGACATCGCTCTCGACATAGTTGACACCGTAATAGAAAACGTCGTAGAAAACGTCGTAGAAAACGTCGATGACAAAGTTGAAGAAGGTTATGTATCGGATAGATACGCAGGTTTATCTGATGCGCCGTTTGAGGAAGAACAATACGATTACGAAGAACGTATTATAAATTTGCAAGTTCAAATTAATGATTTAAAGAATCGCATTAAAATATTAGATTCGGAACTGTGTCATCAAAAAAATGTGTTTGCGATCATTATATTAGGAGCAATGGCGGTGATAATACCGAAACTGTTCGAAAAGAATTAATTTAAATGCGACATATTTTATCGCGCAAAGGTTTTGCTCTACAATGTGGGCAATTTCCCTTTTGTTCGTTCCATTTTAAATAACATTCATTGCAGAGTTTATGCAAGCAATAGTAATTTAACGTCATAAATTTGTATTGTTTTCTGCAAACGGAGCACTCCGTGATTTTTGCATTTTCATCGGCGAAACACTTCCAATTTCTTTGAATTCGAATCGCTGATTTCTTTCGTATAAAATAAAACACGCTCTCTCCACCTTCGCAGCCTTCGAATATTGCTCCTGCTTCCCCTCCAACAATGCCTCTGAGATTGTCCTCTGTCATATTTAAGATTGATTCGATATTTTAAATTATTTTAACCGAACTCACTTAAAGCATAATACGTATTTTATTTATAACGATGAAAACATTACTTGATGAAAGAGGTTACGGCATTCTCAAAACAGAAATCGACCCAGAAACGCTCAAAAAACACAAAAAGGCACTCTGTTTCAAACCCGTCGTACTGCAAGGATACGACTTTGCACCCCCCAAACCCGTATGCATGTACCGAGAAAGCCCAAAACGTATTTGGATGCCGAAATTTTACGGAATAAAACACTTCGGGCCGCCAGCCCACTCTAACGAAAGACAGGGCGAACCAATCGACGCTGAATTTAACGGCTCTCTTAAATCAGAACAACTTAAAATTATGAACGACGTTTTACCCGTTATAAAAGATACGGGAGGTGGGATTCTATGTTTACCAACCGGCTTCGGTAAAACGGTGTGTGCCATATACATAGCGTGCCAACTCGGTGTTAAAACTCTGTGGATAACGCACAAAACAAATCTTATGGAACAAACAAAAGAAAGATTCGAAACATTCACAAACGAAACAGTAGGTATAATCCAACAAAATACAATGGATACAAACCACCCATTCGTTATGGGTATGCTCCAATCCATATCAATGCGAGATTACCCTCCCGAGCTTTTTAAACAGTTCGGTCTCGTCATTTTCGACGAAGCTCATCACGTTCCAAGTCAAGTATTCAGCCGCTGTCTGTGGAAAGTATCGTGTAGATACACGTTGGGTTTAAGCGCGACCCTGGAAAGAAAAGACAAGCTAACTGACATTGCAAAAATATCTATAGGTCCCATTCTTGCCACGGTCGAAATGCAACTTAAAATACCAGTAGTCCGCAGAGTTCGCGCCCAATACGACGATGACAACTTAAAAATAGAGCACCTTAACAAGGCTGGCAAACCAGACACTGCAAAATTGCTAAATGATACCATAAATGACGCAAAAAGAAACAGCATAATTTTAAGGGAAGTGGAATCCGCATTCAAAGAAGGGCGTTCAATTCTTATTCTCTCGGACCGCGTCGCCCACTGCCAAGAACTGTATCGCAGATTAAAGTATAACCTTCCTTTCCGCGAAGACGGCGAAGATAACGTTGGGTTGTACATTGGGAGCAGAAAAAAGGAAGATTTAATGCTGGCTAATTATTGCCCCGTTATTGTTGCCACTTATAATATGTGCGCTGAAGGTTACGACAATTCAAATATAAACACGGTGGTGTTATCAACGAGCAAAAGAGATATCCGCCAAGCAGCCGGTAGAGTTTTAGGTCTCAGAAGCGGCGGAGGGTTTAGACCGTTGATAATAGATATTGCAGATAGCTGGGGTGCTGCGCTCAATCAGGCGTATGCTAGAAGTCGTTGGTATCAAGAAAACGGATTTGAAGTTAAGAATGTGGGATTTAAGAAGGTGCAAACCGAAACGGTTGTTGAAAAGTACAAGCCCACAGATTTTCAGATTGATGAATAATAAAAATATTTGCTTTTAGCAAAATGCCTAATTCCTCCTCGCAACGCACAAAAGAAACTGTTCGAAACCTCAAGAGAGTAAGAAGTAACTTGAAACAAATGGATAGAGACATGTTCGCCTGGGAACAGGAACAGAAGAAAATAAACATTAAAAAGCTCAAAAATAGAATCGCCCGAAAAAAAAGAAAACTTAGAAAAATAAATACCGCTTCGCCGCCGCAACCGATCTCTAATAACGATAAAAAACCTGTTATTAGACGTCGTCCGCAAAAAGCCAAAACTATGATTTCTGGCTCTGGTAAATTTACTTTGTGGGTTAAACCTGGTTTCAAAGTTACATCTGTTCGAGTTCTCAAACGACGTCTTATTATCAGCGCGTCAAAAGATAAAAAGAAAAAGTAAAATCGGTTACTTTCGTTTTTCTGAACGCTCCGAACGCTTTTTGCGTTCAGGTTTTTTCGCGGGTTGTTTTTTCCCGCGACCCGCTTTAGATTTTTTACCAAAGCCGGTCGTAATTTCTCTTGACATATCTCCGATTTGTTTTACAAGTGTGGCTAATCCAGTGTTTATTTTCGCTATGTCGTTGTCGTATTGTTTGTATGCGCTTTTATATTCTATTGAAGATTCCGCGTTCATATTGTTTAATAATATCATCGCTTTTAGAATTTCGTCGTTTCCTTGTCCGCTTTTCTTTGCATGATCGAGTTGCGTTGCCAACGCCGTGGCCTGATTGGATAATTTTAGGTTTTCATCTTTTAACTGCTCTAATCGCGCATTTGACCTCGTCAATTCAGCTCTAATATTTTCGAGCCTTTTTTCTCTCTCGCTCACTTCTTTACTCAGTCTCTTCGCTAAACCCTCCGAAGTTTCCTTAAGCGCTCTTTCTTTTTTCAATTCCTCTCGCAAAGTAATGATGGTTTTATCAACGGCAGCTTTATCTCTATTCAGCGCATCGTAATTATTTTTTAACTGTTCTAGTTCGGTGTCTATGCTCGTGGCCTTATCTTTTTCTGCCTTTATTTGCTTGCTTAACGCGCCTCTATCGGCTTCCCACCTGCGCCCTTTATCTGCTAATGCTGCCTCAAGCCTTTCCGTCGCTTTTGTGTTTGCGTTGCGGATAGCTTCTTCTTGCGCTCTTCGCATATCCTCCATTTCAGTCGTATAACGTTCCTGGACCGCTGCCAGTTGAATTCGTAGTTCGTTTGCTCTTTCTAGTCCTGTTAACTGCGCTGCTTTCTCTGTCTCTAACAATTGTCTAACGTTCGCTAATTGCAACTCGGTCTCTTCGAGTTTTCTTTTTTCCGCATCTATTTGCGCGGTTAATCCCGTGATTCTCGTGTTATTAGCTTCCTCAGTACTTTTTAGCTTCTCAACCTCGGCAGTTTTACTATTAAGCTCCCTAGTTAGCCTATCTCTCTCTATTATTAAGGTTCCGTTAAGCTCTTTTAATTTCTGTTGGCGCGTTTTTAAGTCGGACACGTTAGTCTTAAGCAATTCTACGTTTCGATTAAGTTCTCTCGCTTGTTCAACCGCCTTTCTGTATTCTTCCGAATCGGCTACGTCGCTTGTCTGTAATTGTGTGGGTTTGTATCCTTTGGTCAGCTGAGTTTGAATATCCGAAGTAGGTATTACAGAAGATTTGACACCGTGGTCGTGCGAACTCTCGGCGTCGTAAAACACATCTTCACCTGGTTGTCCCGCTCTTGGCGAGACCCATGTTTTATGGTGGTCTTTCGAGGGTGGTGTAGGAGGTCGCGGTTGAGAAGGCGGTGGCGTAGGAGATCGTGCAGGAGAAGGCGGTGGGATTTTTACACCGCCTCCGCGACGTGGTGCGGGTGGGAGAAGGGTAAATGCACCACCTTCAGCATACGGGCTAGTGACCGGTGTCGGTTTGGGGGGAATTCGCTCTCGTTTTGGTCGTTGAGCTCCAAAATATGTGGCTCTTGCGAGTTTTACGGCGTATGTTTTTTTAGAGGGGTGTTTTTTGGCAAAAGATAGGAGTTGGTGGGTTACTTTTTCGCGTGAAGTTCTCTTAATGGCCTTATTGATAATATCGTAGTGTGATTTAACCATCTTTAGAATAAAGCAACTATTTTTTTTTGCTTTTGGATGATTTTTTTCGTTTTTTATTAGAACAAAGCGCTTTAGTTTTTTTAATATTGTGTTTCAGTTTATGTTGTATTTTAACTGTTAATTTTTGAAGATAAATAGAATACGCGTGCAATTTTTCCAAGTGGTTTTTGTATTTCTTTAGCGTTTTTCTGCATTTTTCCAGCGCTTCAACCACGTCCGACTCTTCCAACTTATCGCTCAACTCTTCCACTTTCTTCTCTATTTTGGAATTTGAAGGGCAATTACACCCCTTTTCTTCATTCCTTTTATCCAATTTTTCGTGTTCCCTTTTAACCGTTTCTTTCAACTCTTCTAACGTTACCATCAAAGATTTCATTTTATCAATCGCCTCTTTAGCCGCAGCCTTATCTTTTTCGTTTTGTTTATGTAACGCTTTAAGTTCCTCATCATTTGGTTTATTACCACCCAATCCACCTCTCATTAACATCAATGGTAATAGCATATTACTCATTCCGCCTTGCGGTCTTTGCGGTCCTTGCGGTCCTTGCGGTCCTTGCGACCTTTTCGATGGAACCGAAGAGACGCTTTTTTTTGAACGACTTCTAGTAGATAGACTGGACTCACTGGAGTCAGCGGGTGATGACTCTCCATCAAATCGAGATGCATCATCATCTCCTCCCCTTCCCTTGGCCCGTATCTGCTCTTTACGCCGCGCCATGGCGCGGTCTGTCCTTTTATCTTTTGACGCCTTCGGCTTTTGAGATTTTTCGTGAATCTTCTGTAATTGGATCATGTTATCCCTTTCCATTTTCTTTTTCTTGTCAGATAGCGCTTTGAGTTCACGGATTATACCTGGTGGATTTCCTCTAGCTCGTAGAGCCGTGCGATCTGCAGCGCGCCTTCTCCTAGTTAGTTTTTGTCCGAATACTCTTTTCTTTTCCTGAAAAATCTCTTCTTGTGATGCACCAGGCATCTGCTTTATTGGTTGGCTCCATATTGCTTGTATTCTTGCTCTTTCCTCTTCTGAATCGGAGCGGGACATGGGGTTTAAATATCTTTAGTAATGATAAAGAAATAAAAATGGGAATAGCTGCAAAGATAAAACGAGCGCAAGCAGACGGAACGAAATATATTATATTTTGGTCGCCAGGATGTCCTTACAGCGAAGAAGCCAAAAAGTTGGGATTAAAAATCCGTTCAAAAGGCGCAAAAGTGCGAATAATAAAAGTGAGCCACATAGCGAATAGAAAAGAAATAGAAAGAGACGCTATGGAAATGGCAAGTGTTATACCTCAGACCACGGCGCAATATGGCGTGTCGTGGCCTCAAATATTTAAGCTATCAAAAAATAAAGTAGAACATTTATCGGGAGGTTACGAAGAATTTAGTCAAACAGTTTAATTTTGTCCTTCCATTCTTTCATGGTTCTAACGGTGCCTTCGCCGTAGAGACTGGGAGGAGGCTTATCTGAAAGTTGGTGGGTGAGATACCTGTATCTTTGGACGGCGTCCTTGTTTAATTTGCGAAATTCGGGCGAATCAACCCATATTTTGGGACAATCGTGCCGACCGTATTCGTGAGAACAAACGCATTTTCCAGGATGAAAAACGGTCCAACCCCTGGTGAATAAGCGTGCAGAAAGCAGTATCTCTTCACCCTGAAATATGTGCTGAAGATTTGGATCGAACGGTATTTCTTTAAGGAACGGATCCGCGAGAAAAAATAAGAAGTTGGCGCTTACAAAAAACCCGATGCTGGGCTCTTTTGTTGCGGGAATTATGGAGCCGCAAGCTATGATGTGGTCGTCTTTATCTTTGGCCCACTTTTGGGTTATGCTCTTTACGGGAATATCGGACGTGGGTAGATTTTGAGGAGGATAGCACGTAAAGACGCATTTTTCTTTCTCGAACGGTTTAATCTGTTGTAAAATATCGGTGTCCCAACCAGGGCAGAATTTCATGTGTGAATCGATTTGGAGATACCATTTTTCGTTTCCGTGGAGCGTAGAAGCTAAGAATCTTGCCCAAGCGGGTCCCTTAGCTTCTACGTTTCTCATAACTTTTACGTTTGGTTCTGCTTTAACGCGGAATTTGTCATTGGGTAGGTTTTGTTCTATGACGGCTATTGTTATATTTTTGGGGTGGTCGGCGTTTTTGATAATATCTCTAACGGTTACCTGAGCCTGAGGGTCTCTGTAGGTGACGATGCTGATAAATATGGTATCATTTGTCATTTTACATAAGTACATCTAATAAAATAGACAAAGCGACCGCTTGGGTGCCGGTGATTTCTTTAACGCCAAAAGATTTCGCAACGCTCATGTTGTAAAGGTAGCTTCCTAGAGCGTATACGAGAAGTAATCTTAGAACTACGACTAAGATGAAAACCATTAGCATCATGCCTACGGATGATTCATCGTCTTCGGTGGCGGGGCTCTGGGTAAATTTTTCGGAAAGGAAGTTGCTGAAAGATAAATGTCTTAATACGCCTTCTATTAATTTAAGCATTGTTGTTATTATAATGTAAATATTTTAATTTTTATTTAATTTTTTAAAAGTAATTTTGAAATGAGTATAGTTTGCAATATGCTGAGCATAAGAATGCAAAAAATAACCAATATATGTATTGTAATTGTTCTATTATATCGAGCGAGAAGATTGTCTGCTATATTATCCAGAGTGTTTTTAATGAATGGTATTTCTTCTAATTCTTGCGTTTGTTTTTGTAAATCGTTTTCCATATTTAAAAGTAGAAACCTTAATAATTTAGATGGAACTAACGCCGTTTAGAAATTTGCCAAAAACAGAAAAAACATTAGAATATACAGCTACCGCGGATTTATCTTTAAAATACAAACCCGACAAAATAGACGATTTTGTAGGAAATAAATCTGAATTAGAAACTACAAAATCGTGGATATTAAATCACGATTCCCAGGAGAAAATGGCTATTATGTACGCCCCCTCCGGAGTCGGAAAAAGCCTTTTATTAGAACTAATACAAAAAAAATACAGTGACACTATGAATATCGTAACAACCAAAGATAAATCTATGGACGAAATTAGTTCTATACTGAAAGGCGATCATCAACCCACCATTTTAGAAGTTTTTAACGATGTCATCGCCAAAAAAAACAAACTCATACTAATCGACGATATAGACCTCAAAATACAATCAGAAAAAGAATTTATGAACATCGTATCCGAATGCGTTAAAAAAAATAACGTGCGCGTTTTTTGCACGGCATCATCTGCAATGATACGAAAACTCAACAAAATTAAAAATATAAAAAACATAATATTCAACAGAGTAAACCAAGACGATCTTAAAAATTTCGTAAATAAAATAGTACGCCTCGAAAGAAAAAGAACCCCCCACGACTTCTGCGAACACACTTTCAAACAATCCAACGGAGACGTTCGCGCCACAATTAAAAATCTCGAAATCACACTCGTCAAAAATACCAGAAACATCGTCATGGACCGCGATCAAGAAATACTCACGCCAGATCTAGTTTCAGAACTTATAGGAAACACCTACAAAACATTCGAAGATAAATACCGCATGAGCCAATGCGATACTTTTTCTCTAATTTACAGTTTGCACCAAAACTACCCTCAAGCCGTTTGCTCTCTCGAACAAATGAGCGATATAGCAAACGATTTCAGTCTTATGGATTCTTTAAGAAACAACATTTCCATCGACACTATTAGCATCAACGACTGCGCTCACGGTGTTAGCGTTCCAGTAACTAGGCTGACGTCGTCTTTTTACGAACAAAAAATAAAGCCAAAGAAGACCATAGTTATTTCACCGTATAAAATTATATCCAGTTCGAATCAACGGATAATAAGTAAAAACAAGGTGGAGAACGCGTGCAAAGTTTTAAATCTAAACTTCGGCGTCAACAATCCTGAGGTTCTCGAGGCCATTAAGCTTCTGGCTACCAAAGAGAAGCGTAAGGACGATTTTACGTGGTTTTTTACCAGATTTGCTTCCAAAAAGAAAAGCGGAGGCTTAAAAAAGTCTTCTGCTACGAAGCATTAGATTGTGAAGAAGCTTTCGGTCTTTCGCATTTTTAAAAGAAACCGCCTCGTACATCTTAAATAATCTTACGACGTTTCTGTATTCTTCCAGAGATTTCGCTCTCTTCCACATAGTAATAACGGAAGCCGTGGAATGAAGAGCCTTTCCAAACTGAGTTTTTTTCTCACCCTTCAAATTTTCGAGTTCGTCGTCGAGAATTTCGCTCTCTTCGTCGTCTTCCTTTTCTTCTTTTAAATACATAAGTTTCATTTTGGTGTCTTCTATTTCTTCGTCGAGTGATTTCTTTTTTGTAGGTTTCTCGTCAAAGCGCTTCTTCCTATTGTCTGAAGCGCGAGCTGCGGGATCCATGTTATCGTTTTCCGAGAATTCTTCCAGTTCTTTATCTAGGCTGGAGTGCCCCAGGGATTTTATCAGGTCTAACACCGTTCTTCGCGTGTTAGAATCTTTGGGTAACTGTGCAAAAAGGCCTTCGCAAAAGAATGCGGGTTTAACTGTATCGGAGTAGCATTTTATGAACTTTGTTCTGGATTTGCAGAATGGTTGGAACATTTTTCTGGTGCTTTTGTTTATGTAATCTTGGTTTTTGTCTGGTTTTTCTTTTGTTTCTTTTTCTTCGCTGTAGCGTTTCTTAAATTCCGTGTGAAGAATTAACCGTTCGTACTCGAGATAAATTGCAGGGTGGAAAAAGCACGAAAACCATCGCTCCCAATACTTCTTCTTCTGTTTCTTATCTTGTTTTACCGTGTTTTTGTAATTCTTCACGTTTGTTACGAACTTCGTATTCGTTTCGTTGGTAGTTCCTCCAAAGAACCCAGTCTTTTTCTTCCAAGACACTTTCGTTACCGGGAGGTCGATTGAAATTTTAGAAGGTGTAGTGATATTAAACGCACCGCTGGATGTAAACTGAGAATCAAAAAAGAATTTAGCGACTATGTCTTTGAAATCATCCAAGTTTAATCCATTTTCATCGTATCCGCATTCGCGTCTTACTTTCCACGCGCCTCTCGCGCTTATTTGTTCCGTTGTTTCTTTCATATTAATATTAATCCACATTTTTTTTTAATGTTTGCCAATATTAATATGCCAAAAAATAAAATAAAAACAGACGATCCAGAACGAATAAGACTCATGTACAGAGCTGCCCTCCAAGAAAAAATGAAAAGATGGAACTGCACGCATCCCAATAAAAAAAAACAAATTCACTGCAGAGAACTTCTGCTCCTTATAATAAAAGTAATTCACGCTTTCCCCATATACAGAACCGCTTTCCCAGAAGCAACACCTAAACAACTCGAAGCTCTTTGGAAAAAAACCTCTAAAAAGGTATCCCCCTCTTCCAGCTCCACCAGTTCTTTAAAAAGCGACCCTGGCTCCCCTCGCGGATTAGAATTAAGATGCCCTCGTTGCGAATCTACCGACATAGTTCACAGCGGCTTCGCTGGCGCGGACGTGGTTTGCACCAGATGCGGACACACTTGGCTTTTGATTGGAGGAGACAGATACGGGCCAGATCTCGGAGAAAAGGCTTACGGTAGGTGGAAGTTGCCAGCTTTTACGGAATATGTAGATAAAAAGGGTAAGGTCGTAGAAACGGGGTTTCCTAAAATTTTTGGCAAGGAGAACAGACCGGCAGACGAGCAGTATTTTCAAAAAATCGTGGAAGAATTCGTGCAAACTTTTGCCGAGTTTAAAAAGGAGTGGGAGATTGGAAAATACAACAACCTTCTCCAGATAACCGCCTCTATTCTGGGGGAGTACATGAAATCTTTGCCTGACGGTAAGGGTCTTCCGAAAAAATACAAGAGAAATTCGTTGCTTGCCGTGATGACTTATTACGGCAATGTATTGATGGGTGCGGGTCTAGAATACGACCAACTTGCCGAAATTTTTGGAGTCCTTCCTTCAGATATGGACGCCGTGAAAAATAAAGAAATGGAGGTTTTCTGGACCACAAAACAAGGGTCTAAAATATTCGCAGACCTTTTACCTCTTCTGTCTGCTAAAAAAATAACATATAACGAAAGTTCTCCTACCGATTTAGAAACTGCGACTTTTAATAGAATAAAAGGCGTGCAGGGTATTACAAAACTCGGCGTCAAGGCCTTTATTATGAAACTAAGAGACGATGACTTTAAAAAATTAGAAACAGCCTCTGTGCCGCACAAGAAAATTAAACTTCAAATGGAAAAGGTCGAAAATTACTTCGACGACCATCCGTCAGAATTGGATTCTTTACTTTCCAATATTTAGAATCAATTCCGTAACCACAAAAAGAACTAAAACTCTCATAGCCGTAGTTTTTGCGCTAACTTTCTTTGATTTTTCAACCATTGTTTCCCCGTTGAAATTTTCAAGATCTGTTCCTTTCCATATTTCTGACCCGTGATAATTCGCATACAGCGTATATCCGTGCATTTTTAATAACTCAGACGTTTGTTCTCTAGCCTCGTGGTCTTTTTCGAAATTTATGCACCACACGCCAACTGGTACGTCCCAATTCATTTGTTTTAAGATGTTTGTAACGTTCCCTTTTATACAGAACAAATCTACTGCTGTAGTTTTTGCGGCTTTCAGTATGTCATTTAGTTTTCCCTTTTCTGTCCCAACGTATATATCGGTGAATTTGTTTCCCTTCCCGTATCTGTTTTCGGTCAGATCGTTTAATAAATCGGGGGTCTCCTGTAATATCCCTTTCCATCCCAAATTTTGAAATGCTAAGGTGTGGTTGTTTTCTATGCCGTTTCCAGCTCCTAAATCTACGTAGAACCCAGGATTCATTCTGTCAGCGAAAAAATGGTCGTATATAAAACGATCTTCGGCGTGTCTGCTGTACGAATCCTTCATTATTTAACTATTACCCAAGATTTTATGCGGTCTATAAATCATTATTATTATCAAACTTATTTCCAAAATGCCGCAATTTTACGGAAATATCAACTCAAATAACGGGTCTGGATTTCGCTCATTCTTAAAAGCAATTCTTATGACCCTCATAATGACATTGATTAGCCTCGCCATCAACTATTTTATCACCTACATGGAGGGCTCTGCATCCTCTAACTCTTTAGACATTTCCTCCATGTGGAACATCTACAACAACTACGGAATCAACCCCATGTCCCTTTCCAGCTACGAAAAAGACGTATTCACCAACATCGTCAGAAGCGAAGACATCGACATCGACTTCAAAGACATCGGAGGAAACGAAACCCTCAAAGATAACATAGATAGGCTCGTCATTAAACCCACCCTAAACCCCAACATATACTCTGGAAGAAACCTCCTCAAACCCCCAAACGGAATCATCCTTTACGGACCTCCCGGAACTGGAAAAACCATGATGGCTCGGGCCGTCGCTAAAAGAATAGGCGGGTGCTTTATTAATGTAACAAGCGCCCTCATAGAAAACAAGTTTTACGGCGAAAGCCAAAAAATAGTGGCCGCGATATTCTCTATCGCCGATAAAATAAAGCCTTGTGTAATTTTCTTCGACGAAATCGACGGTCTCTGCGGAACCAGAAACATTCTAGACCAAAGTCACGTCACGAGCGTAAAAACATCGTTGCTCGCGGAAATGGACGGCATTCACCAGAGAGACCCAGGTGTGATAGTTTTCGGCGCCACTAACAGAATTGACAACTTGGATGCCGCTCTCAAGAGGAGGATGCGGCTCCACATCAAGGTTGATCTTCCCGATAAAGATTCCAGGAAGCAAATTCTGGAAAAAGTAGTAAAGGGGGAGCCCTTGGACGATGACGTGAGCTTGGAAGAACTCGCGGAAAAAGCGGATGGTATGTCGGGTTCGGACCTGCACGAGTTGTGCAAATTGGCGGCGCAGTACGCGATTAAAGAAAATTCCGGGGAACGGGACTCTATATTGATTAATAAGTGCAACTTTGACTCGGCGTACTGCGATCTAACCGAGCAGTAAGTTTATACTGTACGAACCCAAAAAGGGTTTTATTTTTATTGGTCGTCTTTAAAACCTCAACTCGAACGTGTTCGGTATGTTCGTTACCCGTCCTATTAGATATTCCGTGCTTCCGTAGAGTTTTGTCGCATTTTTATACCCAAACTGCAAAGACAATACCGCTAAAAACATTGTTAATATAATTACCGTCTTCGCGTAATTATTTTGCGGCTTGTACTTTATTGGTTCCAATACCATCATGCGTTTTGCCGATAAAATTGGAGTCGGAGGCGGTGACGAAGACCTCTTCCTTTTTAAAGAGCAAGGCAACGTTATAGGGAATAAGTCTTCGTTGTCGTTAATCTCTACAGATGGGAACATACCTTCGCTTTTTCGTTTATAGTTCATTATTTACAATTACAAGCGCGCAAACTCTACGACGCATCTGGCTGGTATTTTTTAAAACTACTTAAATAATTTACATTTTACGGGTTCCACACACGGCGTTCGTTTTACCTTTTCCCGCCAAATATTTACGGTCCAGGTACTTCATGTCTCTTGTTAAGACGTTGCAATGCTTGTATTTTGCAGTTCCAGGGGAGCTGTTCTTCCTATATATACGCAAGGCGTTCAGCCTGGCCTTCTTCTTTTGGGCCGCCGAACGAACTGTTATCTTGTCCATCGTGCTTTTTTTATTTATTTCCGCGTCGAGAGCAGACCTTCTCTTTTGTGCGGATTCGTCGAGCTTGTACTTGCGCTTTCCCTCGTACTTGTTCTGGGATATAAATATTTTTAGGGCCATCTTAATAGTGGCAAATATTAATATTGTATATTTCTGGCATCTTTATTTGTAGATGCCGACATACTCAATAAAAACCCCACGTTTCTACTCTGGCTGCGTGAAGATTCCTCATTGCATTGAATCCGCTGTCGAAATAAACTGCGTCTATGAATTCCGTTACAAACTTTGATATAATCCGATGCGCCGTTTTCAAATTCATCGATGATTTTGGCTCCACGATACCTTTCTGCTTGGCTGATTCCATAATATTTCCACCAGCCATTTGCATATGGGTGAGCTCTGGAACCACGATAAGCATTTTGGTGGGCAGCAATAGAGTGCTTTCTAAATCTTTATAGCCATCCGTATAATCAAAAAATGCATCTTTCTCGCCTAGTACCGTCAAAACTGGCTTGGAATAATCTTCCATCGTTTTACCGTCTGTAATCCCCAAGTTTATCTGCGAAGCAAACACTTGACCGAGCTGTACTAGCAAGTCGCAGCATTCTTCCGCGAGTTGTATTCCAAAGATAGCACCGATAGAGTGTCCTATGAGAAATCGGGGCATTGTAGTTGAGTACTCTTTTTTAATGTAGTGTTCGATATCATATAGGGCATCGTGATATGCGTATTTTGACATGGAAGATACATTAGCTATAATGACGTCACTGTAAATATTTTTTTTATTACCTGCTGTTTGAAGTGCTCCGCCAAGTTCTATGTATTCTTCTGCTGGGACATTCATACCAGGCATAATAATAGCTACACTGTTTATTCTGTGAAAGTTTCTGTTGGAGATGAGTATTGAGCTAAAATTGAGGGAATAAACGAGTAGATTCCACATTTTTATATAAAACCAGCTGTTTCTTTTTAAGTGCTTGGCGTGCCCTAAAAGTCTGGTCCGAACAAATCTTCCATCGTGACGCCTGGATAAGCTTTTTGCACTGGCTTGCTCACATTAACTACTTTCGGGTAACTGCGTTTTGATGCTACACCCGCCTTTTTCTCTTTTTGTAGCCTGTCTATCATTTCTTTCAGAGTTTCTTCCTTTTTTTCGGGCTTTTTTGGAGGCGGCGGTGGCGGCGAAGGAGGAGCCGCTCCGCTGGAGGAGCTGCTTTTCTTTTTTGTTGAAGAAGAGCTCCTGGTGGTGGTCGCGGAAGAAGAGCTTGGACTGGAGCTTGATGTGGAAGATTTCTTTGATTTTTTGATGCGCAAGAAAAGGGGACGTTTCTTGGCGTCTGCGGGGCCTTTTCTTTTGGTGGCCGTTATTATTTTAGTTTGACCCTTCTTTTCGGATACGAGCCATTTGTTTGTTTCCGAGATTATGTGGTTAAGTTTGGCGGTTAAAACTTTGTTTTTGGAAAAGCCAGACCTGTAAGATAACAATATCTTGAGGTACCCCTCCACTTGCTTGTAATTATTCTCTTTCTGCTGTACGGTTAGAATGCCTTTCATTTCCCGTTTCCCCAAAACTATTTCTTTCCACTGTTCGTCCGTTATTGTCTTCCTATTATCGTCTCCGTGCTGTTTGGGATTATAATTGGCAATCTCCATTATTTTCTTGATGTTTTCGTCTATTTCTCGCAACTTTCTATCCATTTTCAGCTTCGCGGTGTCTTTGGTTCCCTCCCCGTAGTCCATCGTGTTCTTGCCTAGAGTAATTTCACGGTCTATATCGCTCTTAAGTATTTCGTAGTTGTCTCTGGTTGGGGGTCCAGAGCCGTCTCTTTTAACCGTACCTCTAATAAGTCTCAGATCCACCGCTCTTTGATAAGCATAAACTCTGTTTTCAAGACTTACAGATATAGGCGCACCTTTGTGAAAAGGGCTCGTGTTGTTGTAGCCCACCAGATAGGTTTCGCTAAGATATTTTTGCAGGTCGGCTTCGGTTATATTTTTGTAAGTAACGTTATTTTCTACGGTAACATCGCCTGTTGGCTTTATCTTTTCCCATACGGGAGTTCTCGTTATGACGAACTTTCTTTTTTCGGCGAGTTTAAACCCCTTAGCAGCAATGCCCTTAATTTCCAGTGCGTCCACCCGAGAGTAGTGCGCTGGTATTTTATAGTTCTGAACGCTTACGGGAACCCTGTGGACCACGCGTTTAGCTGCTGTCTTAGAGCCGCGTGGTCTTATTTGGCCTGTTACAGGGATAAGGATGTCTTTTTTAATTGACGCGGGAGAAGAAGCAACGACGGGTTTATTTTGGTTGCGTTTTTTGATAAGGTCTTCTATGAATTTCTGGTTTTCTTTCATGTTATCTCGACGTGCCTTGAGTTGTTTTGGCGAAATATACTTCATTTTTTGGTCTGCAAGAGCTAAGTATTCTTTTCTCTTCTGCTGAAGAGATTCGTGGGCCCAAGATATAGAGTGAGCGAGAGTGAATAGATTGTTGCCAGTTTGCCACGAAATCTCTTGGAGTATTTTGTTCTTGAAGTCGTTAAATTCCTTCTTTGATTTGGATTCATCAGGTTCCCACGTCCAAGATTCGATTTCGTTGGGGTCATAAACAAACACCTTTTTGTCCGTTTGCACCTGAATCTCGGCTTTAGGCACGAGTGGCGACTTTTTAACGGGAATAAGCCCCTTACCCTTTACCCACTTGAGTTGGGCGACTTCCATTCTGGTGGGGTCGAATACTTCCATAGTTTTAATGGGCGGACGTTGTGGAACGCGTGTTTTTCGGGCAACTTTAACACCTTTTTTACGAGGAAACTTGCGTATGGTTCTATTTATGCGAGCCGTAATAACGGGGTCATCGCTAATGATGGGTCTTTTCTTGAATTTCATAAAGTCAGCCGCGAGAACTTTTGGCATTTTTTCAGTTGGAGTTTTGACTACGAATTCTCGTTTGGGTTTTTGTTCGGCGTAGTATTTTTTAAGTTTTTTACGAGCTTCTAATACCTGTAGTTTGGAGTCTTTTATTGTTGGCATTGATAATCCTTCCGTGTCAATCAAATTTCTTATTTCTCTGTCGGGTAATTCGTCGATATTTTTAACGGGAGCTATTAGTCCAGCCGGCTTTGATATAATTTTCCTTTCCGTTTTTGGAATCCCTTTTCTCCTCGACTTTATTTCGTAGGGTTTTTCTTCGTCTTTGTAGTTTTTTCTCGTAAGATCTACTGGGTTTTTAGGCTTATCTCTGAGAGAATCGGAAGAAGAATATTTTATCGGAGATGTGGGTATTCTGGGTGCTGCAGGCAGAACGAGAGGCGGTATTTCGATGCCTTTAATAAGGGGTTTTCCACTTTTTTTTGTTCTTATGCCTTTAATTTTTTTGATGGCGGCCGTTTTTGTTGTTACGCCGAGCAGTTCTTTGGCCGCAGAATCCACGGAAATGTAACGCTCGAGCGTCCCCAGAAAATCTTTAAGGTTAGCGAGACTTTCTGTTGTTTTTATTTCGTATTCACCTTTGCCGATAGTTCCATCTATGTATTGGGACGAATATTTGTCGACAATATCGTCCATTTTAATCAATTTGGCGTACAATTCGTCGCTTTTGGGGTTTTTATCTATAGATATTACGTAATCTTTTTGTTCGTCGGAAAATCTCTTTTTGAAGAGCAAGGCGTCCAAAGTTCTACTATCTCTACCAGCGGGTTCGCCTTGAGCCTTTTTCGTCGTTATTTTTTGTTTTAAGGTTTCTATCCTCTTTTTAAATGAACCAGAAGATTTGCTTCGTATTCCGCGCGAACTGCTGCTTTCGGATTTCTCGCTCTTTTCATAATCAAAGGTATCGCCAAGGTTGTCAGAGTTCGACGACATTATTTATAAATAAACTAAGATTTTTAATTTTTTAATTTTGTTCTACGGGAGAAATCATCATCGAACTAACGTTTCTGGTATTTCCTTGCATTACACTTCTTCTTGAGCCGTAGAGGTTAGTATTTCTGAACCCGTCGGTTAAAGCGCCAATGTTTTCTGGAACCTCTGTTATACTATTCATATGATTGCTAGATTTCGAGCTCGTACTCAACGAACTCGCACTCGGTATTTCCAGAGTTTTTATCGCAACCTTAATAAACCAACGCACCCCACGAAAGTTATAATTAACCTTTTCGTTAACGTTGCTTCCCGCATTATCTCTTTGAAATTGCAAGGTTAACGTATTTAACGACATCGGTGGAGCTATCGGCCTATCTGGTATATCTTTTTGGAAAGTCGATTCGTTCATACCTGGACTAGATAAGAAGAACTCTCCTAACGGCATAACGTTGTCAGATTCGTGACCTCTGTTTAAATACGAATCCAATTCGGGACATCTCAGCATTACTATGTCACCGACGATTAAATCGTAACGGTACGGGCATCTTAACAGTCTTCTATATATTTTGTCACTTAACGCACTATTTACTACAGTTGTAAGAGTCACATCATCGGAAGATGATAATGGGGCTTCTCCAAGTTTTTTATAAATCCCCAACGGATAAAAAGCAGTTGTTGTGGGGAGTATCGTAAAAGATGCACAATCATTATGATCTGGGTCCTCGGGGATGACCGTTTCACCTGATCCGTTATGCCGAACTGTGTAAAAGAAATATTTTCCCGTTCCTTCCTCTTCTCCTAAACGTATTGTTTGCCCCCAGTTGCCAAGACGCTTAGCCTTTGCGTTGAACATTTCCATTAGAGTATCGTTATTGTAATCTTGGGTTGGGAATGTTATACTGAAGGTGGTACTGTTGACTGTAAAATTCACGGTATTTCTGTCACTTTCGATGGTGTATTCGGTGAAAGGGATTCGGGCCTGAACGACTTCAACGGATACGACATTTTCGAAGCCAGGCGATATAGTAACCGATTCTTCGCTGTCTTTTCCAGTTATGGTTAGAAGATATGTATATTCTTTGCCGTCTTTGTATAATGTTTCGATATTTTTGCTGTCGTCAATTTGATTGCCTTTAGATGCTTGGCTTTGTATGAATTGGTTTGCAGCTCCTACTTCGAAAGCGCTAACGGACATGGTGTTATTAATAGTAATATATATGTTTTTTGTTTTAAGTGAATTAATAAAAAATATCTATTCTAATGGTAAATGGTAAAGCTAACAGAATGGGACGTTCTCGTGAATGGACGCAAAGGAGATAGCACGCGTGAAATATGGGACTTTCCCGACCCAATAAACAGCAGCACTTACGAATCGATAACCTACGCGGGCAAATCCTATTCGGTCTGCAAACATAAAGGGAGAACCAGCAGTCAAATGACAGAAATAGCAAAAATATTGGCCGAATACCAAAAAAATAACGATAAAATAATGGCCAAAATCGCCGCCAGGAAAAAAAAAGACTACAGCGAGAAGGAGAATAAACAATTAGAACTTGTCCTGAAACACCACGGCAAAAATTCTAAAAAAATCGCAGAGCTAAATCCGAAAAACGGTGGATTTGCTGGTATGAACAAACCTTACGAGATTACACTCGAAGATTCTTCAACTACTTTTCCTATAGGTCCGACTGTTAATAAATGCACGGGAGTAATTGAACGTTCAGGCACAGTATGCAAATTAATAGGTGGTGTAGTCCCTTATTTGAGGCCTTCTTATAGGATTATTTACATTAATGTAAATACGCTAAGACGTTACGATCATCGTCTTTTAGTTCACGAACTCGCGCACACGGCAGCAAACCATGTTATGTATAGACCAAGCGACCACGGGGCTGATTTTAATAGTGCAGAAGCTCTCCTCAAAAAATTTTCTTAAATATGAATATTGATTTTGAAAAAAATGTGGGTCTATTAATAAAAATGAAACGCGTAGAAGTTTCCTCTAAAATTATAAACCAGTATAAATTAAGAACAGGAGTAAAGACATTTATAGGAGGCAATCCCGCAACTTTGGAACGCAAAGATGTTTACGGCATTTGGAATAAAATGTACGAAATAACACCCAAAGTTGACGGCGTCAGGTACCTCTGCGTCATGGACGCATTAGACGGCAATCTTAAAAAAAAGACCCTTAAAACACCTTATTTCATAGACAGAGGCGGCGTCCAAAATTACATCAGAGTTTTTCAACCCCAACACACAAACGGTAATACTCCCCTACCCAGAGTATTCCCGACCTGCATCCTCGACGGCGAACTCGTAAAGGAAAAAGTAAAAGGTCAAAAAAGAACTAGGCAAATTTATTGGATATTCGATATCCTAAGCTTCAACGGACAAATGGTCACTCACCTCAGCTTTAACCAACGCCAAACCATAATCAATGACGAAATTAAAAAGTGGTGCACAGCTGATAACAATCCCGACACCTGGTTCTTTATTCTCCCCAAACCTTATTACAACCCCAGCGATTTTGCCAGCGCCAGAGATCCGTACTCAAGCATCGGCCTAAAATTCGCGGAATACTGCGATAAACTTAATCTCTCTAAACCAGTGTTAGACGGACTCATCATAAACGACACCATTCGCCCGTACGTGTCTGGCGTTTGGAAACGCTGCGATAACGTCCAATACAAATGGAAGCCACAGGATCAGCAAACAATAGACGTTAATCTGCTAAAAGACGACATGCCAGGCGGGAGGAATAACCAACCCCTTTCGTTTGAGCTTACTCATCCCAAGAAGAAGAAAGAGGTGATTTTTACGTTTGAAAAGTCTGAAGGACTTCCTAAATTAAAAGAAAGGCCCAAAAACAAAAAGACGGCTGTGAAAGGCGGAGGGTTTAAAGAGGAGCCGTTAGTGGCGGAGCTTCTGATAACGGATATTAACACTAAAACTAAGAAGATTTCGACTAAATTTGTCCGCTTCAGAGACGATAAACAAGCGAACGCGTACAGAACTATGTTGAGCGTAATAAATGGCTACTTGTATCCCGTGGATTTGAAAAAGCTATTTAGCCGAGAGCCGGAAAAGGTTATTCCGTATTTTACTAGGCGGCAGCTGCTTAGAATAAAGCATTTCAGCGATGTATTCAACAGTCGAACCACAAAAGGTATAAATTTGATGTGTAAGCCGTCTTCTGCAAAGACTAAGATAGTTATAAAATTCCCAGGTAAAAAGGATATGTTCGACTGTGTGAAAGAAAGAGGGTTTCCTAAAGCGGTAATAAGGGAGCTTAAAAACGATAAGGGTGAATTTATACTTTTAGCTGGAGATAAATTGCTTGTTCCAAAATATAACGGGGGGAAATTGGCGTGGGCGCCCGTGAATAAAAGCAGACATCTCGAAATTGACACGGATTATTTATACAATACTCCAGTTACAATTACGCCAATGGTTTTGGTTAATAAGGCGAACAGCCCATTGTCAAAAAGAGGCGTAGTTGAAAAAACCATATTCAGAGTAACAGGTTACACTAATATCATTTTTGAAAATGCCGAGAATGGCACCAATACTTCATTTTATTTGGAAACATTTCCTGGAGAAGACCCTCGAGAACTCATCCGAATCGTTAGAATGATTCTGCATTTGTAAATTTATTTTCATTACCGCTCCTCTTTTTTAGAACCAGAGGTAGCCATCTTCTTCAAAAAACTACCCGTTTGCGACTCCAAGTCACCCATTGCGCTCTCCATCCCTTCTTCTATCTTTGAAGATATTATATCCCCCGCCATTTCTCCCATCATTTCCGTCAAATTTTCACCCGACGGAGGCATCATACTCGTTGAAGCATATAAATTGGGCTCACTGCGTCTTAATATAGACGCCATTTTATTTGCTTTCCCCCCCATCTCAACGGCCGTCCTCAAAGATTCTGGAACGTCCTGAGAAGCCATCACGTCCTTCATTTCTATACCAACGCCCGTTGGCATCTTCGTCATCGCCCTAACTCTACCTGTGGCCAATCCCGCCAATTCCCGAGCCGTTTCGTCTTTGCGGGCTTGAGCTGTTGCGGCAGCTCCAGCAACGGCTGCGGCGGCTGGAGCGAACGTTTTTGCTTTATTAATGACGTCCTTTGCCTCGCTTTCCGCTTTTCTCAGCTTTCCCATGAGTCCCTTTTCCAGGAGTTTTCCCGCGGCGTGCTGCGTTATTTCTCCAGCTCTTTCTTCTATTGTTGGCATGTACGTCGTGAGACCCTTGACTTCCAGGATTTCGGGCAGACATATTTTTGGAGACCCTGGGTTTTCCTTTTCCAACTTCTTAATGGTTTTAAGGTACAACTGCCCCAGGTCGGTTGGAACTGAAGGACTCTGTTCCAAAAGAGTATCGAACTCTGTCCGCATTTTATCCAGAAATTCGTCGCCGTTCATGGTTCTATCCGCGGGAGGAAGAGACAGCTCCACCGCAATTGAGCGCGAAAACTTTCCAAACTGAATGCTTGCCATTCTGTGACCTTCCATAAGCTCTCCTATCTTTAAGAACTGCGCCACCGTTGTAATCATACCAGCTAATAGATTTACGCCTCCGATGATGCTGGGCGCCCAAGCGGCCATTTCTCCCTCGAAAGAGCTTTGGGCAAAATTCGCGGTACCTGCTAGTGTTGATAATATGATAACGGGTAAGCTAAATCTAACGTGCATTTTTTTGTAGCGAGCGGCCGCTCTTTCGTGCATCCACCTGTATCCTCCTGCCTTTTCTCCCCATTCTTTGAGGATTGCAACTTGTTGTTGGTGCCAAACTGTTGGTTTTTTTTCTTCTGGTTGATCCGCGATTGTTGGAGCAGTTTTGCGTTGAGCCGCGGGATTTGGGGAGTTTGATCTGGGTGTTGCCATGTTTTTTAGTTTTAACCGAGATTTTTTTCAGACCGAACCTGCCAATAAATGACCCTACTGTTCTTGTGGGTCTGTACTTGCCTACTTTACTTGCTAAAAAAATACGCATTTGGCGTTTATGCACGTCTTCTAATGCTTTTCTGCCTTCGTCTGTAAGTTTGGGGAGTTCGCTCTGCAACCTCTCCAAACCGTTATAAATTCCTGACAATACATTGACTTCAGAATAATCATTTGATTTCGTTTCCAACATCTTATTAAGAGCCTCATCTAATACTTTATTCGTAGCGACTTTTATTTCTTGAATACGTTCTCTGCTTATTAATAGCGGGTTGTGATGGTGTGGTTCTAGTTGGGCTGTTATTTTGGCGTGAGCGATTTTTTTTAGTTCCTCTTTTTTTGCATCATCTATATGGTAATTTACCAGGTCGTCGTAATGAATTACGATATGAATGAAGGTCATTAGGTCGAGACTGTTATGTTTTTTTAATTCTTGTATCATTTATACATTACTCAGATTTAAAACCAAAACACCACATTTTTCGAATCCAATAAACTATGTTGTCGCAAAATTGATCCCAGCTGTCTTGATGTAAAATACCGCATTGTTCTTTACCCCAAGAATATATTGTATCAGAAGAATTCAACGAACACGTGGAACTCGAAGAATTCGAAGAACTCAGCGCGCTCGTGCATCTTGAAGAAACTGGTGTGTTATTAATAAAAACATCGTGTTGGTACATGAATACTTAAAATTTAAAAGTAAATAATATTTAAGTATGGTTTCTATTCTTTTTTCTTATAAAGTATTTCCAGAACTATCGATATCAGAACAAGATATTATAGATTTCATGGAAACTAAAGGTCTCGCCTTAGCAGCAATAGAAAGATACGAAGACGCTTCTGTCTCTATTAAATTCTGGAAATCGAGCGACACCCCTAACCCCGCTAAAAAAAGAAAAGAACTCGTAAAAAACCCTGAAACACGCAAAAAAATAAAAACTACACACCAGAATTAATTACGGCACTATTTAAAAATAAGAGCCTTATTTTTAACAAATGCAAGTCCAAACTCCACCTGTTCTCTCCGTTTTAAACAAAATATTAAGTTCCCCGTGCCCAAATTGCCACGAAAAGATAAATAGCATGAAAAGAATCGTTAATAAAAACGAAGGCTATATTTGCCTTGGATGTGAATGTTCATTTCTGGTAGAATTGCATCAACCGAACACAGATAATTGGTGGTCGTGCGATTGCGGTAATTGCAATAACGATAATTTAGAAAGGGGTTATTTGTACGTTTGTTTTGAGTGCGAAGTTGATATAAAAGCAGAACACACAGGGAGAAATTTAAATACTCCCTTTAAATGCGATAAATGCAGTAATGACATGATACTTTTCGATTTTCAATATTAATTGCGGTTTATAAAGATTTAAAAAGAAATTGGATATATAAAATATGAACGTGCCCGAAAATGTTTCTAAAGATAATTTTATTAAAGAACGCGAACAATACGACGTGAGCGGATTTGCATTAACCGTTGTTTTTCACAACAGAAACCAAGAATACAGGTCCAAATCTTTTTATATTACGGGTGGTATATCAAATATTGACGCTTTCATAGAAGAAAAACGTAAATATTTAAGTCTATCAAACCAATTTTTATGTTTCATATACATTCAATCCAAACACTTCCGCAACTTCGAACAAGAACACATCAACTACATTTCAAAACACCCTCTCATCCTATTAGACAGCCAATGCTAAACGACCATTTTCTTCATCATAAATATAATATTTACCATCTATATTCCAAGCATAACCACCTTTATATTTAACAGGCGTTAAAGCTTTCGTCGAAGGTCTCCGCAATAACATATTTATCGCATTTTCCAAAGTTCTTCGAGGCATCGCTTTCGTCGCAACCCCTCTTATCACAAACGGAGAACCCGAATCGAGCAAACCGCTCCTGTTAAACTGCGGAACCACGCTGACGTATCTATCCGCTGTCTCCCTTTTTAATATACCCAAGTTGGCTATTTGCTTCTTTTTAATGCGAATTGTCAATTTTGGTCTTTTACCCAAAACCTGTCTCGGAAAAGTACCGTCTTCCGTTCCCACAATCCACTCCGCCGACTGCTTGTTTTCGTCTATTTGCTCCAACAACTGAAGCGTCAAAATCGGCTTGCCCGTTTGCCCTCTGGGACTCCACACCAACGGAGTGTTGGCACTTCCTCTCGACCCGCTCGGAGTGAATCCGTCCCGAGGGATGGGGACGAATACAAGCGTCGTTTCGTCTAATTTTTTGGCGTTTTTGTTGCAGAAAGCTACAATGTTCTCCTCCACGATTCCGCCTCTTTCCAGAGCGTTCTCGATTCGCCAATTTGAGGGAGCTGTTCCTGGAGAACTGTCCGCCTGGCCTATTTTCCATATAACGAATTTCATTGTGGCTCCGCTTTTGTACATATTACCAACCAGCGTACCCTTGAAATTTTTCCAATTCTCTACCTCTTTCGTTTCTCCGCTTTGAAGATCTATCAACGTCACGGTACCCGACTTTTTACCTTTTGTTATCGCAACTATCTGAGAAGCAATAGGAAACGCCACGACCCCGTATTTGTGATTCACGAGCCGCTGCACTTCTATATACGTCAAATAGAAAAACGGAACCGATCCCAAACCCTCCGTGGCAATCGTGGCCTCCTCCTGCGTCATCAACGTAGATTCTCCTTCCGAACAAACTCTACCCACTCCAGATATAACGCTGCACAAATACTCTCGGTACAGTAGAGTTCCCTTTCTCTTTCCAAAGTCTTTTATCAACTGGTTCTGCCTCTGCTCTAACAGTTTGCGAAGGCCTAGCCTATATCTCGATTCTGGCATTATATTGCTGCGATTTATCAACGCGGTCCTACCTCCGCTCGTACTCACCGTAAATTTGCCGTTTCGTTCCATTCCCACCATCTTTACATTCACGTATCCTTGCTCCGACTTACCTGGCAACTTAACTTTCAACTCCGTCCCCTTCTTGTCAAAATCCCGCGGCAGAACTCCGCTTTTCCTGTCTTCTTTATCGGGTCTCGTGGGAACTCCCGCTTCCCGTGCCGCGGCTTCTGTAGGAAAACCTTCTATCAAATGATTTCGGTAGGCGCTTTCCGACTTTTTACCCGTGCGCGTGAGCTTACCGCAGCACGGATAATATTTTCCGTCTTTTCCTTCTACACCTTCCAACGGGAATATAACTTGTCCTGGAGAAGGACACTTTCCGCGAAAAGAATACGGGACGGGTTGAGGACTTGGGATGTTGGGTTTAGCGCCTCTGCAAACGGAGGACGAGGTTTCTTTTCTGGTTGGCAGCGGACTGCCTGATACGGTGGCGGATTTGCTTCTGGTACGAGTTTGGGTTGTTGTATTTTTTTCGATTAGTAGGCTTTGGATTATCATGTACAAAGTTATTATCACGGGTTTTATTTTCTTTAATGTGAGTTTGTTTTCTTTATTTTTCGTGGTATGGCTTATGTTAAATTGCGAAGTGCCCTTTTTGTACAATTGCAGCGAATATTTCACATTTTCGCGCTCCATTTTTATCGTCATTCTCCCGTCCGTCTTGGAAATTGGCCTCTGCGTTATAGGAACGTTTATCGACTCGTCATCCAAAAAATCCAACTCCGGCCCCTGAAACTCCATTCTAAACGGTGACGTCTCAGTTTTCTGGAAAACTTTTATGTGCTCCGCACTCACATATTTTTTATCTTCCGATAACGGAAACAAATCCCGGCGCAACTTCTCGATATCTATCGTCCCTTCCGCCATCTTAAAAGAACGTATCGTCATATCCACTATAATCGGCTTCTTTACCGGTTTCCAATCATTAACAACCTTAGATATGCGCTGCGTTATATCTCGAATCGCGCTTCCGTCCTGATAAACGTCGTACTCGCACTCTAAAACCATTATCTTTCCTTCGCCGTCTATTCTAAACTGCGTGCGGGTACCAGTTTCCGAAACGTAATAAACGCACACTGCATTTTTCCAATCGCTCGGTTCCTGAGTTTTATTGTCTACTCCCGACAGCGGTTTCACTTCTCTGTACGTAACGAGAATTGGCTTTCTCGGTTTCGTTACGGTTACTACTCCGTTCGCTTGAGTTACGGCGTTGTTTAGAGTTTCTTCGATGTCTTCTTCGGTTAGTTTTCCCGCGATCCATCTGTCTCTTAGACCCTTGAGTTTGGCGGATGTTTTGCTTCTTTCGTCGAGTGTTGTATTGGGTCCTTCTTTGCCAGGGGTGGGATCTACGAGTTCCTTTTTGAAAAATCCCGCTGTAGAGAGAAGGTACGGTATTTGTGGGTTGTCGCAGGTTTCTTCGTGGGTGTTTGGGCCAATTCGCGGGCCTTTATCGGGGTCGCAATAGTTGCAAGCGGCTCCTGATGGAATTTCTCGAGGTGGGCGTTCGTACCTTTTGGGGGCTTCTATTTCTTCTTCGAGGCCTGCTATTTTCCCGTAGTATTTGTACATTACCTTAACGAAGCCTTTGTCGCCTTTGTCTAGCTTTATTTTTCTTGATAGAGATTTGAGTTCGTCCAGGGAGAGCTTCTTTGAGCCTCTTATTTCTAATTTAACTCTGTCTATTTTTATTTCGGGTTCTGTCATTCTATTTACTTTTACTAAGCATCAATATTTTAAAATAAAAAGTGTAAGATGGGAGTAAAATTTGTTAGAGTAAAGAATTTTAGAAAGTATAGGTACGGTGTGCACGTAGACCCAGAATATTTTGAGAAGATGACGGGGGCGTCGTTTTGGGATTTGCCGTTGTATCGTTGCGGTAAATAAGGCTTAAAAAAATGGTATATTTATAAATAAAACAAGTAGTATGTCAGATCGGCAACCCCACCAGCAGTTTAATGATTTGTACGATGAGTTTATGGTTAAGTTAAAAAAAGCGATTCCTCAGGAAGAGAATTTGTGGACGTTGCACGATGCATTTTCGGCGGGTAAAAAGATAAATCCAAGGATGCCGGTGGAAATGTATATAAATTCTTTGCATCTTTTTTCTGATAGGATATTTGAAGCAGACGAGAGTTTTTTTTTGACAAATGAAGCAATAAGCAACGAATTAAAGCAGCACAATTCCGATGGTACATTTAATACGTTGGAATCTATCCAAAGTTTTTGGAATACGGGTATATCGGATAAGACAAAAAAAGCGATTTGGTCTTATCTTCAAAATCTAATGATATTAGGGTATTTGTATTTGGGTATAGATGTGGCATTTGACGAGAATCTGCTAAAACGAGTTCTTTTAACTTGCGATAAGTTTAGAAATAAGGAGCTGACTGACACATCTGTAGAATATTTGAAGGCAAATTTTAAATCTTGACTAATTATAAATGTCCGATAAAGTATGGGTAGATAACGTTTACGAACTGTTAAATTTAGAATTTAACCCAGTTGGAGTATCAACAAATAAACAAATAAACATATTAACGAAATTATCGATTTTAGTCTCGATAGCAATATCCGTAATGAAAAAAGATTTCACAACAATAAAAAGAACTATCTTATTTATTGCCGTAATTATGGGGTTTTACATTCTCTTTTCCGCCTTATGCAGCAACAACGACGACACTCCTTCCACCAAATCCACCACTCTTCCCACCACAACCGAAACCTTCGCCCACCTCGATTACAATAACCCCGTAGGAAATCCTGAACTATCTACGGCCCCGTATTCTAGCCCACCCACAACGGGACCAACAAAAACAACAATCATCAACGGTCCCGTAAACAACGCAAGAGTTTTGGGATGCTCCTTGAATACGGACGACTGGGGGCGCAAAAATCCTGCGGGGAACCAAGACGTGTCGCTGGCTCACGATTCATTGGTTCTTTCTCCAGAAATAGAAGCGGCACTCACGCACAATATTCCCATGGATCCTAGCGATGAATTCTACGGAACGAATTTCTCAAGGTCTGTGTATCGCGTAGCTGACGACCAATCGAATTTTGCTGATAGTTTGTACGGTCAAGGACCAGGACAGAACTGTAAGCAAGGGAGCGTATTTGCGCACTTAGGTAATCCGTATTCGGTATATACAACGGCGTGTTCTGCGAATAATAACGAAGGCCAAAACAGGAGAACTGGGTTGCATTTGATTCCCGGAGAACCAACGATAAATTAACTTTTTTGGGAATAATTTTCTAAGCTATCTTTAACATGGCAACAGTAACCACAATTAATCAACAAAACATAATTGGCCTTGAAGAAAGCCAACTCGTTGGCCAAAAACCGCTTCGGTATTTTGTAAGCGAGGCGCCCCGCGCAAAACCGACTACACACACAGATTTTGGAAATCAAAAAACTGTAGGTTCTTGCTGCAATGCCCCTCCAGCACCTACACGATTGAACGAATTACCCGCAACATTCGAATTACCAGTGTCTCACGGGTATTTGGCGGCGGAACATTCGGACCGCAAGTCCTCTGGGGTTGCGAGCGATTTGAGATTCGGAGGAAGCGTGCGTTGTTTGAAATCTATGCAGCAAGTGACGGAAAAAACATATGATAGATATAACTTTATAGAGCCTGATTTATCGTCGGGGCCATCGCACGTTGTCCTTAAGGATTTTGAATTTGGCATTGGTAAATATGGCCACAGCCAGCCTGTTCCAAATTTTAAGGCGGTCGGAAATAATCCCGTTTATCCGGTTCAGGGAGGTGAATCTACCAGAAATAAGGTTATTTTAAACAAGTCTCTTTAAACAAGTCTCTTTAAAATAAAATGTAATGTTATTAATAATAACATGCCATCTGTCGCACCTGAAGCTGAAAAGCAGTCAGCCTCGAGCTTTAAATGGATCGTAAACGATGACACTTTTACAACAAAAACGGACGTATCCACCAGAAATTTACGTGTCAATTCCGAAAAAATATACACGGACTCAAATCTCAGAAACTTAGGAAAGATTTTAACCAAAAAAACACCAGAAGACGTAGAAAGCGCAAGGACCGCAACTGGAAAACTCGACCCCGCTCAATACCAAACCCGAAGCGATAGCCTCAAACCAATCAGTTCCAGAACCGGTACTTCTATCAAACCGTATTACAGCTTTGGAGGAAGACAAAATAACGTATCTGAAGACCGAACGTTATTCCGCACTCCTACCGATACGCATTTAACTGAGAAATCTTACGACCGCATTTGCTGCGAGGTAAAGCCATTGGCGGTGGCAACCACTATGGCATCCGTAAAACTTCAGGATTGGGATCTCATAAACGAGAAATACGCACCCCAAAGAGGAGGGCTTGGCACCAGAAATTTTGTAAAGGACCAAAAAACGCCAAAGTATCCTTCGCAGGTTTTGCCCGCTAATTCTCAACTGTACAGCTAAATTTTCATTCTATCTTTTTGTTTTAAAAATAATAATATTGTTTCAAAGTAAAAACAATCATGGACGCTTTATCTGCGACTGTAGTTACTTCTTCAATGCTTTTGGCTTATCTCAATTCCAGACGCGAAACCGATACGAACTCCAACAATTCTACCGTAAAACCAGCACAAGAATCGTTCACTTCGAATACCGCGGTGACAGACACCAAAACCGCCGAATCCGAGCGTCCATCGTCAAAAATTAAAGGAATCGATCCCGTAGTGGCCCGTTCGGTAGATTTCTTAAAAGTTCGATTATCCACGATGCTCTCTGAAGGAACCTTGACCGACGTAAAAGCTGTTTGCAGACAAATAGAAGACGCCGGTCTAGAAAAAGAAATACCAGACTACGCTCGCGCCCTCAACATTATCGCTTCCGTTCCCAACGATTGCAATCAAATACAAATAGTAACCGACCCCACGAGATACCAAAACAAATCCCTCGCAGAATTCGTTCACAACAACTTCGTCCCGTTCTTCTCGGGCCGTCACACCCAAAATATGGTGGGAACGGGAGTCTCTTCAGGAAACTGGAAAAGCGGCAACGATGCTTCCACCATAACTCAAATGAGAAACCACACAGGCGAAGACCCCTTCATTAAACCGCAACGTTCTTCCAGAAACCCTGAAACCGCCATATTTAAACCCGGCGAATTGACCGTCGACAACACCGTCTGGGGAGCTCCTCTCTCCAGGCCCGAGTTAGACAGATACGTTGACATAACCAACAGCAGACCCGACCTAAAACCCACCGAACACATACGCGTTGGACCTGGCCTCGAAACGGATCCCGCCAAAAACGTTCACGACAGAGGTTTCCACGATTTTTACAGACCCATAGACGATGCCAAACGCAAGATAAACGGAACTTACGTGGAAGGGATGGCGCAGCAGGATCCGCGAAAGGGAAAAGCTCAGAGCGGCGGAAAAACTTCGGGGCAAATGCCTTACGCTGGCGGTGTATTGGCGGGAACCGAAGGCTTCAGCCAAGAAGCCCAGCAAAAATATCAAGGAAAGAGCTTCGTCGTGAAAAAATGCAACGAAGGCGGAGCCATGGACTGGGAACAGTTGCCAACTTCTGGTCCAGGCAGAACCAGACCCACTGGCGAATACAACACGGAGCAACTTCTCAGGGGAGAAACGCAAAGAGGTCAAGCCACACCCAATATATTAGAGCACTACCCTGGTCTTAAAACGGGCGAGGTCAAGAGACACACCGAGAAATACAGCGGCGAAAATCCTCAGCAACACAACATTAAACTGTACAAGATGGGTAAGGACAGGGAGCTTCACACGCGAGAGGGTCTTCCCACGGGAATGGTGGGAAATCAGATCATTTCGGGGCACGACTCTGGACCCGGTAGATTCTATGCTAATGAAACTTACACCGATAACAGACAATTACCCGTTCTAAACGTAACCAACACCGCGGGAGAATACGGGGCCCACATGGTTTCGCAAAGAGTGTCTCAAGCTGCTAACACTACTAACAGGCAGCTCCAAACGAGTTCTCAAACCGAATTTTCGCAGTACGGCGCCCGCGGAAATATGGGACACCAGGGCAGTATTGGAGAAACGAACGTGAAAACTCACAGAGCCTCGGCCAATTCGGATAACATCAATCACGGCGGAATGTACGTCCCTAAAATACAGGTGTTCCAGAAGGACGAAGGCGAAAGAAGTAATCTTAGAGCTGGAACTCTCGTGGGAGACAGGCCGCATAAGACGCCAGCGAATATTTTGGGTAGTGTAAAGACCAGAGTTGGTTCGTTTAAGCTGAACGATCTTCGTTCTGACGCTGAGACAAAAGACAGACCACAAGCGAACACGGCTAGACTACAGAATGAATGGAAGCAAGGTGATAATACGGTGCGGGACACGAAGATGGTGGAGAATTACAGTGATCCCAGAACAGGTATGAACTTAGCTAAGGGGTATAATATTTCGTTTTTGAAGGATTCCCGTAATGGGTGTAAAACTGACGGTAACATATTGGATGGAGTTTAAAAATTATTAAGACCTTAGATAGAAAAATCTAAGGTATTATTAATATGAATAAAAAGACTAAAGTAATTATCATAGTAATAGCGATACTTTTCGCTATTATAATTTCAAATAAAACAGAGCAATTTGCAAATAGTTCTAAAAAGGTTCAGGTGATTATTCTTTGCAAAAAAACTAACCAAAAGCTCTACGATACTTATACGGGCCTTTTTCCAAACCAAAACATAATTTTTATTTCAGACGAAAAGCCCTCAATCACGAAAAGTAATATATTCCATTACGAGGACCACCCCGAATTTTACGGAATGCACAGCAGGATAAAGCACACGAGCTGGGATAAAGCATTTTATCACTTGTCAAAGCACAATAATCACGATTATTACTGGTTCATAGAAGATGACGTATTCATTTCCGAAAAAAACATTAACAAAAAAATAGACGAAAAATATAACGACGATTATTTAGTTTTCGCCTGGCACAACTTTGACAGATTCACGAAAAGCAAAATAAATAGATTCTGGTTCGACTCTCATATCCGCAAAACACTTAAGAATGTTAAATACTTTCCAGACAAATACTTGTGCGGTTCTCTAAACGTTTTCACGAGACTTTCCAAAAAACACGTAAGTCTAATAAACGCTTTCCAGAAAAAGCACAAACGCTTAATATTTCACGAGATGCTTATTCCTTCCGTAGCCAGAGAACAAAACTTGAAAGTAAAAATCTTTCCGAAAAGCGAATTAAAATCCGTAATGTCTCCTAGACCAATTTACACGACATACAAGACCGTCAAAGATAAAATAAACGCTTTCAAGCGCGATAAAGTATTGGTCGCCCATCCCGCAAAAAATTGGTATTCCGTTAATTAAACAAAATCCAGAACTTTAACGTCTCGTGGCGGCCGTATCTTATCTATTTTTGGATACAATTCTATCTTCTCGGAAGGCTTCAACGCGTCAAATCTGGATTTACCGCGGCCGTTCGGATAATAGCGTGCGTTGTAAATGCGAGAATTGGGGCAAGATTCGGAAAAACTCTTACCCAAAGCTTCGAGACGTTTTAATCCGTATTTTACGGACACTTTCCTGGAACCGTTTATAGATCCATTTTTACCCACCTTATAAATATTAATCGTGTCGCCTTCGTATTGTTCCGTGTATTTTTCTAACGGCATCAATTCTCTTGATTTGTTACCGCCGTCGTGGGTTGTTATTTTTCTGCATGTAAGCTTGCCGCAAGGATCTTTATTTTTTTGATTTTTGTCGAATAAAAACCCTATACGCAAACGCTGCACCATCATTACCCAATCTTCTGGGTGCAAAGGGTACTTTTCGTTGTAACTATTTGTTCTAAGATTGTGGGTGCTTTTAAATACGAGCTCTAAAAGACTAATTATCAATCCTCTGTCCCACGGATTTGTAATTATTTTTTTAATCCACCTTTTAAAGCAAGGCGTAGTATTTAAAACGTAAACTCCTTCCAGCGCAAAAACAAAATGCGCCCTGTTTCCTCCTAATCCAAAAAACACCACTTCTCTTAGATCTTCTCCTGACGGCCACCCCCAGCAAACACCCTCTCTCTGATATAAAAATAAAGGGTGCGAATGCCAATTCCAAGATGATAAAGGAGTGTGAACGGAATCCGTATCGCCCTTGCTTATCGTGTATCCTACCATTTCGTTATTTTTGACGACCAGCGTTCCAGCACATTCGTGTTTTTTATGTAATAGTTCGTAAATGTTTGATAATTTTTTGAAATCAAATTTTACCTTTTTTTTTGTCATCGTTTTATCAATTACCAACATTTTTAAATGCGTTCCGCGACATCCCATTTTACTATTGTTTATAAATAATAACTATGCCAGACTCGAGAGAATGGACCGCTGCTCGTGACGAATACACATACCAGTTAGTACAGTCCATAACACCCGACATTCTGGAAATATTTAACAAAATATACGAAAAAGCCCAGAACAACACAGACGAAGATAAATCCGACTACATCCTCGTCAATTTCCAACTCGAACTGCAAAAAATACCTCACTGGAACAGCATCAGCGTCGAACGCGAATGCAAAAAAATAATAAACGGATACCCTTCTCTTATGGACCACGTAGCAGCCGTATTCGTTTCAAACATACAGATATTATCTTGTGTGCGTCTCGACACCGACGACAAGAAAGACATACACATCAAAATACCAACTCGGGACTCTTTCATTCACAAAGTTCTGATCCAGTGCGCCGAAAATATATACGGGGACCCCCTTCTCTTTTGGCACAAAATTTCATACGGCGAAAAGAGAGAAAATAGCAGGAAAAAACAAGAACTTATAGGAGAAAGTATTCAAGAAGCCATTCGCGAAATGCTACCCATACAAGATATCCTGAAAGAATACTTGTCCGAAACTGGAAAAACCCCCGCCAAAAAAGAAGACCCCGACGATGCATCTGTCGCCAGCAAAGAATCGGACGCCGTCGACTCCGACTCCTCCGGCCCCGATATTAAAGACCCTTTCTACAACGATTCCGACGATGATGAAGATACCACAAAACACATAGCCGTCAAAAGCTCACCTCACGATCAACCCGAAAACCGATTACCCGACGAAAGTACCGAAGCGGGACCAGAAAGACTTCCAGAAGGAATCGGCAGTTTCGGAAAACCTGCAGAAATTAATAGGCCACACTTTAACGAAAATGCTGGCGCGCCCACGTACAATTCGCCTCAACATACAAATAACACCTCGTCGCCTGTATCACCTATCTACAAGCCCGCGGGAGACCCCTCCGAATTTGGAAATAGAGCGGAGCCTATAGGAGTTCCGGAAAAACCTCGCGAGTTTGAAGAGCAAGAAAACGAAAAAACAAAGTGGCTTGGTGACGACAGCGATTCTGATACGGACCAATCTGAAAATTAGCGCGGTTACTGGTACGGTTTAAATATTTTCCGTATATGTAACCAAATGGACGAATCTCTTGGAACGCTGGCTTTAGGTATCCTAATTTTGATATGGGTTTATTATCTGGATCCTAAAGCTGACGATACAAAAAAACTGGACGAAACAACTAAGTTTTATCTTAGAATCGCGGGTTTCGGGTTCATCGCGTGGTTTGCTTACAGGACCTACACAGCGCACAAAATGGGCGAAAATAACTTCGGTCTTTTCAAGACGCCGGATGCCGTTAAAGAAGTTGGAAAAGAATCCGTAAATACAGAAGCCAAATTCGGAACGGTTCGCGTGAGCGATGATGCAAAGGCTCCCCGCGTTCTCGAACAACCGTTTTGGAATTCTGGAACTACGAACGAAGTGTCTAACGAAATTGCCGCGGCAACTTGATATAAATATTATTAGTTGCTTATTATAAATGTCAAGAGAAATCGAAATAACAAAGTTCGATCCCTCAGTAATAGAAAAAAGACGTCTTAACGCTGGGCCTCCTACGTGTGTTTTCATAGGAAAAAGGGGAACCGGTAAATCTACACTAGTCAGCGACATATTATATCATATTAAAAAGATACCAATCGGGTGTGTAATCAGCGCAACAGAAGAAGGTAATCATTATTATGAAAATTTTGTGCCTCCCATTTTTATACACAGTCGTTTTGACGCAAATATTATAGAAAATATTGTATCGCGGCAAAAAGAAGCTGTCGCAAATAATCCAGACAAAGCTCACGCCTTCTTATTACTCGACGATATGATGTACGACAAAAAAGTAATGAAAGACAAAAATATTACAGAGATTTTTATGAACGGAAGACATTGGAAATTAATGTTCTTACTAACCATGCAGTATTGTATGGGAATCGGTCCAGATTTAAGAACTAATATAGACTACGTTTTCTGTCTAAGAGAAAATATCGTAGATAATCAAAAAAAATTGTGGCAGCACTATTTTGGTATCTTTCCAACTTTCGACCAATTTAGACAAGTTATGAACTCTTGCACCGAAGGTTGGGATGCTATGGTTCTAGACAATACATCTAAGAGCACTCACATCGAAGATTGTGTATTTTGGTACAGGGCGAAACCATCCAGAAATTTTAAAATTGGAAGTCCAGAATTGTGGAATTTCAATAAGAAAAATTTAAACGAAAGCACATCTAAAAAAAAAAAGGAATCTGGGATGATTTCTAAAAATCCGGTAAAGGTTAACAAAATCAATAAAAAAAATCTTAAAAAATAAAAATCTTTTTTAATAATAACAAATAAAGATGACTGTTTTAAAAACTCCAATTGCTCTCGCATTAACACTCGTTACAGCTCTTGCCGTAACTGTTCTGTTTGCGTTTCTTTTCGAAATCGCGGCAACAAACGCCTTTAAAGGCGATCTCTTAGAAAAAACATTCGGTATTAAGGTAGATTTAGATACTCGTCTTACCCAATCCGAATACCTGCCTGGCATTAACATCATGATTATGTTGTGGTTCTTCTTTGCTCTCATGCGCATAGTTCAGCATAACATCGATTTCCTTGTTAGCATGGGTCTTTCTGCTCTTCCAAAGGAAGCCCGTGACATTTTAACTACTGGCGGATTTATCCACAAGTAAATGTACTTTATTTTAATTTTCATATCGTAACCGTTTGTTCACATTTTATAACAAACACTTACTTTATGATACTCTTTTTTGCGATACCTTATTTGCATTTAATACGCCCTATTTCTTTCGTTTTAACTACTGTGTTTTATTAATCGGTCTTATCAACCTTCTGCGGCTCGCTCGGCTCCCTCGAGAGGCCGAACTTTGGCTCGTCAGCTGGCTTCGGTGGCTCTTCCTTTGGCTCGTCAGCTGGCTTCGGTGGCTCCTCGACTGCCTTCGGTGGCTCCTCAGCTGGCTTCGGCTCTTCAACTGGCTTCGACTCTTCGACTGGCTTCGACTCGTCAGCTGGCTTCGACTCTTCGACTGGCTTCGACTCTTCAACTGGCTTCGACTCGTCAGCTGGTTCTTCAACTGGTTCGTCCTCTGTTTTGGATTCTTCTACGCCTTCCACGTTCTGTTTTTCTTTTGGTAGTATAGGCTCTAAGTCGAGTTCTTGAGCTTTCTCTACGACGAGATTTTCTTGTTCCTCTTTTTGTTTTTTACGGGTTTCGAGTTCTGCTTCTAAGTCCTTAATGGTTTCGTCAATATTCTTAAGTTTGTTCTCTTCTTCTGCGAGTTTATTTGCTTGGAGTGCTTTATTAACATCGGGCTGACTTTTAAGAAGTTGTTTTCGTTCGGCGTGTATTTGAGCGGAAGCTTCTTGAGATTTTTGGTGTTCGTTAATAATTTTATTAACTTCTTCGTCAACGTAAACTTGATTAGAGCACTTTTCCAAATCGGGAGGGAAAAGACCCCATTCTCCTATAGGTATTATCGTCATAATAAATGTAGGGTCTAGTTTATGAACTTTTTCGGCCCAAGCTTTAGCGTCATCTTCTTTTTCGAAAACACCTTTTATTTTTAGACAAAAAGATTCGTGTTTTTGAGGACAAGTTGGTCCGACAAAACTTACAAGTGCATAATGCTGGTGAGGAGGCAAGAGCGTATCCTTTTCTAAGTTTAATTCCTGAGGTCGAGGTTTCCATTCTTCTTCTACTTTTTTACGAATAGCGTCTTCCATATCTTTAGGAAATTCCATACTGGGATCGTACGGCCGAACCGCTGGAGGAGGAACTGGTAAGGATGTATCTGGTTCGGACATTGTGTGCATATTTGTTGTTAATAATAACAAAGAAAAAGTTCTTTAAATATTTTAATATTTTAAAATTAAAATATTTGCTTTCAATAACAAAAAAAACATGTCTGATTGTAGTAAACAAATAAGGTCTTTTGTACTTGGCATTATTGCCTGGGGAATTGTAACTATCTTATTAAAAATGATGAAAAAATCTGAGGCGTTTACTTTAGGCGACGAAATGCAACCTACCAACGGAGATTTAGATATTAAGTGGAATGTATTTGAGCCTAAAGATGAGGGCGATTTCGGTTCGCCCATTCCAGGCTGGGGCAAAAAGGGAGAGATCAAGACCCAAATAGATACTGGCAGTGACTTAGATAGTGCCTCAAATTTACTTATCAAAATAGGAGAAAGTACTAATGCCGCATTAACACAAATAGAGTCAGCATTGACTAGATACAAGGAGAAGAGACAGTTTGCGACAGATGATATAAGCGATAGAATAGATGAGGACCGGGAACACGCGCAACAAATGATAACAGCGCTAGATAAGGCTCTTCACGATGCGGGTAGAGCGATCAGAGACCGTCGCGAATCTATTAACGCTATTGCTACTAAGATCCAAGAAATGGCAAGAACAGGCTCAGGTGAATGGGATAAAATTAGAAGTGTATTACACACCGGTGTTAATCACCCGACAGCCGCCCACACCACCTCTCCCGCAGGACAGGACTTCACGCAACCACTGAGCGAAGGCTTTAGACAAAAAAGAAGGTATTCTAAAAGCGGACCTTCGCCCACAATCGCAGGAACAAGCTTAGGTAATTAAGCTTAAATAAACGAAAAAAACGAAAACAAAAAAAAATAAATAAAACTTCTTTTTTATCACATTTAAAAAAAAGAAGTTTTATATTATAATAAGGTGCGTCTCAAAATTTATAAATAATATTTGTATAATATATAATGGTACAGATTAGAAATGATTTCTTTTAACGGGGTATTTTAAAGGTTCGTAACGAGATTCATTAATATTTGAATTTATTGCTGTAAATTGAGGAGAATTTTTAACGTATCCGAAAGAGTTGCCATTTTTATCTGCATATACCAGACTGATAGCGAATAAAAGCATACAGATAAGAGATAGATAAAAATAACTTTTAATACGAGTACCTATCGTAAAAGATAAAAGTCCAGCCGTTATGATATACAATTTTTTCTTACTAAATACATGCTTCATATTGTGGAAAAAGCAAAAAATCAAGAAAAATGAAAAAATAAACAAAATATTTGGAGATATAAAACCTTGTCTTCCTGTACCTGTCAAAAACACTAATTCGTATATAAACATATACCACAATAATATGCTTATAACACCTAAAGCTAATTTAATATTATCACTCGCTTTGTATTCTAAAATTTTATCTAACACCATTTTACTTATATGGTAATATTTTAATTACATTTGATTACTATGATTCTCTTAATTTAATAAAAAATGTTTAAGGTAATGATGTCGTTTAGTCGACAGTACGATGAGGGTCTAACGACTCTAAGAAATCGTATAGGAAACTTAAGTTTTCCGCCATAAGAGTTATCGTTTACATATCGGTTCTGATACGACTTTAATAATGCGATTTACAATGGAGCGCAATACTAACGTTCCTATATAGAGTATGGTGTAATTTTCATTAGTTTGTTCGTCTGGGGGTAGATTTTCGTACCATCCCATTCTAAGAACCATGAATATAATAAAAGTCCAAATAATAGATATTACGTCGTATAAAAACAATAAACAGAGATGTTTTGACATCTTTATTATTGCAAAGCAAATTTCTTACACATTAAAAATATTAAAAAAAACGGACAACGTGTCCGAGTGGTTAAGGAGACGCCCTGCTAAGGCGTTGTGCTTTGCACGCGCAGGTTCGAATCCTGCCGTTGTCGCTCAATAATACAAAACGTATTTAGCTGCCGTGGTTAAATGGTATAATATATGCCTTCCAAGCATGGGTCCCGGGTTCGATTCCCGGCGGCAGCACGCTCTTTCGATAGCTCAGCCTGGCAGAGCAGTGGACTGTAAATCCATTTGTCGGTGGTTCGAATCCGCCTCGAGAGAACTTATTAAATAGTATATTATTTTATAAGTTGTTTCGATATTATTTAAAGGTTTCCCGTAAGTATAAATTATAAATAATGGCACGGTTGTTTCTGATATTCGCATCCTATTTCGCTTTTGGTTGGGCCCCGTCTTCTTGGAGAAAGTTAAAGAGCAGCCAAATCCCCAATTACAGAAGCGAGATTGCTAAAAACATCGTTCAAGACCAGCTTTCTCAAAAAACGCCGCTCGTAATATCCGAAGAAATAGACGCTCTTACGGAAGAGCTAGAGTGCGTGGGAAACGGAGAGAAGTTCTTATTGATGGGAGGCGATTGCGCGGAAACGTTTCGCGAGCACTCAACCGACAATATCATATTGAACTACCAACTCTTCATATTATCGACTATTATGCTTATGAAAAATACAGGTCTAAACGTCGTGAAAATTGCCAGAATGGCGGGACAATTTTCAAAACCCAGATCCGAAAACGTAGAAGTTATCGACGGCAACGTCGTTCATTCTTACAAAGGCGACATGATAAACAGAGAAGACCCCCGAAAAAGAGACCCCGACCCCAGACTAATGCTAAAAGCTTACGAACAATCGGCCCAAACAATGAATTTACTGAGGGCTCTCTCTAACAGCAACTTCTCCAACATCAATCTCGACAGTTGGATAACGAGCCTTCACCTGTCAAACATACAACCAGTGATAGAAGATCTCCAAAACCAGTTCAAAATTCTAAAAGCTTGCGGCATCGAAAGAGAAAAAACACTGAACTCCGCCGTTTTATACACGGGCCACGAAGGTCTCCTTCTCCCCTACGAAGAAGCCTTTACTCGCGTAGATAGATACAGCGGTTTGCACTACGATTGCTCCAGCCATTTTCAGTGGATAGGCGAGAGGACGCGCCAGTTGGACGAGGCTCACGTGGAGTTTTTCCGCGGCGTAAATAATCCGATTGGAATAAAGATTTCGGATAAAATAGAACCGTCCGAGCTTTTGGGTCTTTTGGACGTATTAAACCCCGCAAATAAAATGGGCCGCGTAACGGTAATAACCAGGATGGGAAAGAAAATTTACAGGGCCCTCCCAGAGCTGATAGACGCGGTGCAGGAGCACGGGAAAAACGTGGTTTGGGTGTGCGATCCGATGCACGCGAACGGGGCCGTGTTGAACGGCAGAAAGACGAGATATTTCGATGATATTGTAGAAGAGGTGGAGTCTTTTTTCGAGATTCACGGGGGAAAGGGTACGGTGCCAGGGGGGATTCACTTGGAGATGACGGGAAAGTATGTTACGGAATGCACGGGAGGTTCTTTTAGCAATTACAAGGCGGGGTACGATAATTTTGAGACGTCGTGCGACCCGAGGTTGAATATGTACCAGACGATTGAGTTGATAGAGAAGGTGAGTAAGTTGATATAATTAGACCTTATGAAAAATATATGTAATATTATTAAAGATGAATCTAACTCGCATTCGAATAATCTCGTTCATTTTAATAGTGGCCTGCATTATCGTGAAATTACTAAAAAAACGTCGCGTAGAAACCTTTATTTCTCCCAAAAAACGAGTGTGCGTAATCATTTGCGGATTTGCTCCCAGGTCTTTCAAATACGTACACAAAACAATACAAAACAAGATAATAGACGTTCTCAATACCAAATACGAAGTAGATACTTTTCACCACAGCTTACTTTCCAAAATGGGCAGCATCGAATCCAGCAGATCTGGCGAAAACGACCTAGACATTAACAACGAAGACGTCAATCTTCTCAATGTTAAAGAACTCATCACAGAATATCAAGAAGACATAGATATACAGCATTACATAGAAAAAAGCTGCGGCGCAAACGAAAATCATAAAATAAACCCGCTTCGAGAACTCTACTCAGAAAAACAAGCCGTAACAAACTTTCCAATCGAAGATTACGACGCCTGCGTTATGATTTGGTCCGACGCCTACGTTATCAAGGAAATAAACTTAAAACACGTAGAAGACGCAATTGAAAATAAATCGGTTTTCTATAGTACAGACTACAATACATGGGGTGGAGTTGCCAATAAATTTTACATAACTTCGCCTAAAATGTTGAAGAATGTGAGCTCGCGCATAGACCTTTACGTGGAAAGATGTAAGGACCTGAAAGGTAAGAAAGAAAACAACGAGAAGTTTTTGAAGTATTCGCTTATGAAATACAATGCTGAAATGAAACACACGGACATGTTTTATCTTAAGATAAGGGCACACGGGGAGCCAAATTATTACATTAAATTTATAGATAAGTATGTTTTAAAACGAGAAGCCGATAAAATTAAAAAAATGTTTGCTAGTGGTAAAATAGATGCTTAAAAAAGCGAAAAAACATTTAAAATGGGTGTGTTTATTGTTTGCTGTTGCAATCGTTTTATTTTTGACTGCGGCGTCGGTGACCGAAAAGTTTTCCCAAGATGAAACAATATACATTCTCACGCGAACATCGAAAAGACCGAAATTTTTCAAAGAGTGCCGAAAATCCATAAAAGAGCAAACTTACAAAAATTGGAAGCACGTCGTTAGCGCAGACGACGAAGATAGCTATAAATACGCTAAAGATTTGGGAGATAAAAACACGGAAATCGTAAAAGTTCAAAAAGGAAAAAAAACGAAAAAAATGAATTGTCCGTACAACTTATACAACAACAAGTTGCTCGAAAAAGTCCCCGAAGGAAGCTGGGTTATTTTTCTCGACGACGACAGCAAATTTATAAATAAAACATCGCTGCAGAATTTAAATAAAGCCATCATCGAAGCAGAAAAAAATGATAAAAATACGATATTATCCCACGGTGGAGGTAGAACAGCCCACAAACCGCACTGCTGGGGAATGTCAGCAGAAGACATTATTAAAAAAATGGACGATCCAGAAGAAAGTTGGCATTTTACTAAAATCGACACCTCTCACATCGCAATTAAAAAAACAAAGGACACCAAACCGTGGAGCTATCAATGCGCAGGAGATGCCCACTTCTTTTATGATAATTTAAAGACAAAAAAATATAAAATAGCTTACAATGAAAAACCGATAATCGCAGGTAATTATATAAGATACGGTGGGGGGGATCTAAGAGACATTTGAATAATTGTAAAAAGAATAATTGTAAAAGAATTGTAAAGAATTATAAAGAATTATATATGAAAAAATCAATATGGTTTTCATATATATTCTTCTTTTAGAACAACAAAAATATTACGTGGGAAAAACAAATAACCCCATCTTCCGCCTCAAAGACCACTTCCACGAAGGTTCCAAAAACGGCGCCGCTTGGACCAGAAAATACCCACCCCTGGAAGTCGAAAAAATAATACCCAACTGCGACAACTTCGACGAAGACAAAATCACCAAAATGTATATGAAACAACACGGCATCGACAACGTTCGAGGCGGCTCCTACGTTAAAATATCACTTGACGAAATGCAAAAATTGCTGCTGGAAAAAGAAATATTTACGGCCGAAAATAGCTGCTTTCACTGCGGTCAAAAGGGACACTTTATCGCCACTTGCCCGAATCTAAAGCAAACTGAAGTGTGGCACAAGCAACAGCAAAGTACAGTTGCGGCCGTTGAAGAGCGCAATGGCGCGCCTATTATTGTTTTTTGCGAATCGTGGTGTTTTTGTAGAAAGTGATTTTATTGGTATTTTTATTTAAATTGCGCTTTCCCATACCTGCTTTGCGCTGTTGCATAATGCTATGTAGGTACCCTCGGGCATTTGTTCTTTGTGTTCGTCCAAGATATCCATGATGGATTCCATGGATTTTTCGAACTTTTGGTCGATGATAATTTTAATTGCGGGGCTGGGTTTTTCTATTATTTTTTGAAATTCCATTTCATCTCTTGACGTTTCCCACTCTTCGCACGGAATTTGAAAATTTTCCCTGGGACCGCATAAGTTGCTAATACCTTTGCTAGCAATTTCCCAAATTTCTTTTCGGTCTTGGGACTGATTTCTGAAAGCAATTCGCGTTTTCTCGTATATATTTATCTCTTCCTGTTTCGTTTTCTCTATTTTTAACAGAATATTACCCTCCTTTAACTTTAAATTTCTCGCGTGTTTTCGAGAAATATTGTGGGCCTCCTGAGTGTATAACGATAGGTCCGCGCTTAACTTATTTTGAATTTCGGCAAGCACAGTGTCCCCCGCCGTTTCTTTGAACCACTTCGCCCTCTCGTCTCGCATCTTACACATAGACGAGTCGTCCGATATATGTAGAATATTACCCCACCAGCAAATACCGCTCCATTCTTCCAGTGTAGATCCGAATTCTGATAAGATAAAACACCTTTGAGCGCATCGACGTTCGGTCAAATCATCTTGTCCTCGCATTGTCGCACGGGACGAACATACCGGCTTTCGGAATTCATTAGCGCAACTCGTGATTTTCCTTCCGTCGCCTCTGATACCACATAGCGAGCAAGTTGTAGACATTATTTTGATAAGATACTTAACTCAATATTACACTTATCTTTTGCGGCGCATCGAGTAGGTATTTTTTATTACAGACCTCCACTTAATTTTTCGGCGTACTTGTTCATTGCGAGAACTACGACTGCTTTCATTTGTTCGGTGTGATCCTCGTCTGAGATTCTGTTATCGTCGTTTATTTCTATAGAGTCGAGAATTGAGTCCTTTACATAGATGTCTTCCGATGTTCTGAATCTTCTGTCTGAATAAACGCATCTCCACGTATTTTTATAAAAAACGCGCAAGGTTAAATAAAAGCTGGTCGTATCTACGAAGACTTTTTTGAAATGTTCGTTTGGTATGTTGAGTTCGCAGTTTTTGTATTCTCCTTCGGTGTCTAATTCCAAGGTCCCTACGCGTTGGAGACTTACTTTTTTTACGAGTTGCGTTAAACTGGGCTTTATTGTTACGTTAATAATGTTACCAGAGGTGTTGTATATTTTAAAGTATTTATCGCATCCTAAGCACCTTCTCATGCAATTAATCCAGGGGCAAAGGTTTTTATTTTCTTGCGAATTCTCGTACAAAATATGTTCCATGGAATCTGCAGGCGCGATGCTCGATCTTCTTTTGTTTGAAATAAAGGTAACTTCTTTTTTGTTTAAAGACGGCATTTCTTCCTTATTACCGTGATAAAATTTAAGATAAAGGAGGTTAAAAATGTTTAAACAGCTACATTATTAAACATATTCTCTCACAAAACTACCGCTACTATCATATAAACCGTCGCATTTACGATATAAATCTCTCTTGTTTTCCTCTATTTTATATATATAAGAACCAACAAGAGACCCTCCGTCAACATCTTCAACGCAACTTTCACCAGAATCCATCAGGTCGTATCTATAAATTGTTTTCAACTTACTCTTCTTATCCTCGTCAATCGTAGACTTATCCTGATGCTCGTCCCACGTCATAACTTCTCCTACCCACGGCGGTATTATTAATTGTCTAGCTCGATTCATTTCGTCTATACTACTAATCTTATCAGGCCAACTTCCACCAGAACCCACCGTCTTTAACCTATTACTATCACAGACACCATCTCCATCTTCGCAATCGCCGGGATAGTTACAATCGCTACCTCCGCCTATTTTTTCCTGCGTAACTATAAACCTATTGGAACCCGTTTCGCAGTTAATAGAACACGGTAAAGTTATACCTTTGCAGTCGCAAGCTCCATCATTTCTCCTACAGTCTGCTCTTTTAGTACATTTAAAGTCATCGGGTGCTGCGATATTTATCTTCCCCACACCATTTGTCGACGCATTATGATCCTTTATATATGCCGTATAGTTTTTGGGATATGATGTGGTTTTTATTTTTTGCTTACAGTCGTCGTTGCAGGTGGCGTCGGGGTCGAGATCGTCGTTGTCATCACATATATTATACCAAAGTTCCCATTTATTCTCACCTTTACACAGAGGGTCGCCAGTATTCTCGTCTATCCACCTACCTGGCACAGCACCATAATCGCATTTTTTCGTTGTACATTGTTTATCCCACCAACAGCACCAATTAGCTCCTCCGCCCAGCCACCACGGTGCGTGCCCGCACTTACCACCGTCATTCCCGCATTTTGCCACGCGTTTACACGTCTGCCCACACTCGAACTGTTTTCCACTTTTCATCGAGCAACGTATGGGCCTATTTACTTTATCGCCATCCTTCCTCCACCCTTTGCCAAATACTCTCGCTGATGGTGGCTGTGCGAAGGGTTCGCTGTGTTTTACTGAGGAGTGTTTTATTTTTTGTAGAAAGATGGTGAATAATAGACCCATAATAAATAATAGTGTAAAATGAATAATTTTTAACAATGGTTTTTTAATCATTTACTAATTACCAGATAAAAATATTCGTAAACGGGCCTAAAAAGACCACCATCTTTATTATAATCGAAATTAGTTAGGAAATTCTTGGTGCGGATTTATCTCAACAATTCTGGACTTCCTTCGCGCGCGTTTGGATTTTCCAGAAGTTGCATTTACGCAGAACTTGTGCCTCTTCATGAACTGGTCAAACCTCTCAATTTGAAGAGATGTATCGTCAAGAGGTCCAAAAAATAGCTTGTTTTGATTTATCCTGTCGTTGGGGTTAGAAGAGGACAAAAGCCTTTTTTCTTGAAACGAACCTACGCGAATTCCTTCGAACATTTCGCCTGTCAGAGAGTCCTTTACAAATGGTGCGTTGTAGTTGCGAGACATATTAATATTATGGTTTTAAACAAATACGGTGTGGAAATTTTGGCGAGGAACGCGGGGGTATTTTTTGAAGAGCGGTAAGTTATTTAAGAAATTGGTAGTTTAATAATATTAAAAGAAATGAAGAGAAAGCAACGAACCAGTGTTATTATAGACGTAGAAACGAGCGGATTGCCAGAAAGACACCATGGACCTGGATACCCTTCTATAAAGGCAAGCTTGAAAAGCTACGATGGCAGCAGAATAGTGCAACTGGCGTGGATTATAGTGAAAGAAACGGGAGGACAAAACAAAATAGAATCTGTTAAAAAAAGTCATATAATAAAGCCCGTTGGTTTCGAAATACCGAGAGAAACAGTCATGATACACGGTATAAGCACGGAAAGAGCACATGAAGAAGGTGTAGAAATAGGCTCCGTTTTGAAAGAGTTTGCGACGGACATAACTAATTTTGGAGTTACGCATATCGTGGCCCACAATTTAGAGTTTGACAAGCACGTTTTGGCCGCAGAGGCGTGGAGATTGCAACTGGCAGACGGCAGCGTTGATATAAATAAAGAGGAATTGGTGGATTTGTATAATAGATTAGCGGAAGAAACGGCGAGCAATAAATTGAAAGAGGTTTGTACGATGGAAGTGGGTAGAGAGTACGCTAAAATACCGCTTCCTAGCAATCCGAAAAAATACAAGGCTCCTAAACTAGGAGAACTGCACCAAGCTTTTACGGGCAGAATAATGCGAGAAAAGCACGATGCACTATATGACACGGAAAAGTGTTTGGAGTGCTATATTTACATGAGAAGGAGTGTGTGTTCGGCGTAGTATTTACCATTCTTTGGGTAGTAATTCAATGTTAAGAGGGGAGGGTGAAAGGGGTTCGTGGTTGACGATATTATTTTCTATGAAGAAAACGGTGTCCCACCATAAGTTCCAAATTTTAAGTTCTGGGTCTTTTTCATTAAGACTTTTACAAGCATTATCGTACATTTCACGATATTCTTGTAAGGGTCTTCTTCCCAAAGAATTTCTGCGTTGATTTTTGAGTAGAGTTTTTTTTGCATTTTCTACCGTTTGTGCCTTTTCGAGGGCAGTTTTAACGGAATGGCCTTTTATGCAATGCAGTGTAACTATTCTTTTAACGTCATCTGACACGGGAAGTTGGTTTATTTCATTGGTTATGTCAAGGTGAAGTGTCCTTGTTTTTGGCATATATGTAATATATTAGTATATTGTTATATTTTTAAATGTTATTTACAATTTATGAATTTCTAAAGCGGCTATACCTCCGAGTATTTGAGCGCCAACGTAGGTTGCTAAGTCTTTAGCGGATAGGTCTCCTTTGTAAAATGACATAACGGAGATTGCAGGGTTAAAATGTCCCTTAGAAACTGTGCCAGCAGTGAGAAGTGTGGCGAGAAGCGCGATGGAGGCGACGAAAGGGTTGTTGTATTCTATAATTGCGTATATGAATAATAGCGTTCCTATAAATTCGGCTATTACGGCGTTGCTTATTATATTAGTGGGGAATTTCATTGTTATTTATAGCGAAGAAAAAAAATAATATAAATTTATAATTTAATTGATAAGTAAAATGTTGGTGCCAATACAACAGACGGGATTGTTTTCTGGAACGTGGATGATATTGCTTTTATTTTTGACGATGATTGTATTAATATTAGTTTTGGCCTTTATAAAATTCCCAAGTAAAAATTCTGGAACACGGGACGATGAATAAAACAACGTAATTATTTAAGAAAAAGGGAATTTATAAATAATATAGGAGATGCCAGATCATTTTTCAACACTTCCAGAATCTTTAAAAATAGAGATTTACGCATTTGATATGACTTTTAGAATAATAATGAAGGGAGTTTTGCGAGAACTTGTGGAACGTTTTAGGAAACCTAGATATCCTTCTTTTTTTTTAATATAATGTATATATTAAAAGGAATGAACTTTAAAAAACCTCCCGATGATATAGAAGAAACTTTTGGTTTAACGTGGCAAGACGTACTAAGAGAGATGGGCGTGGGAAATGTAAGTAATGCGTTAAATCAACTAGGTGCGACGTTGCTGCCAACGTCCTTAATCAATAATCTATTGCAACCTATTCGAGGGCCGATCCAGCAGCTTGAAACTGGATTCACGAATATTGCCAATAGTATAGGAGCGGAATTTAATGAGAAGGAAAATAATAATTTGGGTAGAGACGGATACATATGGAAATTTGCAAATGATATGTGGGACTTTATATTAGATCTACTAAATTTGCGGAATTTGACGACAACGATAAAGGACGCTGTATTAACGCCTATATTGTATGTAATGCAAGGTTTGATAACGGACTTAGCAGTACCTATCATTGACTTATTTAAACTTGCATTTGGGTGGATATTTGACCCAATAAATGCCGCTTTTTCATCTGGTTATGATTTCTTCATATCTACGTGTTACGTGTGCGTAATAATACAACTTTTACGAATATTATTAGAAATAGTTTCAATCGCTAGAATAATAGCTGGTTAAAAAATATATTTGTTAATAACTAAATGTTGGCGATTAAAAAAACAGAAACATTCTCACCGGACCCTATAACAGAAGTAGAACAAGATAACAATATCACCATCGATGATATAAAAACATATCAAAGTCTAGTGTTTGACGACCCAAAAAATGAAATAGATCTTGGCACTGAAAATATAGAAGATATGGACGACGATGATATAATTAAGAAAATTGCAACTAACAAGGAAAAATTCGCAGACAGCGGTCATTATGTGTTTGGGTGCGTCAGGTGGACGAGATGCACGAGGAACGGAGGATGGTTAGGGATATGTGATAGGTGGGAGGAGTACGACGAGTGTCCGAGACACGACCATCAACGTTTCGATCTCATGCCAATGATAATAGGACCGTTTAAGAATGCGTTGGGGAACCTTACGAGTGGATTTACCTTTCCTAGTGGAATAAAGGAAATTATTGATGATTTAGAACAATTCATGAAAGATTTACAATCTCAGTTTGACGGTTTTATAGGAGGTATCAACGAAGGATTTGGTGTAGTTGGGGAGTTTATTACATCCATTCCTGATACAATGTATGGAGTTCTTAAGACGTTGATAGCGGGATTCCAGGACTTATTTAAAGTGTTGATGCTCTTGATGTTAGATATACTGCGAGCTGTATTTAGTGATGAATTTTTGAATATTCTTACGCCGTTATTTAGTTGGTTTATGGATCCGCTTAAGATATTAATATTTGGAGAATCGGGTTCAGGTGGCATTTATAATATTGGGCTTCAATGGATGTGGTATATTGTTGCGGCAATCTTATTGGGTATTGGTTTGGAAGTTATTTCTATATCGAAAATATTGGCAGGATAAAATCTAACTATATATTAAAAGATGGCTGAAATTAAAAAAATCGATAATACGTTTAGAATCAAAGAAAATGTAATACCCGATAAACCAAAAGATGATAATTCTGAAATTAAGGAAGTAAAAAAAGAAAAACCACCAAGGGAAAAGCACATTCTTAGTAAAATTACTATAGACAGAGAAAACGGAAAAATTAGTACAAAATCAAAACTAGTCCGCAAAAGAGTTAAAGGCATCAGTGATATAACCACTAACATGATGAAAAACGACTTCACAATTAAGCCAAACACAGAACTCTTTGGGGCAACAAAATTTTGCACCATGTGGGACTTGATATGTATAGACTTGCCGAATTGGAACGATTTTCTAAGCGGTTTAGGAATTAACCAGTTTTTTTCTTCCCTTGAGGGAACATTCAGGGGATTAATACAAGGTTTAGAGGGTATAATAGACTTAAGCGAATTAACAGGTATAATAAATAAAATAGCTCAATGGGACCCTCTGACAGAGTTAACAAACGCGTTCGACGACTTTGATTTGGGTGTAATATTGACAGATATAATAACAGCTTTGCTTAAACCTTTTATGTGGGTTGTTGGTCTAATGATTGAGTTTTCTTATGAAGTACTGGAGCCCACTATAATTTCACTTCTACCTTCTGCTGGGTCGTATTTTTTGTATTTGTATTTAATTCCGGGGCTAATGTTTGCTTCTGTTGCTTTGTCTGCGGTTAACAACAGCTTGAGTATGATAAATCAGATAAGAGGTGTTGAACTTTAAAAATCACACAAAAAAAATATTATTAAATAAGTAAATGAGAATAAAACAAAATAAAAAAGAACGCTTTACCACGCCTTCTCAAACTGTAGGTACCTGGCTAACCTACAGAACGGACGGCCATATGTGCGATGATAGAGCAAAGACGGGACCGAATGGATATTGCAGAAACAGTGCTGGTGATTTGATCGATACAGAAAACTGTTGGGGTGAGTGCGGACCGATGGAATGGCTTTACGAAGCGATAATGGATATAATTGATTGGGGATTAAGGTTGGCGACTGGCGAATTGAATATTGATCTGAAGAAGATATGGGAATGGTTTTTAAAAATTTTGGCAATATTTTTTGTCTGTGTTTTTTTTGGTTTATTGTATAAGTTTTACGGATTAATAACAAGTATTGCGGGATAATAAATAATTTAAAAAGGTTCATTGAATATAAAATGAACTTTTTTAAAATTAAAGTGGTCTAATAAAATATTTACTTATTATAAATATGCCTGTTATAAGGAAAGAACATTTCGGCTTTACCAATGTAGATTGGAAATGGGCTGAAATAATTTTTATACTTGGAAGAAATTTAACGATACTTTACGTTGATTTATTTGTTGAATATCTCGCGCTCCTATATTTTCACGGTATATTAGGGTATCCTATAGATTCCCACTGGATAAAGGATTGGCGTTCAAAGTACAGTTTAACAATTACTGACGATGCCCCATGGATTAAATTTAAACTTCGCTCTGATGCAAGCAAATCGATGACATATAAACAAAATTACTACGACCCTGAGGAACAGGCCACAACGGCCCGTATGGATGACACGCCCGCAATTCTGTTAGAAGGAGATAGTTCGTTGTATGGTAAAAATATGGGGTTTGTTGGGTATTTATATGAATTGTATAGTCTGTTGATTTGTATGATATTATTTATAGTTATCGTTATTGTATTCAATTATATGTATGGTATTTTAGGTTTTTTGTATTCTTAAAATTTTTCTTGTAATATAGTAATGAAAACCAAAAAGGAACATTTTGCAAGTACCGATGAAAATTGGGAAAATTTTTGGAATTGGTGGGAAAAGCAGTATAATATATTAATGAACGAATTATTCGGAATTAAGTGGGTTGATACAAAGTGGATGTCGAAGCGTTTGCTGGTGATTTTAATAGTGGCAATATTCTATGGTATTTGCAAGCGTATTTTCAATACATTTGACAATTTGATGTATCCGCAATAAATCGTACAATCGTAAGATTTTCATAAATTATATTACATATAATAAATGAGAAAAGAGAAGTTTACAGATACTTCGTTTTTCAGCAATGCAGCGGATTATCAAACTCAAGGCTTTGAAAATGTAATAAATTATATCAAAGAAATAATAAATCTCATACTCAAGGATGTCGTGGGATTTACAGAAGTCGAAAGGCATGACCCGTGGTGCCCTGGATATTTTAATCGAAACACGAACGAATGCTGCGATTCCGATACAGGTTCGGCGCCTTGTGATAACAAGCATCCTTTGATTGGTATTGCTAAGATAATATTCTTAGTTGTTTTAGTGCTAATGTTTGGAGCGATTACATATAGAATGTATAAAATGATAAGATATGTTTTGGGATAAATTTCTTTATTTATATTAATATAGGTTGTGGATGTTTAAAATAAAAAGGACAGAAGAAAATGCAAAGATTTCAAAAAAAAAAGAACATTTTTGGAACAAATATCAAAATGCAGAGAATACGAACGGCGGTGCGCGGTACGAGGGCACAAACGTAAATGATAGAAGTATAGCAAAAAATATGTGGCTAGACCTGAACGCTAAAGACAAAATAGACGAAAATCTGAAAGAACTATTTGGAGAAGAGTGGTCCGTTGATATAATATGGCAAAAAATCCAGGTAGTATTTTGGATAGTTGGAGCTTATTTTTCTGTAAGATTTATTTGGTATTTATTGGCTTTCTTATCTAAGAAAATACCATTAGCAGGTCCCAAAAATTTGCTTAAGCCGTCATCACCTGAAGGCGAGTAAATATAATTAAAATATAGTGTTATTATCAAATGCCTAATAATGGTAGCCCTGTTATAGATGAAATTTTGAACTGGTTAGATATTAAAAATAGAATAAACAACAATTTAGTAAAACATTTTGGTGAGGAATGGAGCATTGAAAATATATGGGAGAAATTGAAGATAGCTCTTTGGATTTGGGTGTATTATCAAATATCGATATGTATTTGGTATATAATTGCGTATTCTGCAAGAAATATATTAGAACAATAAATATATTATCTTATAATAAAAGAATGAATACCATCCACCAATCTGACAGCTCCAGCAAAGCATTTACATCCATTAAAAAAACGTTTGACAATTTAGCGGAAAACGAAGATTTCAAAAAACTACAAAGGAAATTTGAAGATTTAAGCGGAAATATACTTATTAGGGAAAAATTAAAAGATTTAAGCGGAAATACCCCATTACAGCCTCACACATTAAAAAAAGACGATTTAAAACACGAATCTCAACATTACGGAGATTACGAAAACGACCCAGAGGAAGGCTTCACGAGTATATCCAGTTTAGCAGAAACGTTAGGAATAAATGCACTGGGCGAATTACTTGAAACATTTATAATGAGCCCAGAATTTGCGGGCACTATTAAATCTGCAATTACGCCATTCATTACTATGCTTGTTAACACTCTTGTTTATAATGACCCAGGCGTAGAAGCAAGGGATGCTGCGTACGTGCCAGATGACAAACTTTACGATTCCTATGTTTGTTATGATAAAAATGGAAAATGTAAATGTGCTGATGGTTGTAATCTAAATAAGGGATTATTCGGCCAATTAGTAAAAACTCTTACAGGTAAGGAGATGTTTGGAGATGGCAACAACATGGGTCTTGTAGATTATTATGTTAAAGCCAAAATGATGTTCGTGGCAATTTTAATTGCTGGAATAATATGGCAAATTCTCAGTATAATAAAGAGAATTTCGCTTTTTATTTTAGGAAGACCAAGTTAATTTCATAATTTATATAATATTCGCACGTTTGACACTTAAAAAAAATATTTCCAACTTGTAAGGTAAATAATGTTACAAATAAACGAGTCGGAAAGATTTTTGTCATCTTCACAAAATAACAGTTCTCACCTGTTTTATCCAACTATCGAAAACGAAACCGATAATATACTAAACAAAGCTGTGCGCAATAATAACAACAAGAAACGTCCCAGACCCACCTCTACAACCACAAGAAAGGTTAGTGTTTCTCCGAAGTTGCCGTTTTCAAACAACGCGGTAGAAGTGCGTCCTGTTTTACCCGCCTCGCATTTGTTAAACATTAAAATAGAAAACGCCACCGATAAATTGCTCGAGAAAGCCATAAAGAGGCCCAAAGTCGTTCCTCCTTCCCGTGCCTCACCACCGCCGAACGCAGCTTCTCATCTCGAATATCTCAACGCGACGACACCTGCATTTTTTAATTTTCCGAACAAGTCTAATTACGATAAAAGCAAACAAGAGACTTTTATTAATTCAACTTCTAAACGTTATCGGAAAAGATCACCGCAAAAAAGTTACGGAAAATGGCAAAATCCCAATAAAGAACATTTCAAGAATGCTATTACATACACCGACAATATCAGAAAAACATCTACTCCATGCGTCATGGGACTCGTAAGAGCTAAAGAAGAATTCACTATCACATCGTCGCCTTCCTACAACGTAAAATCCAAAATTACTGAAAATGCCGCCGAAGCAAAATGGAACGAAGATATAGAAAAAGACTCTAATAGGTGTCTTGCCAATTATCCAGATTGCGCTGTAACACCTTCCCAAAACCCCGAAAATTTTAAAATGAAAGAAAACTTTTCTAATTCTCCAGTGGTATGCGGTTCTGGATACGAATTGCAAGGCAGCGAATGTGTAGAAAAGGAGTGCGGAAGCGTGCCCGCTAACAGCACACCTAGTGGTAGTTATCCCGATTGCGAATTTGAATGCGGCTCTGGATACAAACAACGAGGCAGCGATGAATGCGTCGGGATTAATTGCGGAAGTGTGCCAGACTTGTACAATCCTCCCGCTAACAGCACACCTAGAGGTAGTTACCCTGATTGCGATTTTGAATGCAATCCTGGATACGAAAAACGAGGCAGCGATGAGTGTGTCGAAAAAGCTTGTGAGGTTGGATCAAATACCACCGACGAACCGCACAAAATGCAGATTCCTGCTAATAGCACCATTACGGGTAATTACCCAGATTGTAGATTTGAATGTGGTTCTCTTTACATCGGAAGTGAATGTGAATATCTGAAAGAAGTCAACGTCGAGCACGTATTAGATTTATCGAGTGGAGGTAAAATTGTAGATTTTTTGATCGTGGCCGGCGGAGGTGGAGGAGGCGAAACATACGGCGGAGGAAATGCTGGAGAAGTTATAGTGGGAAGAGGATTTAGATTGGAAAATAAGAAATATTACATAAGAGTTGGTAACGGAGGTGACGTGGGCGAGAAAGGTAAGAATTCGTGGATAAGGACAGACGACAAGTTCCTATTTATCGCAGAAGGCGGAAAAGCCAGTAATAACAGTAATACGAGCGTTTTCGAAGGGATCGGGTCAAACTACTTTGACGACATAACGACGATGCAAAATGAAGAAAGAGGAAGATACTACGTATTAGATGGCAAACGGTACCCTAATATCATAAAACACCAGACAAATCAAGGCCGTAATGGCGGCGGAGGCGGCGGCGCAGCAAGCCCAGGTCAACGTGGGGGGGTTGGTGGAGTGGGAATACAGAACAATTTTGACGGAAACAACAGTTGGTATGCTCACGGAGGTAATAAAAATGCACAGTCTAACAATAAAAAATGGGAAACAACTTATTGGTCTAACAATGAAGCAGATATCACGGGTAGTATAGTTAAATTAAATGATTCCACTGATATTATTAAGGGTTCTGGAGGGGATGTGGGAACAGCTGGGAACAACGGTTACGTTGTGATAAGGGAGACAAACGAGGTTTTGGGGTCTCCGCCGTGCAACGAGGCTGATGAAGAGTGTAGGTTAGAAGATTTGGAGTGTTCTACAGATATTTTAACTCTTGATGGTGTTAGGTCTTATACAGATAGGACGGATAGGGGAAGTTTTATAATACCAGGTTCGATTTTGGATGATGAATTGATGGTTCAGAATAATGTATTCGTTAATCCGCCGGAAATGATAACGGATAATGAAAAATATGTTTTAAAAAGACTTTCGGAGATCGAAGTCGAAGTCGGTCAGGGTCTGAAATTTAATATAATAACATTATTAGGACTGATAGCAGAGAATCTTACAGGTGTCTCTAAAGATAACGGGGATTTGTGGGGTATATCAAAAATACAGCTAACAAATTTTATTAGCTTCTCAACAAGTTGCAATATGGGGTCTATTATATTAGACGGAGAATATTACATAGTTCCAGATTTGACTGATTCTAATAGAACCACGTTTTATCTTGTTGATGCAAGTGGAACAGAAATATCAAATGAACGGTTGGCGTACGAGGAAGTAAACAATTTTCTGAACGGAACGGGTACTGAGGATAAGATTTCAGGACCACTGGTTTTGTCGGATGAATGTTTTGAAATAACTATTTTGAATGGTTCTTCAAATTGGGGTAGCACAAATTTTACGTTCGATGATTTTTATAGTGTACGGCTCGGTAAATACAATTTAAAACAAGACCCGAGTTCTTGGTATGACATTGAAAAAAAGATGTTAGAATCTTATGGCTCAGATAATGCCGAGCAGCTTCATGAGTTTAAAACTAATATGGTAACGGAGTATTTAAATAAATTAATTAATGACGTTACTTGTAGTGGTTCTATAAATTACCCTAAAACAACAAACGAGTGGAAAGATGTAATAGATACGTTTGCTGGAGAACTACAAACCAATCGGAGTCAAATGGAAAATATAGAAAAATCTATGGTTATAACGTACAATAAATTAATAATAACTGCAGCTCGCGATTTTGTGCCTAGTAAGTTTGCATATTCTTATTTCAATAAAGCTTTCATGGCAGGGGTATGGTACGAGAAAACCGTAACATCTGGTTTAGAAAAAAAGGAAGAAATTGGGAATTATTTAAAAGAACACTTTTTCGGTAAAAAAACTGAAATCGGAAGTGACTTATCTGGAAACCCAGTGTACGAATACGATATAAATTGGGATACATTTCCCAAAGATTGCAACGCCATCGATATTAATTCGCTCGGCTCGCTCGGCTCTATTGGTTCTCTTGGATCAATAGAAGGTATTGATTTATATGGCGATAATGTGGGTTCGGGGGGTAGTGCAATTAGTGAATTTATTACAGCAGTATGTAAAGCTAAAAATATAATGGATTCTTGGATTGAAAGTTATCAAAATTTCAATGAACTTCCGCCACTGTACGAAGTGATGATAATGTTAGAAGTTCCCTTTGAGGACTTCAGAAATATAATAGCCTCAACAGAAGAAGCGTTGCGTTTTGTACTAGTTGCTCCAGAAATTGATTACGACAGAGAAGTAATTATTGCTCGCGAATCAGTTGAAAGAAAACTTAAAAATTTGTACGGAGATTTTAAAGTATTCACCATGGATACTAAAACGACACAAGGCCCCCCTGGTTGCGAGCAGGATTCTATGTTACCACCTGTTAAATTTAATTCGAAAAAATATTACGAAGGTTCAGAAATAGAAATACTCGAAACTCGCTACGAGGATCTATCCAGTTATTATTCTACTTGTACCGTTCAACCTCAAACCGAAGTTATAGACGGTACCGAAAAAATAGCAGGAACATTTATTACTACCGAAGAATTAGTGGGAACACCAACACCAATCCCAGTCGAGCGAACAGTATTTCAGAAAGAAAGAGGAAACTATAGTCGACGCAAGAATAATAACGGATCAGAAAGATGGGCTTTTTACCCTCTTAATTTAAATAGATTGACGCTGTCACACATTTGGGAAGATATATCTGGACTAACAGGCGCTGAACGCAACAATTTGTGGAACGGTAGTGCAGTTATGACACCTGATTATTTTGAAAAAGAGTTGGATGATATTAGTGGAGCAGCGCGTATAAAAGCCGTAGAAATAGCGGACAATTGTTTGAGTGGTTCGGAGTGTTTAAATCTGCTTTTATTATCGGAAGAGATTCAAGCCGCGCTCACAGATCCGAGCGGCAATTATTTTGGTAGGGTGTTAAGAGAAGTAAAAAGCATATTGGATTATTATAAATATGACTCGCCGATTATTAAAGAAGAAGCGCAGAATTTTATCGAGGAAGTATTGGAAGAAGTTAAAGACGAGACGGAAGCGGTATTTACAGATGAAAGCATTATAAATATAATTTTCAGGGAGATAGAGAGTATGATTAGCAAATCAGGTTCTATTATTGAAGGTGAAAATTGGAGTGAAAGTTATCCCAATCTTTTAGATTTGGCGATTGATATGAGGGTTTCTGGAGTCAGTGAATTAATAATAAAGGGCCGAATAAAACGTATATTAAAAAGAACGCATATAATAGGCACTCGAGTCCAATCAGAATTTTCTAAAAATATATTGGGATTATCTTGTTATTTAGAAAACAAAGTACCCAACCGCAAAATAATAAACGATAAACTTATAGAAACTACAGTAGATGTATCTGGTTGTACCGTTAAAAACATATACGATAAAACGGCTGATATAGTAGAATGCTGCGAGGTAGAAAATGGCAGCGATTGCACGAAAAATTACGAAAAGGTAATTGTTGACAGGAGTTCTGGTTCGCTTATTGAGAAGGTGTGTCCTACCAATTCTGTTTCTGAAAATTTTTCGAATGAGAGCGATGATATATACGAGCACGGGAGTTATAGTTATGATAAATTGACGGATGTATACGGGTTAAATGTAAATGAATTGAAGGAATCTGCTTTTCAAAGTGTTGTACCATTGATTCACAGATTAAAGCAATTAGAATTAGATATGAAAGAAAACAAGGATATTAGTGGAGGGTCTGCATATTATGGTTCTTTGCAGCAAGATTATGCGGAGATAGATGCAGAAATCGATTCGAAAATATCTAGTAAATTTTCTGAATTAAATTCGCCAAGGTCTAAAAGATATTTGGAGCAACATTACGATAACTTTAGTGCAATCATAGAAATTATAAATTCGGGTAAATCTATTTTGGGATCTATAGATACTTATTATTCTGATTACAATGTGAACGTGAATAATATAAATAAAGAAGCGAATTATATTAACAATTTGCTCCAACGTATTGAAAATGAGAAAAAAGCACTTCAAAATATTGACAACATGAACGCCATCGATAAATTACGTAAACTCAGACTGGGTTATCACAATCATCATTACAGTGACGCTCGAGAATTTCTAAGTGATATAGATACGAGATTCGCTAATATCATAGATCAACGGGCAGAAATTGATTCTATAAAAGACGATATAAGTGGCTTTATAGCAACCTACAACAATAATGTAGATAAGTGCGGAAGTCTAAGCGGCTCTGGTCTCGTAGATGAAAGAAATGATAAATGTCTTGATGGATTGAGGTCTGTAACGAACAGTATAAATGGTATCAGAGATATAATTAGAGGAGGTGCGAATTTTAGTCAAAACATAAATACATTGACTGATGATAAGAATGCTAAGATGAATGAGCTAGACGTGATAAAAACCAAATTGGATAACTTTTATTATCAATCGGCCACACTTCCTCCTCCTGAATATATTTATGAAGCTCGTAAAAAGGGGAAGTCTAACAAGGAAACCAGTAAAATATTTTCTGATGATAATAGGGCCATATTTTTGCTTGTTGTATTCTGTATTGTTTGTCCTCTGGTAATATGGTTTTTAAGAACGTTTTTACGTTATATAATATAATCCGTCTTTTTTTCGGGAAGCTCATTGTACGGATATTTGCAAATATCGCACAACTTGAAAATCCCCAATTTACCAAAGTCAAAATAGTTATTTTTTTTAATGTCATAAATCGGTTTTGTATAAGGAATCATAACCCCTTCATGGGGCTCGTAGTCGTTAATTCCAATACTACCCATTCCATCCGTAATATTCTCAAGAGGCGTTCTATTAATAACCAAAGGAGGCGTGGGAAGAGGCTCCCCTAAAGTATCCGATAAAGTACGAAGGTGTCGAATATAACCTGGAGACGAACCCCACGAAGGATTGCTTAAATCTATACTACTTTGAGGTCTTCGTGGAACAGGTTTAACAATTCTATTAAAATTTACAGAAGAACTTGGAGCGAAATCTATGGGGGTAATGTAATCCGCGTCTCTGGACCTGCTTCTTCGGCTAACTCGGGGTCTGTAAAGGGTTATTGACCTGTTATAGCGAGTTGGGCTGCGTCCCCTGAAGCTGGGAGTTGACCTGGGAGTTTCGGTGCGTTCTGGTGGAAGAGCGTTTCTTAAATTTTCCGTTGAGAATATATCTGGGTTGGGTGGTGGTTGCATATTTAACTATACGTGGGAATTTAAAATTCGTTTGTGGGCGAATATAATAAATGGCACGTATAGATAAGATGCCCGATAAAAAAGAGCATTCGGAAGCTCATTTGTTGTTTGAAAAGTTGGTTAAAGAAGAAAGAAAATTGGCTATAAAGTGCGTAAAGGAGAAGACAAACAAGGAGGAAATGAAGATGGCGGTGTTTAGGTTTTTAAAAACGAGATCGGCAAAGAAAATCTTGTGTAATAATTAAAATGCCACGAATACAATTTAAAGGCCAATCGAAACCTCCAGACGGACCCGTGTTGAGAAATTGGAATATACCGCGTATGATAGTTAGTCCGAAAGATAAATCGATGACAAAAACAAATCTTTTTTCTTTTAACCCGAAGTTGAAGCCAAAAGACCTGTTGAAGTCAATAAACAAAACTTACAAGGATACACCGTATTCATTTCCGAAAACTTACATAAACCAGAAAGAAGAGACCCTTTGCAATAAAAGAACCAAAAAGTTGTCCGCTCAGCAAAAATTCATAGCCGATTTTATGCGTCCAGGTAACCCCACAAAAGGAATCCTTATTTATCACGGGCTGGGATCTGGAAAAACTATAACGGGAATAATTCTATCAGAGGCGCTTAAAGGAAGACACACGGGTCTCCCCAAAAAGAAACCAGAGACATCTATTAGTAGGTCATCTTCTAGGGGGTCGGACTTCAATATTTTAAGAGGTGGTAGGAGTACTTCAAGAATTATAGTAGTCCTTCCTTTAGCTCTAATAGATACGTGGAAAAAGGAGATTAAAAGTTGGGGACCGAGGCAAGTATTAATAAACGGGATTCCTCAAAATTACGGTACGTTAAAAGAGAATGAAAACGTAGAGATAAAGAAGCGGGAAATGAGAGCGAACGAAAAACGGATGAAGGAGATAATTGCGGAAGGCGGGGGTAAAACTCAGGAATACGTTAAATTAGATAAGGCAAATAAGGCAAAACAGAGGTGGTTGGATAATGATAAGAAAAAGCGGACGGAAGGACGCTTGATAAAGACGTACGAAATAATAAGTCACCAGCGATTTTTGAATCTTCTAATGAAGAGAAACGAAGCTGATGGAACTTACGTGGAAGGTGAAATTTTTGACCGCGACAAAGAAAATCCATTGAGAAAGCCGAACACTTTGTTGATAATAGACGAGATTCAGCGTTTAGTTAGCGAAAAGGGAAGCAGCTACCAGAAGCTTCTCTACGCTTTGAAATATCACAGCAGCCCAGATTTAAAAGTGGCGTTGCTTACAGCTACTCCAATATACGATAAGCCGTTCGAAGCCGCCTTAACGATAAATCTATTGAGACCTCGCATACCATTTCCCGCGGTAAAAGAGCGTTTCGAAGAACTTTTTGTGAAGAAGAATAAAAACGGAGTAGCGAAGGGGTCCAAAAACGACGATCTGTTTAGATATCTGTGCGCGGGCTACGTTAGTTATTACAGCGGAGGAAATCCCAGAGCTTTCCCTTTCAAGACAATAGTTAACATGGAGCACAGGATGAATGGTTACCAAGAAAATGCCTACAAGCAAATATTGATGGGCGAGTTGCAGAAAGCGGTGAAAGATAAGCAGAAGCCCGATATGTTATTGGATTTTATGGATGGGAACAACGCGGATGACAAGAAAGAATCCATGAACGTTTTTATGCTTTCGCAAATGTATTGTAACGTCGCTCTCCCAGGCGTTGACGAAGAAATGAGGAAGCTTTTGGATACAAGGGCTGGAAAACGCGCCTATAAGGACCCCGGCGAATCGGCAGCAATGAAAACGAAGGCTGAAATAGTGTCCGTCGGATTAGAAAATTTGCAAAGAGAAATAGAAAGCAAGTACAACGGGTCTTCTACCCTCGGCGAAACTCTCGCGCATTTGTCACGCTACAGCGAAAAGTACGCAAACATAATAAGGCTAACCCATGCGTCTCCAGGTCCCGTGTTTATATTTAGCAATTTCCTGGATTACGGAATAAACGCTATAGCGCGAATTTTTAGCGGATTGAAATGGGAAAGGTGGAACCAGGGCATGACGAAAAAATCAGGCAAAAACAAGCTGAGATACGCTATTTGGTCTTCGGAAACGGCGGGCGGAAAGAAAGGTCAGGAGTACGCGTCGGTTCTTCAGGACGTCTTCAACAGTTACGAAAATAAGGACGGCAGCATTATTAAAGTTATTCTGGGAACGCGCTCTATTATGGAAGGAGTTAGTTTCAAAAACGTGCGACAGGCCCACATCACGGACCCGTGGTGGAACGAGGCCCGCATTCAGCAAATTGCGGCGAGAGCTGTTCGTAACTGCAGTCACACGTCGTTACCTCCACAGGACAGGAGCGTCGTTATATACAAGCATATGTCGGCGTATAGAACTGGAATAGAGGATCAGGGTGACATAATCAAGGAGTTGAAGAGATTGAATGCGGGAGGTGATTTGATGCGTTCTTTTGAGCAGCGTACGATAGAGCAGTATATGTACGGGAAGGCTTCTGAAAAGTTGAGATTGACGCATACGTTTCAGAATTTATTGAAGGAGTCGGCGGTGGATTGTGGAATAAATAAGTACGGTAATTTGGTTAGGTTGGATGAGATATACGAACCGGACTATTTAGGTGGGACCTCTCGGGGTTCTGGGAGCTCTCGGAGTTCTGGAAATTCCGTAAAGTACATTTTGACGTATTTGGATCCTTCAACGGATATACCGTACGCGAGAGAAGACGTGGGTGTTAGGCAGATAAGCAAGCGAGACATGATATTAAATGTGAATGGGTATATGAATAACCTGGATAGGGAAAGTTCGTTTGTTTTTAGGGAATTGGGTCAAAGCAGGAAGACGGGGTTGTTGAAGATGGAGCGGAATACGTTGAATAAAGTGGAGAGTGGGTTGATTATAAAAGAAACGATAAAGTGCAATACGTCGAAAAATAACTTAATGAATGAAACGGGCTCTAAAGAAGCAAAAGACCATTTGATGAATTTGTATAGGAATAACATATTGATACCGGAAATATCACGTATGATAAAGACTGGTGAATTGAAGAGACGGCTGCAGTCTTTTATTAATTCCAACAATAGGACTCCGAAAATGAAAGATGCGGACGGTAATGTTATTTACAAGGGTTCTATGGCGGCTCTGAGAAATAAGGCGAAAACCATTGTAATGAAGAAAAAATACAAAACTCCGCACGAAAAGTTAGTAAGAGATCTCATATATAAGTACGAGATCTACGGAGTAGAACATGAAGAGCAGTTGATGGATTTGCCCGATAGTTATTTGAAAAAAGAAATATACGAAGAAGAACAGCGACTGTTGAGAGAAGGTCTTCCTGTTCCCATAACGCTTTCTGAAAATTCTGCAGAAATTAAAAAAGGGAAATAAAAATCTCGCGTTTAAATAAAATGGCAACCCCAAAACTCGCAAAAGGAAAACTACCGACGGAATCGGATTACAAAGATTTACCTACTGAAAAAATGATGGAAATAATACTAAACACCTTCACAACGGAAGAATTAATAGAAAGCACCAACATGGACCCTTTCATATACGCTTCTTTTCAAAAAGAAGGCGGCAGCCCAGACGGCGCCGGCGGTGAGTCTTCGAAGTCTTCGAAGTCTTCTTCCAGTTCAAAAACGAAGTCTCCATCCCCACTCAAAACCCCTAGCTCCGAGAAAAAATACATAATGAAGTTCAAAAAGAAGAACTGCATCAAGGGAAAAGGCAGCAAATACACCGTTCAACGGATGCGTCAAGCTCTGATTAAAATAGGCATGGTACGCTACGTGGAACAATTCAAAACATTCCCGCCCAAAGCCGAATTTAACAATTTATGCGCCTTGATCTCTTCCGTCAGAAAAAGATGGGAAGGAAAATCCCCAGGAAGCAGCATTTCGTGGAAATCCAGAAAGAACGCCGGTTCTGTAAAAACCAAGGAAAAACCCGCGAAACTCTCGCGCTCTTCCTCCGTATCTGATATGAAAGCCAAAATAGTGCAGAAGAAAGCCCAAGCCAAGAAAGAAGCGCAGCGGAATCGTTCCAAGTCTTCTTCTAAGTCGAAGAGAAAAATATTGGGCGCAGCGGAATCGTATTTCAAGGAAGTGTTTAGTCTGGTTCAAACCTGTGATAATATCACGAAAGGTATGCTAAAGGAGAATGTAATGAAGCGCACAAAATTGTCTAAAGAGAAGGTGAAGAAGCACTTAACCAACGAGGTTATTGTAGATATGATGGCTAAGTTCTGCAGGAAAGCAAAAAAGAGTCCCGTGAAATCTAAAAGTCTAAGCATCAGTTCGTCTTCTAGAAAAAGCGGAGCCGTTGCTAAGAAAATGAAAGGTTCCAAATCAAGAAGCGTAAGCACAGTAAGTAGCAGTTCATTGCCCTCGAAAACGTCTTCGTCGAGAAAAAGCTTAGCTGTTGCGAAAAAGGCGGCTCCAGCGCCCGTTAAAAGAAAAGGGTCGCCGTCACCAGTTAAGGTTGCGTTGGCGAAGAGGGAGGTGAAGAAGGCGGGTGGTATAGGGAATGTAAAGGGTGAGAAGTTGAAGAGCATGGCGAGAACGTTGGGGGCGGTTCACTCGGGTAAAAGCGTTGCCGTTGTAAGGACGAATATAATGGCGATATTGAATAAATATAAGTGAAAGTTCGTTTCATTTTATAAATAAATATTGCAAGTAAACAATAACAAACAAAATGGATCAATATAGCACCCCTCTGTCCGATCTTATACCAGGGGCTTCTCCATCAAATGGGAACGATGTTCAATGCCAACAGCAATTTCCGTCTAATACCCCTCAAGAACAAGGCGTATGCAGAGATGTCGGCGTTTCCGGTAGATACGATCTTTCTCAGCCCAACTTTAATCAAGGAGATATCGGTACCATCTATTCGCAGCAGCAACAGCAGCAACAGCAGCAACAGCAGCAACAGCCGCAGCAGCAACAAGTGCAACCGCGGCAGAGAGAGGCAAGTAACGAAACATTCGATATGCCGAAGCTGATAACAAATTTGCAGAGTATCCCATTGAGAGAGTATGCACTTTTGATATTTGTAATATGGTTGATACAGAATGACGATGTGATAAGTACCGTGGTTAGATATTTGCCTGTTAGTATTACGTCCGGGGCTAATTTGACAAAGATAATGTTGTCAGTTGTATTTGCGGTGGCGTTTTATATATTAAGAGAGTATTTGGTATTTATTTAAAGGAAAACGGAAGAGAACGTTTAATTATTTAAAGAATATATTGTTAGATCCATTAAGAGACGATGGATTTACCAATAGACTCTAAGACTAGTGATTTTCCGATATATAGTAAAGGTGATATACTTCTAAAGAGGTTGTTGAATTATTATACGTCGGAGAAGAAGGCTATAATTTGTGATATAACGCAAGGCAGAACTAATTTATCGCTTCGTATTATAGATTGGTTTGTGACGAATTATTCTAAGAATAACCGTGTACGATACAACCACAATGGCGTAGAAGTTGCAGTGTATACGGATTACAAAAATCAGTTAAGAGCATTTTCTAAAAAAATGTTCGATCCCTTTTGCAGAAGAAAAAGAGAAGAAATAGAAGGAATTGGAACGACGACGATAGGTCAGATGAATTTCTTCAAGTGGGCGATTGAAAAGGGAGTCCTAAATTACATATTCTCCAATGCAAAAGAGATAGAATGTTCTATGAATTACTCAAATTCTATCAAGAATAAAAAAAATACATTAGAACACGGTAGTTCTGTAATAAACTACCAAAATACAGCTGGCTTTATCCGAGAAACGGGAAATGAATACATAGTAAAATTCAATTAATATCTTTGTTATAAAAAGTATCAGCTTTTAGCCCAATGAACTATTTGCAAAACCAATCAACGAGCCGAACTACAGAAAACAACGATAATGCTGTTGGATATAACGGATTTAGAGATTCTACGCTTTTACAGGAAAGCATGGAAATATCAGCAGAAAATACAGAAGAACCTGCCAATCACGACATATCAGATTTTAATTTGGAATGGGACGCGTCTCGATATTGGAGAACTAAATACTGGAACAAAACGGGAGTTCAGGGAAACGAACTTAGAAATATGGGAAAAGAAAACGAGTTTACGCATATCATAGCAAAAGACTGCGGCGTTGAGGACGGAGCCAAGCACTTTTTCATGTCAAAGAAACCACACGGAGATTTTGTTAATTACCTATTTTCCAGACCCCCTTCAGAACGCTTTTATTACGAAGTGTTGGCACCACACAAACCGGTAAAACTCTATTTTGATCTCGAAACGGACCCAGGTGAAGGTCAAGAACGCAAAACGGACCTGGAATGGCAGGGAATTAAAGCGGCCCTAATCACGAGAACGATCCAGGAATTGGAGCTGTGGTTTCCAGAGCAGTTTAAGGCGGTTGGAGGAATAACACACGATGATTTTATTGTAATAAACGCCTCTGGAAAGGATAAAAAGAAGGGGGATAAAGAGAAGTCGAGCTATCACTTGATTTTGGCGAGGAAGTTGGCGTTCGAAAGCGTAGATGACCTCCACAAATGGGTGGAAGAGGTGTTTTTTTCGAAGCCGCCCGAAATGATGGATACGAGTGTGTATAAGACGTGGAATCAGTCCATGCGTTTGGCAGAGAACATTAAAAAGGCAGATCCTCACGAGCGTTTTTTGGTTATAGAGGACTTCCCAGGTATTGACGCGTGTGCGTGCAAAGAAATAAGAGAGAGTGCCGTAATACAGACGCCGAAGAAGCGGAAGATGACCAAGAAATTCACGGAAAACAGGAGAGAGTTTAAGAAAATGATACTGGAATCGATGATAACGTACGTGCCAGCCACGATGAAGAAGCTTAAAGTTGATATGCGCCAACTAAAGAAGAAACGAGCGCAAGATCTCAAGATAGTTAAAGAGACCGTAAAACAGAACCCAGACGCTCTGCCGACATCGGCCTCGCAGAATGACGTATTGTTGCATATGTGTAGGTCGCTGGTAGAGAAGGATAAGGACTACGTGGATAAACAACCAAATTGGATTAAGATTGGGCGTTTATTGAAATCAGCGGGAGCCGAGGAGGAAGTGTGGATAAACTTCAGCAACATGGGCTCTAAACCAGACCCGGAAGAGAAGCTCAAGGAGCAGTGGCGCTATTTCGGAACGCAGAGGCACATGCACGACCCCGAGATGTTTTTCAATTACGTCCGCAAGCGCTGTCCGTCAGCTGTTGAAAACGCGAAGATGTTTTGCATTTCCAGAATGGATTCAGGTCACAACAGCATTGCGCAAGGGATAAAGACGTTATTTTCCGAGAAGGTTGTATTTGACGCAAAGCAGTGGTATTACAAGGAGGGCATTCACTGGATAATAGATGATAATTGTAGGCGGCTGGGCGAGTTAATAATGAACGACTTTCACAGGGAGTTGGACCAGACAATAAAGGTTTTGAAGGCAAAAAACATGGAAATTACGGATAACGCAAAGGGTGGAGACTTAAGTCCCGAAGATCTTGAAAGCAAGGCAATAAACTCTGCGCGTTTAGATACGTATAACGAGATAAAATCCATTACGCAAGCGGGTCGATTAGGCAAAGACAGGTATCCTCTCGAGGTATATTTGGCTAGACCAGGCTTCGTTGAAAATCTAGACAAGCGGACCACGATAATTGCATTTGACAACGGTATAATCGATTTACAAGGCAAACCAGTGGTTGACAAAGACGGCAACCCCGTAATTGACACCGTGTATGATTACGACGGACAGCCGAGAATTGACGAGAACGGAAACAAGATAAAAAAAGTGCGCCGCGAAGTTTCCGATTTCGAACTCAGAGAGCCCGAGCAGTACGAGGACGAGAACGGAAAACCGCAGATGGAATTTGTCAGCAAATCGTGCGGCTACAACTACATAAGTAAATCGGATATAATGGACGAAAAAAAAACAAATATCGCAGCACGCCAAGCCTACGTGCGACATCTTAAGAACTGGAACAAATATTTGAAAGAGGTGTTTCCCGAAGACGAGGAACGAGAAGCCGTGAAATATTTTTTGGCGACGTGTTTGGACGGCTCGATAAATAACGAGGAGATTTACATATGGACGGGAATAAGTAAGTACCAAAACGGCGCAAACGGAAAATCGAAGTTCAAGGACATTATATCGCAAGTATTTGGTGATTACTGTGGAACGTGCAGCCCACAACTCCTTACGCAAACCGAGCCTGGAGCACACCAAGCAAATAGCGCCATGATGTGCTTAAAGGGGCTCCGTTTAGCTTTTTTTGACGAGCCGCAGGTCGGTAAGAACGGAACATTTAAGATGGGCTTTGTTAAGAGGATGACGGGAGGCGATCAGATATCGGCGAGGGAACTGTACGGGTCGAATCAGACGTTTGTATCTCAAGCTAAGCCTATTGTTTTGACGAATGAGATACCTTTTCCTGATTCGACTGATGGTGGCGTATTGCGACGGTTTAAATTTTTCCCGTTTTTGGCGAAATTCGTGGAGGACACGGAGGATCCAAAGTGGAAAGGTATAGACGTCCAACCCAGAGACCCAGAGTTGAATAAGAAGATAGTGGATTGGAAGTTGCCGATAATACATCAGCTGTTGGAGTATTACGTGGCTTTTAACTCTCCCGCGGGCGAAGCCTTGATTGCACCAGGAGGAAAGAAGATGATTGGCAAGGGCAAGAAGCATCCAAAATCCAAAGTCATGATGAGTATGTTCGACGACTTTACGAATAACATCGACGTGATAAAGCCTTGGATAAGTGAGAATTGCGTCGCAGACCCTCAAGGCGTCCTATTCTTCAGGCACCTCAAGGCCCACATGAACGACGACATCAAGGCTCTCTACAAGCACAAGGTAAAAGATTTGATAGAAGACGTGAGTCAAAGAGGCGGCTTAGGCCCTTATTACGGCTCGAAGCAGTACAGCCCCAAGGAATTCAAACTGACGGCTTATACCAGACCGTGTGACGGAACGAAACACGGGGAATGCTGGGGTGGTTGGCGGATGAAGACGCAGGAGGAGCGGGATGCAGAGGATGAGATGTTGGAGGTATCGGTGACTCGAGGGGTGGAGTTCCAAGGAGCTTTTGACGAGGAATGAAGAGGGGGGTATGATAAAGAACATGAGGTATAAAAACAAAAGAAGTTCATTTTATATTTAATGAACCTTTTTTGATTTATTGTTGTGGGGAGTTAAAAAAGGTAGACACTGAGTATGCTGGAAAGTCCTCCTGCCAATAGAGAGTAGGTGTAAATTCTACCGACTCTGTTGTTAAGATTTTTCCAGGCTTGTTTCTGTTGAGGCGTGTCGAGGTAGTCGACCATGAGTTCTACCCAAGGGTAATTGAAGTAGAAAATGGTTTGGATAACCATAATTAAGAGAGCTTGACTGCAGAACTCCTGCGTGAGTAATTTGGCGAGGATGGCGCCGAACATTCCTCCGTAGAGATATACGAGAAGGCGAGTTCTTTGAATTTTTTTGAATATTTGGAGTTGGCCCTTTGTGAGTAGGTTTTTGAATATTTCGAGTTCTGGTAGTTGGTTGCAGGAGAGCATCATTATTATTTGAGCGCAGAATATGATTTGGGATATTTTGCAGTTGGATGACATTTTGTTTGTTTTATTAATATGTTAAGACTTTTTTTCGAAACTTCTGGTCAAAGAAAAGTGGTAAATTCCGTAGCACCAATCTTTAAGATTCGATATGTTTATTTTAATAGGCGGGCTGCTTCTGTACCCGTTTTGCTGCAACCTCCGTAAAAACCCGTGAATGCTGAATTCGTACAGGACATTTTCCGGATTTTCAACGATCCCGTGTATAAAATACGTCCTTTTCGGAACGGATATTTCCCCCAAACACACGTGACTCGTCATATTTTTATAATACTTTTCTTTATAATAAAAAACTTCAGACGCCAAATCCGTTTTCAACGCTGGTACCATGTGACACCACTCCATTACATATGGCGTTTCCCGTGAACGAATAAACTGTCTACCTAAAACAACAGCTTCGGTGGAAACCTTGGGGTAATAGCCTGGTTTTTTATTCGATATGTAACTTTCCCAGCGATTGAATTTGGAAACGGCATCGCCGTGGTCAAAAATCACGACTACCTTATCTGGGATATTGGAATTTAATTGCGTCACTCTGTTCGGATACACTTTCGGGGATATTAACTTAATAAATCCCTTCGCCGAAAGCGCAAGAGCAATAAATAAAGAGCTGATTCTCGTATTCATGTCTTTTACCAATAATATTTGATTATTTTAAGACTCTTCGGCAATTATAAACTGCAACACAATGCGCCTGGTCTCTATTGGTGGATTTGGATTCGTGGGTGAAGTACCACCAGTTCCCAAAAATATGCTGTCTCCATTCTGGTCGGTGATGTTAACATGTACATTATTCAAAGTGGTCGGCTTAATAGAGCTCACGTAAACGGCAGTTCTGCTGAGATACGCCTTAATAAAAGGCTTGTAATCTCCGGAAACTGCATTCGTCGCCCCTGATCTTGAAATTGCCTTTTCATTGGGAAGAGTAAATTTACCGTTGAATGCGTGCGCGCCGTCGGAACTAGCGGAACCAGCAAAGCTGTTGATGTCGAATTCTGGAATATCGATGTTAAAATGAGTTACTACAGAAGTGTTAAGAGCTGTGCCATCCCCTGGAAAAGCAGTTCCTTGAAGGGCAGACAGTTTGAAGCCCCCGATGTAAACTCCTTCTAGGTATATTTTGGCGGGATTGCTGATTACGACGGGATTTTCGAGGGTAACTTCGTAACTTGAAGCGGTAGCGCCAGATTGTCCGAAGAAGAAAGTTCCAGAGTCGAGAGTTAGCATTTTTGTATTTCTGTCGCTTCCAGCGCGAGTAGCTTCCCACATCATCGCAGTCATTATTAGTATTTTACGTAGATTTTTTATTATCACGTTTGATCACGGCTTCGAGTATTTTGAGCGCCTTGTTTAAAGTTGGCGTGCATACCTCGCAAATGTCTTTTATTTGTCCCTTTGTAACTTTCAGTCCCGCCTTGATGATGTTATAATACAGTACGCCAGCGATGCCAGAACTTGGAGCCAAAGTAGATAGCTCGTGTTTGTAGTTGTCGTACATTTTTTCGGATTTGGATACTAAGCTCCAGTGGCTCTTGGGAACGCCGATTCTGGAACTGAGCTTGTAGAACATGGTTTTTTCCTGGGTCACGATGTTTATGATGTCCTCTCTGCCCTCTTTTAGCATTATTTCTCTGAATATCTTCCTACCCTTTGTTATTTCGGTGGTGTTTATCCTTAGAGCCGCCGCTACCTCGTCTTGAGTGTGACATACATTGCAGTGGTGGGATGCAAACATCAGACAATTTCCGATGAGACCTCTTCGGTTTGCTCCTCTGCATACGGTATCGGATTTAGCAATGATGGACCATATGTATTTAGCTTTTTCTAGGGTTCCGGAATTACCGAGCAACACGCACGCGTGCTTTAGCATTTCGCTAACCATCCAGAAATCCTTTTGTTTGTGGGATATGTATCTGACGTTGAGACGAGACATATCGTATGATCTTTTAATACCGTCTTTACCTATAAATTCTTGCTTAAATCCCTTTGGATATTTAGGTAAGGCGCCGTCATCAAAGGGGTTAGTAGAATCGCCTACTGTTCTGTAATGCGTTTTATCGTTTAATTTGCCTTGGTCGTCTGTGTAACTCATGGTACCGCCAACAAGTATTTGTGTTCTTAGAGCAATGCCGCACTGTGTGCAAATAACGAAGCCTTGCGATGTATCTTCACTTATGTATTCTGGGTCTGCTTTGCAATTTGTGCATCCGTCTGTAAATGGATCGTATACGGGAGTATCGCGGTAACATTTGTCGGTTGTATTGTGTTGTATTTCGCATGTTCCTGTTTGTAGAAATCGTAAACTGAGTTCATCAAGATCTGTGTGTAATGACAAATGGCTCATATAAAAGATTAGGTACTTATAGAAGTGATATTATCCTTAGATAAACTGCCGCTGGTCTTTTTTTTTAAAAGTTTAAAAATTTTTAGCGGCCTCGGCGAACGACGGAATATTGCTGTGGTCTGCTGATGCCGTTTCGGAGGGTGCGATATTATTTCCTAGAACAGACGATTTGGAGTCGCTCAAGTAGTTAGCATTTAAAGGAGTGTTTTTCATATCTATAGAATTGCTGTCTACGCTTAAAGTTGATAACGAGGTGTCTCCGTATTCCGATAAGGAATCCTGGAGATGTTTAAGAAGAGGTTCGAGGGTTTCTGGATAGCCAACGTTTTGGACTGAGAGTTTAGGGGGGATCTTTGTTCCTATATTCTTTGCGTACGGAAACCCGGTTACTTTTGATTCTTTATCGTAAATATCTTCGGAAGCGTATTGTATTTTGTGTATAAACCAAGGTGGGTTATTATTTTCGTTGGAGGGGTCGGTATTTTTATTTGCGATAACTCTGCAATTCATACCGAAGTGGCGTCTCTTGTGGAAAAGCATGAAGGTAATAACGGCGGTATTTCTAACAAAATAGCCTTCGACGTCGATTATGGAGAATTCTTCTCCGACGAGAGGGGCGACTTTGGTTGGAGTGGGTAGCGTGGTTATTGTTTTTTTAATTTCGGATAGAATGTAAGTTTTTAGACTGTTAATTTCTTCTGGTGTTAAGTCCATTTTAACAGCGCATTTTATGTCGGGGACCTTTTCTCCAGATGACATTTTTTGGAATGCTATATTTATAACTTCTTCGTATGTTTTAGGTTGTATAATTCCGAGAGGTTGGAAAGGTCTGAATTTTTCGGGGTTTATTTTGAAATCGTCGGGAACGGATTTGTATGTGCAAAGGAAGTTGAGTAAAGCAATAAGCATTCCGGAGAATGCGATTTTGGTTAATATATCGGAAGTTTGGGTCATTTTATATATAGATAGGGTTTTTTTTTGCGTTTTGTAAATAATAATATAAACATCTGTTTATAAATAATAACAATGGATCCACGTGAAAATCCCTACGAACAAAAAGCGCAAATGCTACCACCTCCCGTACCTTCCGCAAAAAGTATGAATTCAAGAAAATCTGAAGAATCAGAAGAGTGGTTTTTATTTTACAGCCCAAGGTCTCCTCCATGCATGAACTTCATTGCCGAAGCAAAAAAATTAGAAAGCGTAAGAAGCAAAATAAACCTGATAAATTTCGACGATGATCCCCATTCGTTGCTCAAGGACAATCCTTGGCTTTCTCAACACGGCGTACCATGTCTTGCTAAAGACGGTACCCTTTTATCTGGCAAAGCTTTATTCGATTGGCTAGACAATCGTAAAAGGGGTGAAACGACAGTGACAAAGAACGGACAGGGAGATAATTCATTGGAGCCACAATTTAGTCATTTGGGGGAAGAAGCCTTTACGGGATTTTCCGAATTGAGCAATGGTCTTTCCAATGAAATTTCTACAAATATGTATAGTTCTATAGGTGCAAAGCAGGGTAGCGAAGGGATGGACCACGAAAATTACACAGAATCAGGAAACACGTCGTCGGGGCTTACTTTAGATAATATAGAAGCAGAGAGGAGAAAGTTGAATTAGTATCCTTTTGAGTTTAGATAGCCTTTAATTAAATGTTGCAAAAGTGTATATGGACGGTATTTCACCAAGCGCGCCTGTTAATACTAACTATAGTCAATACGCCCCCGTTCCAGTAGATTTGGAAAAACACAATTCGGACATAACCTCGTTATTTGGCATAGAAGTACTGAAACGAGAAGGAACCACAAACAATATTTCAGCGATTCCCGAAAAATATCGTAAGCCGACAAACGTTACCCAACAGCGGCGAATAAATACGTGTTACGGTACGAGAAAATGTTACACGTGCTTTCCTAAAAGATTGGCGCAGGAGCATACGATTTTGTATAATTCTAATGGGCAAGTAAAGTTTCACTTCGATATGTGTAATAGGCCATTATTAATAGCGACACCCATTAGGCATATTAATACGGTGGCGGAGTTTAAATCGGATGAGCTCAAGGATTTTTTCGACAGTATATCCGAGTTTTGCAAATTTTGGAACATTAAGGATTATCAGATTCAGATAAATCACGGCAAGTGGCAAAACCACGAGCATCTGCACGCAAAAATAAAAGCAAACGAGGATCTAATTTACAACATGAGACAAAACCACTTCAAACTAATTAAATTGCAAAAAGAAAGAAAAATAAACGAGAGCGCGGAAAATACAGGGCTCTTAAATTCTTAACGTTAAGTAACCAGAATTCGATGCCAGCCTCCAACAATTCGCAAAAAGGTATGCCTGATATGTCAAACTTGCTAGAATCGTTGATTGGCGAAATGCCTGGAATGAAAGAGCTACCGCCCGAAGAAAGAAAAAAGATGAAAAGAGCCATCAAAGCCACGAGCGAAAAGGTTCAATCTTTAGATCTCGAAGGTATTTTCAAAAATGCACTATCAGACGGTAACGGCAAACATAATAACAAAAAATCTTCACCTGACGCTATCCTAAACGCAATAATGAAAGACGATTCGCCAAGCAATATGCCCCCACCTCCGCCCACGGGCCCTCAACAACACAACACCAAATCAAAAGAAAAATCCAAAAAGAAAAAGAACCGTAACGCAAAGAAAAAGAAACCCCGCACACCCGACAAGCAGTACCAACTCAACCTTTCCCTGGAAGAGCTCTTTAGCGGAAAAACATCCAAAAGACTCACTGTGCGCGTTGACCGCAGAGTCGATATAACCGACGAGGACCGCGAGGCCTACAAACAAGAAAACAACCAAGATCCACCCGAAGGAGCCTACAAATACGATAACGTGAAGATCAAGCTTCCCATTTCCGACTTTCTCGAGGCAGGTATGATAGACGACGACCTCATCCATTTCGTGGGCGAGTCGGACCACGCGGAAGGCAGCGAAACTGGTGATATAATAGCCTGCATCGTTCAGGACCAACACGACGTCTTTGAAAGAGAGGGTAACGATCTCTGGATTCTGAATAACAAGGTTTCCCTTTACGAATCTTACGTGGGAGGATTCAAATTCGTTCATCTTGACGGTCGTTTGATAGAAATTGCTCCCAAATCGGGGGAACCCTTGCACGCAGACGGAGGACTTCGCTGCATCAAAAACGCGGGAATGCCAATTAGAGAAGAAGACGAGGACGATGACGGGCTGGTAGAAGACGACGAAAATCGGGAAGCGGCGACTTCTCAAAAACAGGAGTACGGGGATTTGTACGTTCAGTTCGATTTGGAGTTGCCTAAGACGTTAGACGACGAGAATCTTGAATTGCTTAAGAAGATATGCAGCACCCAGGAAACTGGAGCGGAAACCTCTAGCAGCAAAGATAGCAACGTAAATAAGCTTATAGAATCTGGTGTAGAACCCTACAAAATTACGGTAGATAAAGCGGAAGACCCTTACGACGATGAAAATGTAGATATGGACGACAGCAGCGATTCGGATGAAGATTCTGACGAAGAGGATAGCTCTACGGAAAACGGTTCAGAATCCGAAGATTCTGATATAGAAGAACTCGAAGAACTCGAAGAAGTCGAGGGGGACGAAACGGGAGAAGAAACAGAAGAAGAAGACGATTCTCCTGCGGCAATTGCTGCCGATAAGGCTGCGATTGAGCTTTTGATGGAAGAAGCCAAAGAAAACGGGGGTTCCGAGTTGAACCCCGAACAGTTGTTGCAGAGCGTAAAAGAATCTAACGGAAAGAAGAGGAAAAAGAGTATTAAAGGTTAGTCGTATAAATAATATTATTATACATGGCAACTTTCACGAACGATTATCCCACACAAACTGATATCTCAAACAATTCTTCCAGAAACATTTTGGAAACAAAAGGTTTGCTCGATTATAAGGAAGCTATAGAAATGGCTTACCAAATATTGCTTAAGCAACTTTGCAAGCCCGCCGAAGAGGTTTTCAACACCATAGAAAAGCTTAAAACTGCTAATAGTGCTACAGTACCAGGTCAAACACTCCATAACAGATACAGGATCAGCCTGGACTTGGGGGAACAGAGAGATTTTATTGTTCTTACGCTGGTAAATGCTAAAAGGCACGAATTCTCGAGAGCTCGCTTTTTGGAAAAGCGGCGAATCAAGAACGATTTGATAGCCTATTACAAACCCATGGGGTTATTTGTAAAACCCCCCGCGAAAACGCCGCAGACGAACGTGTGGGTTATAGATTTGTTGTTTAGAAATGCTGATAATGGTATTGACCATCATCGCGTACAGGAGGATATAATTCCAGATGTATTGTCGAGCGAAATCCCTCATGAGGAGGAGGTTATAGAGGATTTTGTTGAGCAAGAGGTGTCAAATGTTCCGCAGGATGAGAATGTTTAGGATAAATATAAGTCTATTAAAAAAAAGCGATTTAGAATAAAATAAAATGGCGAATATTACAATTAAGATTATAAGTTTAAGCGTTGCTGTTTCGGTCTCAATTTTGGTGGCGGTTTTAAATACGAATAAAAAAAAGGAAATTCCCGATAACAATCCCGATGGGAATTTGTTAATCAAGTATCCTAATTTGAGGGAAATCTTGATTAAGAAGGGAGAAACATTTTCTGGCTGTTACAATGACAGTGACTATGTTTTTGTTTGGAATTGCGACGATGTGACAGATTGGTCCATCGAACAAGGTGGATATTTGTTATTAGATAAGCGTGTAATATTGCCGCATTCTATAGAACAAGCTAAAATAATCAAGACAGGAGAGCATTTTAATTGGGTTCCGTGCAATTCCAGAGATGTAACTGGCCTGACAAATATTCCAGAAATATTAATTAAAAAATAAAATATATTCTTAAATTAATATGACTAAAGGTGAAAAACCAAGTAATGTATTTGAATATATGTCTCAGGAACAAACGTTGGGTACGGGTATGTTATTGAGTAGTATTTCATATTCACTTGTGAGTCAGCTTCAAGTAAAAGTATTCGACCCCGTGTTTGAAGAACTTATACCGAAAGATTCGTTTGTTTTAAACATTAAATTCGGAGATAAAACTATTGACGTAGGAGGAGCCATTTACGAAATATTCAGATGGGTCAATTACGCAACTCTTATATACTTAACATTGAAACTTTTTACCAATAAATTACCAAACATTATGACTTTTTTCTGGATGTTTTTACCTTTCGTTTTTCTTGTTCTCATGAAACGCCTATTTGTCTATCCAACTAAATCCGCCGATTCCCCTGGTTCCCCTGGTTCCGCCGTTTCTATAACAACAACCCCATCAGTTACATCTACACCACAACCATTACCCATAACACCCGTAACATTAACCCCAGAACCACTTGAAATTACTAACTCTACACCCGCTACTCCATCTCCCACTACATTGTCTGCTGATACGCCTTCTATGTCTGATACGCCATCGCCTGCATCCTCTTCTAATATGTCGGTAACAGGTAAGCCTGCTGCGTTTTCGCAATATAAATCGTCTGTGTAAGGTGCTAGGAGAAATAGTTGTTTGTTGTCTGTTTTTATGATGAGGGGCATGTTGTTTCCCATTATGATGAATTGTAGTGTTTTTGAGTTTGTGTTTTTAACGAATTCTTTTAATTTTGCGATGTTTATTTTTGTTTTTACGTTTTCTTTTATTTCTTTGTCGGGGAGTCCGTGAGATATAATTGTGACGTGCGAGTTCTCTATTTTGAGAACATTCGGTTTTTGTATTTCTATATCAACGACCGATTTTTTATTGGGCGAGTCCCGAATATCGCTAAAAAAGCTTATTGTGTTCGCGGCATTTAACGCAGAAAGCCGTATTCGTTCGTAATCATCAAAAGTGTGCGCGCTTTCCAATATATTATTAATATAAGCCACTCGTTCTCGCGACAGGTCGTTATCTGGTTCTGTTTGTATTTTAAAGAACACTTCTATGGGGCTGCGTCCATTTTCATTCATATAAGTGCAAGTAGATTTCTTTACATTTTTTAACACAATAAATTCCGAATCAACTTTTTCCGAAAAAACTAAATGCCAAGTACCAGAACAATCTCCGTATCTAATGGCGCGTTCTTCGCCGTGATTCAACCACGAAATTACTTTATCAAAGTTTTCCCAAATTTTTTTGTCCGTTTCTTTAGAAATTAATCGACAAACACCCTCTATCTTATCTCCAATCCACGATAAATAAACAGAAGACGCATCATCAGACACCATAATAAAAGCATTATCCGAAACTCCAACACTTCCACCTTTAAAATACTCGTCTTTTACAATAAATACATGCGGTATCGTTATACTATTCGCCATTTTATTTGAAAGATTCGTAACTTTATATTATTTAAAGGTTAAAAGTTTTGTTAATTATAATGACCCAAGATTCCTCCAATACCCCCATCCGATACAACGGAAAAGTTAAATGGTTTACTGCAGAAAAAGGTTTTGGTATCATAACATATACCAGCGAAGAATCTGGCACAACCGAGTATTTCGCACACCACAGTAACATTAAAACAAACGTACCCGTCAGAACTTATCTAATAGATAACGAGGAAGTTGTATTCACACCTTCAAGCGACGACAACGGAAAACTAAAGGCTCTCGATATAAGGGCACCAGAAAATAAAGAACTCGTATGTGTAAATAAAAAGAGTTCTGCCACATCAACTAAAAGACATCCCAAAAATACAACTTCATTCAAGCCACAACAAAGCGCTTCAGATATGAGGATTATTACGGGGTGGATGGCGCATTGTGCGGCTGTTAATAACGGTCTAACAAGTCACGATCTTACAATTTTGGATCCCTTCTTTCCTGGTTTGGGATTTGTTGAAGTTAATAAAGCTGTCGCTAAAGAACACGCATTACCCGATAGAGCAACCGAATCTGTTTGGTTTGATTTTATAAAAGAAGAAATCGACATCGTTAAAAAGAAACACTGCGGAGATAGTTCTGAAGAATTTATGAAACTTTGGCACGGAGACAGCCATCTTATAGCAGATGACGGAATATCTAAGGGAGAGTGGAAAAACGATTGTCACAGAATAAACGGCGTCATTAATACCATTGCCAGTATGTTTAAAATGGAGGTCAAATCTACCAGAGTTAATCTATACAGAGATGGCAACGACTGGAAGCCTTATCATCACGACGCTGCTGCTATTAAAGATAATATGAAAAAAGTCCAAAATATAACTGTTGCAATAAATTTTGGAGGTTGTAGGGAGGTTAGTTTTCAAAATGCGGCCACGGAATCTACTGTTTCTTTTCCCATGCTTGATGGTTATATTTACAGTTTTGGGAGAGAGGTTAATGTTTTGTGGAAACACGGCATTCTAAAGGGGCACCCGCAATCACCGCCGAGGATGTCTATTATTTTGTGGGGATGGTCCGAGCAAGTAGAACCTCAAGTTTTTAAATAAAATGTAGTTATTTAGTAATAATGACCGCCGCATCTAAACCGATTTACGAAATAGACGAAAAAGTTATTAGTATTTTAAAGGGAATCGTAATAGGTGTCTGTATTTGGTTTTTGATAACAATGTTCTTTCCCAGCTTGTGCTCTGCCGAATCGTTTTCTCAAAAAACTTGCTGCGCAAATTGCGACAAATTCTGCACCTGCGGCAAGGGTATATAAACACATCCGCGTTCAGCTATAATATTTTCTGATATAATAATAATATGGTCGAACTAAATAAAACTCCCGAAAAAGATGACAAAGATCCAAAAAAAAAACACACATATATTCTTTTCATATTCACTGCACTTGCTCTGTGCGCGACCATCGCTCTACACATACGACGACCATATTTATTTTATCGTATGTGCGCAGCTATTCAGATAATAAACATTATTGGCATATTAATCGATTCCGCATTGCTAATGGATATCGGCCATATAGGTTTTGCAGTATCCGTATACGTAGGAGCGCTAGTTCTACCTCCTTCTGACATTTGGATAATTTACGCAGCATGCATGGTTGCGCTGTACTCCCGAAAAGTATTAAACGGGTGCATGTTCGATTTTGCAGTATCTAAAACCCCCACGAACTCTTTGCGGACAAACGTATTATACGTGATACCGATGATTGTGAGTTTTATTAGGAGGATGGTCGCAAATTGAATGAGCTCGCCAAGGCTGTAAGCCAGTTTCATATTCCTACATTTAAATCTTTTTTTCTATGTTTATAAGTAATGCAAGAAGATAAACCCCCCCCATCTGAGTCTTCGACTGTTGAGTATTTATTGAAAAAGAGTCACAATGATGTAGACGAGATGAGAGGAACTTCGCCAGGATCATCTCCAAGAACATACGACGAGCAGGAGGAAAAACTTAAAATAAAAAAAGCCGAAAGAATGGCCCAAGAAAGAGAACGACAAAGACATATGAGTGCATTAGCAGGCCAAGGAAGTATACAACCCCAACTTCCTGCCGCGGGAAGAGTTATGACTCCGTATGAAATTGCTAATATGATGCGAATTGGTCGAAAAATTTTGAGGAGAGCCGCAAAGCGTTCTTCTAAAGCCGCGGTGCTAAAACAATTGTCGGATTTTGGCCGCAAGAATAAAAAACACGCCAAGAAGTGTTTGTTTTATGCGAAATGCTTGACTTGCGATAGTAATTAGACAGATGATAAAAAACAAAAATGCAATAAAATATAATTTAACGCATTTTTATTTTTAGTTACGACTATAGGTTTCGATCCTATGACCTCTGCGCCAAGCCGTAACATTTTGGTTAAGTTTAACGACATTCCAGGTCTATGAATGACTTTATTTATTTTTTTTAAGTGTTTTTTTACAAGATATTACTGCGGTATTTTTAACTTAGGCCTTCCTCGCAGGAGCTCTACGCCGCGCGCCTCCTGCTGCGGGCGTGGCAGGCGTGGCAGGCGTGGCAGGTGCATCAGCGGCCTCTGCTGGAGGTGTCTTGGGGAAATGAGGAGCTAACCAACGCTGCAGATTAAAATAAGAGACGGCAGCCTCTCCGGTTGGGTTAAGAAGCTTGAAAAGGGCCTTTCCAGCTGGAGACTTGTTGAGGTCAAACTCTCTCTTTGCTTGTGGGTTCTGGAGGTCGTGCTCCTTGATATAAATGTTGATGGCCTTAGTCACATCGGTGCGGCTCATCTTTGTGCCAGGCTCTACCTTCAAAAACTTAGCGAGATCAATTGAGATCTCGATGGGCTTCTTAAATCCAGTTGGCCTGTTCGGGTCCGCGATGCGCCTGGTGGTCTTAGACTTCTTGCGAAGCCCCTTATCTACGTCACGTCTTACACGAACAAGAGCGTTCTTAATGGCGGTTGTCTCTTTAAGGTTATTCTTGACGACCTCGAGAACGCCCTTCCAGGAAGTGGCAAGCTCGTCGTAATCCTTAAGAATTTTGTCGATTGACTCGACGATTGGGTTCGATACAACGGGAGCGGCATCGATTGAGGATTGGTTAGTTGCGGGGGTATCAGTGGAGGGAGCAGCGGACATAGTTAATAATTTTATTTGCGAATCGTCTTTAAATGCTTTATCCTAATAAAATTGGAAATGGCCGCGGTGAAAAAATACCGTGAGGTGAGTGCTTAAGAAATAGTAGTAGTTTATAGTTAAATAAAAACGATGACTGATATTAGAGCTAAAACGCGTGAATGCTTTAGAAAGTTGCTCGAAAAAAAGATGAATATGGATCCAGACCATGTATTGGAATGGGTCGTTGATATAGAACAGGGTATATATCAAGCGTCGAAAGATAGCAAAGAAGCCATAGGTTTAGAACACGATTTGGATGCAGAATTTGTAAATAAGGTTTCCTCGAAAATACACCGAAAACCGTCGGGCCCCTGTATTATGACCGTAAAAACCAAACCATTCACGAAAGTCTACGAGGGCATACGTTGGAAAGTTTACTGCGCTTTAAGCACAAACTCTGGCGCCGATCAACTTTTAGACAGACTATGCGAGGAAAAAACTTTCCCAGATCAACTGGGAGGTATGACGCATTTTCAGTTGGACCCGAACTGTTATGCGGCAAAAAGAGAAAGAGAAAAGGTACTGGAAGCAGACAAATCGGGCAGAATATGGAAACCTGGAACTGGAAAGCACGGCATCCAAATCAAAATCCCTTACGATGTTACGGAAGAATACGACGAAATGGCTGGGAAATACGTGGAAAAGGTCGTAGAAGTTCCGGATAGCATGCTGACTTGTGGGAAGTGCGGAATGAGTAAAACGACAAGTTATGAAATGCAGACGAGGTCTGCGGATGAGCCGATGACTATTTTCGCGAAATGTTTGTGTTGCGAGAATAGGTGGAGATTTTAAATATATGCGAATAGTAAATATGTTGTGTTTGAAGCCCGTGAAAAACGAGAATTTTGTCGTTAAGAAGAAGAATTACGGTAACTATTTGAAAATTGACAAGAAGAAGGTGGGTTCGGGGTCTTATAACGTGGTGTATCCCGCGACCGTCAAAGATAAGTGCAAAGACTCCGGGACCAAAGTAATTTATAGGGTTGGAAAGGATAGTTTGGATGACGTGAGCTATTTTAAGCAAGAGATAAAGATGGCGATTAAGATGTCTAATAACGGTGCGGGACCGAAGGTTTACGGTGCAGGAATAGATTCTAAAAACCGAGGTTTTTTGGTGATGGAGTATTTTCCGTATTCTGTTCGCGAATTGATAGGGCGCGCAAAGAAGGATAGACCTTCTTTTTCGGTAATAGAAATGAGTTTGAGGATTCCTATTAAAAAGATGGCTAAAGCAGGTATTTTTTGCAGCGATTTAAAATTTAGAAATGCGGTTGCTAGACAGGAGGGACGCGGAAAGTGGAATTTCAAGTTGATAGATTTCGGGGAAGATTTTTGCGCGTTTGGAGAAAATTTGTACGTTCCAGACAAATTCAAAAAGGAGTACCAACACCATATTAAGGGGTCTAAAACAAGCATCACGGACATACTGTATTGTGCTATGTTGATAATGATGTCAATAAACAGCGAAAAATCGAGGGAGAACTATTATAAAAGCGAAAAGCCTTTTTTTTCTAAAGAAATAAAAAACTTTAGTTATGATACTAAAATATACGCGCTTCTTATTATTGCTTATGGTAAGAGTAATTCCAATAAAATGCTGAGACCTATCTCACAAGCCAAGCATTATTATAAGGGAAACATTGAAAATTTTGAAAAACTCTACGAAATAATAACAAAGGAAACTTTAAAAAAATAGGTACTTAAAAAGTTGTGTCATTTATTTTCAAATGACAACTAACGAAGTCGTTGTTAAAATACCGTTTAAACCCAAGATTAATACAGAAGATAAGCCAATGTCTATGTATAATTATGGTAACACCTGTTTTTTTAACACTGCGCTGCAAGTAATAACTTCATCGTCGCGTTTTATGTCGACGATTTCAAAAATGGAAAAGTCAGACAAAATAATCTGTAATTTTAGTTCGATTGCAAATCTCAATAAAACTGCAGATTTATCCGATATTCACAAAAAATTGTGGATCGAATTGAGAAATAAGTATCCAGGATATACGCTCGGGATGCAGCAAGATTGCCACGAGTGTCTCATGTTCTTTATCGATTTAATAGACGAAATACTAAAAAAACCAATCCAACTTTCCAGAAACAAAAGAAAAATATCTCTCGGAAAAGACTACTCCGAAATAATGCGTTCTTTCGGAGCATTCTGGTGGGATGAATACACCTACAGGATGGACCCTCTCGTAAAGAATTTCCACGGAATGTATCACAGTTCCACGACCTGTGAGTCGTGCAAAGTTGAAAATAACAAGTGGGAACTGTTTAATAACATTTCTCTGAATACGTCTCACAAAAATTTTAAAGATTGGTCGGACACTTTTTCTAAAAACGAAAAAATAGAGGGCTACGTATGCGAAAAGTGCAAAAAAAGTCAAACTGCTACCAGAAAGATAGAAGTTTGGCGTTTTCCAAAAACTTTAATTTTGCATACTATAAATAAGAGCCTATCCAAAATAAGTACAGAGCTCTTCGTTAGCGAAACTTTGCACAAGTCTTGCAAATATGAAATGAAAGGGATTGGGTTTCACACTGGACCCAACATAAATTGCGGACATTATTATTGCTGTATCAATAAAAATTCAAAATGGTGGATCATAAGCGACGAAAATATTCAAGGCCCTCTCGATATTTATAAAGAGTTGCCGTCTCATATTAAAAATACTTACATAATACTTTACGAGAGGACGCATAAAGAACAATCTTAAACTTCAGGTATTTTGTCTGATTTTTCTGAAACATTGCTTGCAACATTGCTTGTAGGGCTAGATGTGGGACTCTTCATAAGCTCGGGTTTATTTTCTATTATGATTTTTAATTCTTTCTCTGGCAAAGCTTTTGTATTATCAAAATTACCTTCTTCGCCAAGTTTATACAACTCTTTGTCTTTAGAGTCATGAACGCTGATATCTAACATGTTAATTTGCGGAGAAGCGGAAGCCTCTTCTTTAGAATCTGCGATCGCGGGATAAATACCCAATTCTAAATTGCGCTTATCCACGTCGATAATGTTGTATTTCTTGGGCCGGGTTCCTACGCTACTTTGAGCTAAATCTTCGCTCAAGTGAGCGTCTCTTATTTGCATTAATTTTCCTTGAACTAATATGGAATTTGTGAGAAGTACAGTGATTGTGGTTGCGTCGAGATATCTTTGCGCAAGAATAAAGCCGCTGCTCCAGATTGTATTTATTGCGAAAAATACTATACAGGCGGTATTTGCAGAGCCTATTTTTTTATTTAGTTTATTAATTTTTCTTTTAATAAGAGGGTAGTGTTCTATTTCGTCGAAGAGAGCGTTTTCGGATTTATCGTCGTCTTCGTCGAAGTAGTCTATCATAAAAAATTCTCTTTTTGCCTGAATGTAATATAAATTGCAAAAAGAACAAAACGTCGTTACGTTAACGAGCATAAGCCAATTCCATCCTAAGAATTTGTCGGACATACTGCAAGGTTCTCCGTCGCATAGCTGAGGTACGAACATCATGGGGAAAGAAGCCATAAGTATTTTAACGAACATTCCGCCCATTGCGATGTAACCTTGTATTTTTTCAACGGTATCGTTATCCATTTCACGGATACATTTCGGTAAAGGTATGCAACTTGTCATATATAAATGTGTATACAAATATGTATATACTTTATTTTTTTGAAAATTGACACGTTGATTTTTTTTTAAATTGACACGTTGATTTTTTGGATAAAAGATTTAATTATTTTTGTATTAAAAAAATAGCTCTTTTTTTTTATAAAATGGAAGAACTGTGCGAACTTTTAGATAAATCGCCTTGCATTTTTGATGTTGACGAACGCGATAATCTCTATAAGACGTTTAATCTACTAAAAGAATGTAAAAAAACCGGTTCGCTTCCCGATATTGTCCTATTTTCCCGTATTGCGAGTAGTTTTCAGGTCTATTTGAAAGAAATAGACTGGAATACAGAAGCCCGCAACGGCTCCACTGAAGGTCTTGCCACAAAATCATACATGGAATTTTATTTGAACGAACAAGATTTAAACAACAAGTTTAATTACGCATTCAAAGTTCATGAACTCATCGATAAAATTATAAATTAACAAACCATTTACTTTACTTATTATAATCAATAAGTAAAATAAGCGGTTTCCCGCCCTTTTTGTGGGTATTTAATTTTTATTTAATTTTTATTTCAGTTATTCCATTCATTCATCAAATGCATCCTCGCCCCCATCCAAAATCTGCTCCACCTCACCCCCATCCCCGTCTTCACCCTCGTCATCGGAATCGGCGAGAGCAAACTTCTTCTCCTGAAGACCAGAAGACTTCGGCTGGCATTGCACCAACTTCCACCCAGGATACATCTTCTTACCTACGACCCACATACCAGTATATTCTATAAGCGTTGCCATCTCCGTTTTCGCCTTAAACATTGTAAGATCCAGCTGACTCTCTTCATCATTCCAAATATCAATCTCCGGATAACCTCCAGACTCGTCCTTAGTATTACTAAAGACTTGGAACTCATTCTTGCCTGTGTTATAGTTAGTCATAAGCTTAATCTTAAAAGTTGGAGAGTACTCGGCCTTCTTCGGCATCTTAATCATAGAAGTATAGCGGTCTTCAACAACTACACGCTTTTCTGGCGTAGACAAATCTTCGCCCCACAAATCGGTACTGTTTTTACAGGCCCAATCAATATTGTATTGGTCTAGAGACTTGCACATATCTAGAAATGATTCTATCTTCGTGTTAGTGTCGCTTCCCAAAAAAGAGAGCGAAATATCGTACTTCTTGCGACCAGACCTCTCGTCATCGTGTTCGTTATAATCGAAAGCAAGTCTCATAACTGGAACCTTAACCTTTGCCTTTGCCCAAATATATTTGCCTCCATTTGCGTGGGACTTAATCTTTGCGTACGGTGCGTGTAGTGCTGGTGTGAAATCGGAAGGCTTAATAGGAATGCTGTTATCGAAAGTTGCCATTGTGAGTGTGTGTGTGTTTTAAGATATTATAGTATGCGGGAGCTCTTTAAATAGTTTTTGGGGTGCTGATTACGTGTAAATTATCTTAATCCCCCTGCGAAAAGCGGCTTTAGTGCATCTTTTGCAGGGATTTGAATTGAGAGCTCGGCCATCGATGGCGCTTCTGCGAGTTACGTATAGAACGGACCCGTTATTATTGCACGAAATTCCTGCTTTTATCATTGCGTCCATTTCGGCGTGAAGAGAGCAGCTCATTTTTCCCCATCCTCCGTTTGAAAAGGTGGAAAAGGATGTTTGTATGTCTCTTTCCATCCACTCTTTGCGAAGTTGGATTTGCAATTCGTCTCTCCATGTTTTTCCGCTTATGGCTCTGGTTAGATATTTGTTGTAGCCAGTTGATAATATTTTCCCCCTGAGGACAATTACTGCGCCGTGTTGTTTTGACATGGAGCTTTTGTTTGCTATATCTAAAGCGATGTCTATGTATTTGTCGCGTTTTCTTGGCATGATTTTGGTTAAAATATGGGGTATCGCTTTATTATTGTAAAAGTTGGAAGTCGAATTCTTTTGATAATTCTTCTATAATAAATTGCATGGTTACGCTGGGATTAGAAACTATCCAGCTTTTGGTTGATTTATCGAATCGAGCATCGCCGAATGTTTTAATAATTTCTTTCGCGTCGAATGTGCCGCTTCCGTAAAATTTGAGTTCTCCGTTGATCATGGGATCCAAGAGGACTTTCTTTTTTTGAGGAGTTTCGTCTTGAACGCAGAATTGGGTGCATTCGTGAAGTACGGCTGAATTATTAGATTCTAGCTTGCAACGATTCATATTATCCAGTTCGTTGTGAAGCTTTATATTTTCTTTTATCAATCTTTCAGAAATATCCAATAGGCATCCCAGTCTGTCTTCTATTCTTTTTAAGAAATTTGAAAACATGATCTCGAGCTCATTTTTATCCATTATTGTAAATAATATTAGTTAAATCTTTATATATTTGTTAAAAATCTCCATTTAATCCGAATGATTTCTAAGATAAAGCTTGGAAATATCTAAATTTTCCAGAGCTTCTCCGAAATTGTTCTTTATATCTTCAGCGTGATCCATGGAATCAAACCATATTTCAACATTATACATCGTTTTGTTGCTTTCGGGATGGCTTGAATCTACTACACGAACGCCTAAAATACTATCGCTCATTTCTAAGCTGCAACCTATTGTGAGTAGAACGACATTCTCCCATATTTCGTCAAGTTCATCTATATTTTTGAATCTCCTTATTCTCCATTCGCCGCCCAGACACGCCACGGGATCTTCCCACTTTGGAAATATACCCTTTTTAAAAACACTGTAACTTACGACGCTTCTTCCTCCTACTAGGCCTCTGTTCTGTTTGTTATTGAAAAAAAATGCGCCAGGTTTTGGAATGCGATTCCAGTATATCCAAAAAAGTTCCACGGTATCGAATTCTCCGATGGCGTTTATGTTATCTTCGTAATTTTCGCAATCGTTTCGGTGTTCCCATATTTTCCAAGTATTTGAGAGTGGATGTAAGTCTGTCATTTATATGCATAACACAATACTTTTTAAATATTAGAATAATGTATTTAAAAACCTATAAATTACAGCTTTAATGCCCGATTACGTTGCCTACATAAACCTGGAAAAAGATACAGATAGACGAGAATTTATGGAATCTCAATTCAAAAAACTCTCCGTATCGGCAGAAAGAATCCCAGCCCGAGGACCAAACGGTGAAAAAATGGATAAAGTATCTGGAATAGATTCTCGCTTCAATTTAAAAGGCAATTTAACGGAAATAGAAGACGGACCCCCTCAACGAAAATTCGAACTCGGTCTTCTTTGCAGCCACATGGAAGCTTTGCGTAGATTTGTTAAATCAGGCAGGGAATACGGCATTATACTGGAAGACGACGCAACTTTACCCGAGAATAAATTAAACTGCAGAAGAATTATGGAGAGAGCTCCCCCAGGAGCAGAAACTGTTTCGCTGTTTTCTTTTCCCAGAGATCCCAAAAGCATTAAAAATATGAAAATAGCAAATGACAATAATAGACCCTTTATTAAATGGACCCGACACCTATTTTCGTCCATAGCTTATGTTATAACGCGAAATGGAGCTATACGATGCTTAAAAGCGTGCGGAGCCACGGAACCTGGTAGAATTCTTTGTTTCAATTCGTATCCCGTATCCGACCATTTAATATACAACACCACGGCAACATACGTATTATCCTGCCCTATAGTTTTTCCAAACGAAAATGTCGATAGCACAATTCACGCGAGCCACGACGATATAAACGCGCAATTCACAAAATTACAAAAAGAAAAAGAACCCTGTGATTTTATAAAATCGCTCACTCAGAAAAGTAACCTTCTATTTAGCTCGGTGGGAGACAACACGACTGCTCCAAAAAAGTGGAGATGCATGGACGCTTCTTACGACATTATTCAGGTTAGATATTCTGGAGAAATAACGGAGCACGACGTTTTTTTCAACAAGGCTGGAAAATTTCAGAACCTCCTCCAATGGATTCGCAGAGACGAAACTAATATTCAACGATACGAATACGTTTTTGTAATAGATGACGACATAGCGCTATCTCCCGACGAAATAGAACTTCTGTTCGAAAACGCGCAAAAATACAAAGCCACAGTTTCTTCTCCGAGCTTCGATTCCGTCGCGGGAAAAATAAGCCCGACCTTGGACATAATGGAAAACGTCCCTGGAAGTAAATTAAGAAGAACAAATTACGTAGAAGTAACGGCGCCACTGTTCGAAGCTCGCGCACTCTATAAATTTATGAATTTCTACCAGGAACACGCGGAAAAATTAGTAGGATGGGGCATAGATCACCTGTATCGACATTTACTGTGGTCTCCAATAAAGCCATTTTACATTTTCGATTGCGTCGTAGCCGTAAATCCGCGGGACGAAGATAAACCCAAAGGGAAAGAAGCAGGCAGAGAAATAGACAACCTTCAATCTGTAAGCGATAGAAGGACGGCGTGGTACGATGTAGCCGACAAGTTGGGTATAGAGCGTCACGTGAAGCCGTGCGAGGTGACTTCTCCTGAACTGAGGGCGTTGGATGTTTTGGAATTTTTGAAGAATGGAAAGAATGTGGTTGAAACGGGGAAGATATATGTTATTAAATCAGAACAAGATGTGATAAAGGATGAAGATTTCGATTGTATGTGGATAAATGACGGTTGGTTACAGGTAAGTATGAATAGAGCTGTCTCTATGGGGGCGGGGTGGGTTGCTGATAAAGAGGCTCTTGTTTGTGTAGAAAACGTGGAATTTCCCGTTATGATTTTGGAAAGTCCCGTTATTTTTTCAGAGAAAGTTTTGAATATGTTGATAGATCGGAACTTTAATATTAATAAAGTGGAGCGACTCGTTAAAAAACACGGTCTTAATCTGGTTATATCTGCTTTATTTAGAATTTGTGGAATTATCATGAAGTGTTCGAAACTTGGCGCTAAAGAACGCAAAGAACACGCCTCTGTTATTTACGATATAATTAAAGATATCAACAAGAATATAACGACAAGCATTATAACACCGACATATAAACGTGCGAATTTTATGGAGAAATTGGTGGAATGCATAAAAGCGCAATCAGTAAATCACGACGAAATAGAATGGGTTATATTCGATGACAGCCCCGAAATAAACAAAGATGCCGAAAATAGAACAGGTATTTATTCAAAATTGAGCTTCCCGTATTATTATTACTGGTCCAGCACTTGGAATAGGATAGGGAAAAAAAGAAACGTAATAAATAGATTAGCTATAGGAAACATCATAATCTGCTTCGACGACGACGATCTTCATCATCCCGAAAGAATAAAACACACCGTTTCAAAACTAAATTCAAATCCCAAAATAAACATCGCTGGAAGCACTCATTCACTATTGGCCTTTAAAAATAACGGAATCGTCCAGTCTAAAGAATCAAACTTTGCAGTAATCCAATACGATGACGGAACCAAAGAAAAGAAATTTTCAAACTTAAAAGTCTCCGACCCCGTAATTGCAAAAACACCGACTATCTATAAAATTGTGGGAAATAAAGGCCAAGGGTTCGGACGATATCATTCCACCGCTGGTCTAATGGCTTACAGAAGAGAATATGCTATTTCTAATAAATTCTGCGAAGATGTATCTTACGCGGAGGAATCGTATTTTACAAATAAATTCAAGGAACCATTGATTCAATTGGACCCTTGGAAAATTATTCTTATAACTTGTCATCCCCATAATACCTACGATAAACTATCATATATTAAGAAGGGCCTCATACCAAAATGGTGCGCCCAGGTCGCTATTTCGGAAAAGTACGATTTGGACATATTTTTTTATCCAGAAGCGGAATTGGAAAATTGCATTTCTCTTTTTTTTGCAGAGGATTCGGGGCAAAGTAAAAAACTCGAAACGACTGTTATTTCAGAAAATCTCAGCGACAATACACTTTTTATAAATTGTCAGACGAGCACCTTTAAGTTAAGTCTTTTGCTGAGTCCAAAAGAAGGTTCTGGAAGGGAAATTATAAAAAGCGTGTTAGAGTACAAAAATTTTAAGATGAATATATCTCCTTATGAATTTGTGCCTCCTCATTGGAAAAACAAAGAAAAAACCGTATGGTGTGCAAAATTGACTAAATGGTCGGGTGGAAAGGCGATAAATTTGAATTTTGATACTAAAAATAAGCTGGTTAAAATAAATGACAATTATTTAGATGCTGAACCTCGTGAATCTTGGTATAACGGCTCCGTTAAAATAGTATGGGAATCTCAAAGCGATAGCGGGGTCGGTTCTATAGTTAAATCCTTCGAAATTGTAATGACGGGCGCTCAATTGGATTCTGCTATAATATCTATGCGTTCTGGTTATAAATTCGATTTTATTAGAGATCTTCTTATAAATAGCGCAGGTTGGATATTAGAAGAACCGTTTTACCAAGCAAAATCCGTTCATAAATTGGTTAAGACGAAAATTAAAGATTTTACGAAGAATAGGTCTTTGATTAAAATATTTGATTATTGATAAATTATGAACGATTTTACAACTAACTTATTGCTTGCATTTGCTGTTTATTTCATGCTATTTGGTACATTAACACCTAGGAATGTAAAGATACCAAATATATTTGCATGGTTAATACGACCAGAATAAAATAATATTTATTAATTATAATATGCCTCTAGCTTTTAAAAAAAATTCAAGAAAAAACATTAAGAATAAAGAACTTTTTACGCAACGACCCGACAATTTTCCCCACTCTAAAGTTGACGATTTCTCTCAAAATTGGCAAATCATTTTAAATGAGTTCGATGCTAAGCTTAACTTATTATTAGGCGATGTATCGGGAAGCGGGCCCTATATTACCGAGAGAGACCTACAGCTCGCTATTATAGGTAGCGCTATTCTGAAAGGCGACTACAATAGCATTAATACAATATTACAGATGGAGAACTCTCTTAAAAATGCTGCTCTTGATATACAACAAAAGACGAAAAAGTTGCAAAATATCCAGAATCAACTAAATCTGTTGGATAACAACAAAACTTTGAAAGACATTAATGTTGATTACGAATTTTAATAAAAATATTTAGTAACCAAATTTACAAAAAAAAATAATTAGTAATAATAACAACAAATAAGGATGCCTCAACAACTTTTAAGAAGTAAAAGAAACAACTTAAGATTTGCAAATAATTATAAAAGAGACCACTTTACACAAGGACTAGTAGATAAGGGCCCACGTTTGTCAGAACCTATAAAGATTACGTTAGGAAATTCACAGGATAGAAACTATAAAGAAGTCAAACGACAAGGCTCAGCCGCCATCGGAAATTTCTCCTATACCACGTCTAATGCAGTCGTTACCTGGGATTGGAAGGACGACTTGAAACAATTCACCGATGCGACTCTTAATATCGATACCACCGACGTATTGGATGACGATTTCGAAAACGAGGTGACTCCAATGCCGCCCTCCACCAACGTGAACATTATGAAAAGCATAGGCAGTATTAGAGCGAAGGTTGAGGGTGGCAAGCTCAAGATCCAATATGTCCTACCAGAGGAACAAGGCTTTCAGTATAAATTCGTATCCATATGGCATATGAATAAAGATGCTGATACCTTTAAAATGCATTCGAACAACAGGGAACCCAATAGCGCCCTCACCGAGTCCGGGCCGCCCCGGTTTTATCTTGAAGATACCGTCAAACTAGAATGGGTAAGTGAAAATAAAAAAGATTTCACGACCGTTGTTACCTCCCCTGGTGAAAACTATGGCCGCAAATTCTGGTTGACGTGGAATGCGAATATTCCAGCAAAACCAGTAGATGGGACTGATGTCGAATATATTCTGGAAAATGGCACTCCGACACTTAAAATCTATACTGAAGATACTTTCTATGTAGAATATTTTGATGACGCTAACCAGATTCTTAACAACGGTCAAGGCGAAGAAAAAGGAAAGGGGTCTTTTGCAATAGATATACCGGGCGTTAAAAAAGTTCGAATATCACGTCAAAATGGTATTATACGGTCTGGAACAACCATATTAAATACGCCCCGCGTCGCAACCTCGCGGACGCAGCAGTCGTCGGGTCCACCTCTCGAGGGTGTGGCGTTGGAATGGAAAGACCATATTGGCGGTAGTGGCAGTATTACAAATTGCGCTCATGTTAATAGTGCGCGTAACATGTTGGGACTGGGTAGTGATTTCGATTGTCAGGAAACCTTTATGCAACGACCCAACAATTTCCCCCACTCTAAAGTTGACGATTTTTCTCAAGATTGGGAAGCTCTTTTAACTAAATTCGACAGTGATCTTGGTGCTATTGGAAGTGGTATAGGTTCCTACACTAGTAGCAGAGATGACATTCTTGGAGAAATATTAACAGCCGTGAAAGCCGGTGACTACAGAGGCGTACAGCTGATTACTGATATGTCGAAGGGTCTTTACGCTGCAGCTGAGAGTATAGAAGCAAAAGTCAATGCGTTGGAAGGGATTAAACGTAACTTTAATGATATAAGTGGTAGCGGTCTAGGGAAATATGACAGTTTAAGAACTAAGGCAACAACAGTTATCAATTAGTAACTAAATTTACAAAAAAAAAATAATTAGTAATAATAACAACAAATAAGGATGCCTCAACAATTTTTAAGAAGTAAAAGAAACAACTTAAGATTTGTAAATAATTATAAAAGAGACCACTTTACACAATCTGAGAACATACCAACGTTGCTAAAAAATGTCTCAGTTTCGATTCAATTCAAAGGAATTAGTGTATATCGCGGCTCAGGAGATTTCAAACATAGATATACTCTCGGGAAGTCTCCCGACGCTAGGAACTCCGAGGCGGGGGACGAGCCAATATCACAACCTTTCAAGCTTGAGCTGGGTCCGACTGATTTTAAGAATCTCTACACAGGGTCGGAAAATACAGTAAATATGACTGGCCCTGACGACGCTAAAGACTTGGGCAAAATTAAAGCGAAGGTTGAGGATGACAAGCTCGTTATTTGGCATAAGCTCCCGGAAGAGTATGGCCTACGCGTCCAACTCAACCTCGCTCGCAACCACAAAGACCGTTTATTCTTTCGGTACCAGAAAGATGTGGCCCCCTACAAAAGGTATGACGTAAGATACGAAGAACCCGAGCTAAAACCTGCCCCGCCCGCGGGAGTGGACGGGCTCACACTTTCAGAATGGAATGAGACTGGACTGGAAGACATAATGGAATGGCGCATTCGTGCACCAATTCCAGCAAGACCAAAACAAGGGGCTGATGTCGAATTTATTCTGGAAAATGGCACTCCGACACTTAAAATCTATACTGAAGATACTTTCTATGTAGAATATTTTGATGACGCTAACCAGATTCTTAACAACGGTCAAGGCGAAGAAAAAGGAAAGGGGGATTATCAAATACCGGGCGTTAAAAAAGTTAAAATATCACGTCAAAATGATGTTATACGGTCTAAAAGTTTGACATTAAATAATCCAGTTCTCGAGGGTGTGGCGTTGGAATGGAAAGACCATATTGGCGGTAGTGGCAGTATTACAAATTGCGCTCATGTTAATAGTGCGCGTAACATGTTGGGACTGGGTAGTGATTTCGATTGTCAGGAAACCTTTATGCAACGACCCAACAATTTCCCCCACTCTAAAGTTGACGATTTTTCTCAAGATTGGGAAGCTCTTTTAACTAAATTCGACAGTGATCTTGATGCTATTGGAAGTGGTATAGGTTCCTACGCTAGTAGCAGAGATGGCATTCTTCAACAAATATTAACAGCCGTGAAAGCCGGTGACTACAGAGGCGTACAGCTGATTACTGATATGTCGAGTGGTCTTTACGCTGCAGCTCAGAGTATAGAAGATAAAGTCCAAAGGTTGGAAGATATTAAACAGGACTTTGATGATATAAGGGGTAGCGGTCTAGGGAAATATGACAGGTTAATAACTAAGGCAAGAGCAGGTATGAATTAAGAGCGGTCTGAGTTCGAATTTATAATGGAGTTTCCCACGTTTTATTGGGTTGAGGTTTAATAAGGGGTGTTTTTATTTGTAAATAATGCTTTTTGTAAAGGGTGATAAATCCGCAAATGTCTTGAGCGGGTAGTTCTTTAAGAGAAGGTAAATATACAGGGTATGGTATATCTTTATACTGTACGTCTGAGTCGATAATATGTAAGTTTTCATATTGACGCCTAAGACGTTGTCCGGTTTCGCAGCAGCTTTTCATCCAATATTCGTTTTTAAAGTCTGGTATTCCGTGTTTTTCTACGTTTTCGTTGTATATGCAAGTCGAGCATAGTTCTCCGTTTGCATAATGAACGTCGCATCTTTCGCACATTAAAGGACATGATGAATTTGACGTATAGGTGTCGTCAAAGTCGTAATCAACATCGAAGTGGTATTCGTATTGTTTTCGGGAGGAAGGCATAACTGTTAGTAACTGTTGGTACTTATTTAATAGATATGGGTTGATTTTTTTTGGTTAAGATCGCGGAGGTATTTTTTGGGAAGCGTTATTTTTGGTATAAAAAAATTGTAAAATTACTAGTAACACAAATGCCAACCATGGATAAAGAAGCGGATGTTGAAGCTTTGCGCAAGGAAGTCAAAGAACTGAGAGATATGGTAGAGAAAAGCGCTGGTGCTGCTAAAGTAAAAAAGCCACGGAAGAAAAACCCAGACGCGAAGCCGAATCCGTATATGGAATTTGCTAAAGAACGTAGAGCCCACTATGCAAAGGAGGGTCTTCATAAAGATAAGGCTATGACGGAGATTTCTAAGATTATAGGTAAGGAGTGGCAAGAGAAAAAGAAGAGTAGCGATTAGGTTTCTTAAGGTATATGGCGATGTAATTTTGTTGTCCCTTTTTTGCTAATTCTAGTCTTTCGTGCAGGGTGTTTTGTCGTTCTTCAGATAAACTGGGGTATGTTTCGTTTATAGTAATATGGTGAAACACTTTTTCGAGGCTCTCTATTTGAAAGTCGAGTAATTTTTCTGTTAAAAAGAATTTAAAATTGACCAAGGAATTTTCCAGGATGGGATAATGAAAATGACGTATAAAACCGATGCATACGCAATACCTTTCGCTGTTAACGGGTCTGCTTGATGGAGGTTTGCAAATATAGACGTGAGTGTAGCATTTTTTAAGCCAAGTAATCAAGCGCCATGTTTTATCTAAAAAGAAGTCAAAAAGTTTTATAATAAACGTTCCGCCGACTGATTGGGAAGAAAGTGCGATAGTAATTTCGTTAAATAAAAGGTCTAATGATATTTTTTCTTGTTCTTCGTAATTATCACTGACGTCGAACGCGCCATCGGCGGTTATAAATTCGTACCCTTTTTCGGGTGTGTGGTCGTGTATTATGTCTGAACCGCAAACGGATGTTATGTCTTCAATAATAACGGTTCCCTTTTTGTTGCGTTTGATATCTTTGTGGAATTTAATGGAAGAATCTAAAGAAATGGAAACAAAACTTTGAAGGTTGGTATTAAAATGTAGAAGGCTGGATTGTACGAATCCGCCAGGAGCTTCGCAAAGATGGAGACTGGAGCTGTTTGGTGGTATTTTAATATCGAAGGAAAACAATATTTCTGAAAGTTTGAAGAAGGCTCTGGATATGGTTATTATATTATATAATTCTGATACGCCTTCGTATGGATTTAATTCTCGGCTCATACAGTTCCATATGTTGTATTTTTTAGTGGAGTCGTAGTAATTATCTATTTTTTTTTTAAGATTTGCAAGGATTTTGATTTTGTTTTGGACATCATAACAGATGTCCCGCTCTGGTTTGGGGCAGTCGTTTTCGGGCAATTTGAAACGAAAATGAAAAAGGTGTTCGCACATACCTTACTAATAATATATCGCTTTAATATTTTTTCTATATTATTAGTAAATGACTTCAAAATTAGCCGAATTGGTTTTCGTAATTTACTCAATTCTTATAATCGCAACTATAGAATTTTCTAAAACTCCAACCGTATATAAACCAGAAACATTCTCTCAAATAACACTACCAGATAAAGCAGTATCACCCATTCCTGAAAAAGCTCCCGTTTCTGAAGAAAACCCTGTTTCTCATTTATTGCCGAGACACGAATGGGAACAAACTAGATATTCTAATACTATTAACAACTCGTATCAAAAAACAAGCGCCATAAAACTTCAATCGCCTTTTATAAGAGAGGAAGTGTGTTTGCCTATAGAAGGTAATATAGGAATGCAGATAGATATAGCCACAGAAATCTTTGGACCTTTCGAGCATGTTTTTACAATTTAATTTAATTTACCAGAACGACCTACTTTTGTAAAACCGTCGTCTATATCTGGTACAATTATAACTTCCGTAAAGCTTACTACGGGACTGCTTGAGATGCAATCTAAAATTGGGGAAATGTCATTTTTTTTGTAATTTGCAGTAATACGATCCATCGCTGCATTGTCGAAAGACCTTGCGTTCATTCGAATAGCAGATTCGTAAGGTTCAATTTTGCCAGGATGTAGCTTAAAAAGTTTATCCAATACGAACTCCGTTCTGTTTTCGTAAAATCTTTTTTTCGGGTCGTCCTCGCGGGTCGTGCCGTCGTGGACTCTGTAATATTTTAACTCGTTTTTGGAACCTACAATATCGGTGGTGACTTGGCCCGTGAAGCTATTTTTAATAAACACCATTGTATATTTTCAGGGTTGTTTCTTTAAATTAATTACTTTATTTATAAATAATAAGTAAAGTAATTTAATCTATGATGCATGTTGGGATTTCTCTTGGGGTATCGGGGTCGTATTGCAATGCAAATAAGTTTCCCAAAATTTGTCCCAAAATTTGTCCGGAAAGTTCTCGGGAAAGTTCCCGGGAAAGTCCCCGTAATGTTAAATCTTGTTCGCACAGCGAGAAGGATCTAACTTATGGTGGTGATGGAAGCAAGAGGTATTGTTTTTGTAATATTTGTAAAAAAACGATAGATAATGGATATAATTAGAAGTCGTTCATAATCTCTATGTTATCTTCGCTGCGTTCAATCGTGGCGCTCGCAAGTTGATATTCCGTAACTCTTTTTTCGAAGAAATTAGTTTTCCCGTCCAAAGATATATTTTCCATAAAAGGAAACGGGTTAGTTGCCCCATATATCGTATTATATCCCAACTGTACTACAAGTCGGTCGGCAACAAACTGAATATACTGATTCATAAGGTCAGCATTCATTCCAACCAAGCGACATTTTAGAGAATCGCAAATAAATTCGTTTTCTATTGTGACCGCGGGCTTAACAATTTCTTCAATTTCATCTTGCGAAAGTTTGTTAGATAAATGCTTGTATAAACAAATAGCAAATTGGCAATGCAACGCTTCGTCTCTACTTATCAATTCGTTACTCGTACCGAGCGTTTTTACTAGTCTATTTTGAGATTTAAACCAAAATATAGCACAAAAAGAGCCGCTGAAAAAAATACCTTCTACAACCGCAAATCCCACTATACGTTGGGCGAAGCTGTTATTTTCGGGATTCATATAAGATAAAGCCCATTCCGCTTTCTTCGATACGGCGGGCATGGTCTCTATCGCTCTGAATAGTTTGTCCTTCTGTTCTGTGTTTTCGCCATATGTTTCTATAAGAAGGCTGTAAACTTCGCTGTGTATGGTTTCAATCGCACCCTGAACTGCATAAAATGCTCTGGCCTCTGGTACTTGAACTTCCATGGCGAAGTTCCCCATTAAATTTTCTAAAACTATTCCGTCTGAGCCCGCAAAAAATGCTAAAACGTTTAGTATAAAATATTTTTCGTTTTCGTTTAAATTATCCCAGTCTTCTCGATCTGCCTCGAAATCAATGTCGCCAGAGGTCCAAAAACAGGCAAGGTGTTGTTGATAAAAGTCCCATAGGTCTTTATATTTTATAGGAAAAATTGTGAAGCGGTTTGGGTTTTCCTTCAAAATTTCTTCTTCTTGTATTTCCGACATCTCTTTAGTTTATATTGTATATGTTATCTTTTTAAATATTCAGAACTATTCAAAATCACCGCGCCTTCGACGTGCCAGCGGCTTATCTGAACTATACCGCCGCGCATCCGAAAAACCTTGAGGTCTCGCAGCAGGCCTCCTCCATAGAAACTCTCCGCTTTCCATGCTTTCCGCGCCTTCCACACCTTCCGCGCCTTCCGCGCCTTCCGATAAGACTCTAGTTATCGCGGGGGAGGGGAGTGTTCCTTGTTTGGTAATTCCCGTAAAATTGTCGTGGGCTCTGTATGTATTTGGTTCGAGGTTGAGTAATTTGTTAAATCTTTCGGCGAAATGTGTTAGTTCCATGTCGGTGGTGCCGTGAGCTAACATGCCTCTATGCGTTCTGAAATTTTCGAAATCTGCTCTGTCTTTATCGTCAACGTAGTTTTTGAGACTTGGGAGTATTTCTCTGATGAGATTTTCGGTTGTTGGAAATTTATCCCTGCGATCTTTGTATATCATTTGGAGTTCGCTTTGGTCCAAGTCTTTATTGTCAGTAAAGTATTTGAATACGACGTTTTCAATAAGGGAATATCTGATGTGTATTAAGTCTAAAGCTGTGAGATCGAGGAGATTAATGTTTTCTTTAACTCTGTATGCTAGAGTGAGATCTTTTGGTTTAGTGGTGACTGGTGAGGCGTGGCTCCCTTCTGGAAGAGGAGTATCATTAATGAATAATTTAGTTAATGAATCTTGAATAAGGTCGAATAATGTTTTAAATGTTTGGTTATTAATATTATTTGCATCGCGTATATCGGAAGTACCAACATAATTGTTATATCTTAAAGCTGCGGATACCTGAGCGAGTATTTCTTCAAAATTCGAGTGAGCTTTTTTCATTTTGGTGAGGTTAAACTGGGTGATATTGATAGGTAATACCAAGACATCGGAATCTTCTTTAATAGAGCCCATATTTTCTTTATCTGTTTTGAAATCGAAACCTTGTTGGTGAATAAAATCGGGAGTATTCATATAATCGTGATTTCCGAAAATAGCTTCCTTTGCAATTCGCGAATCTAAATGTGGTTCTATGCTGGCTTGTTCTTCACTGCTCATTCTGATTATTTCTTCTTCGCTGTAAGCAAATACCTTATTCTCTTCCATGGTTAGTTTTCTGGGGGATTCGAGCCTTTCAAAGCCGTCTTCACCTAACACTCGTTTATCGGAAGGTTTTAATGGTATGGTAGTTCGTGTAGATTTATTGTGCTTGATATTGTAGTATATTCTACCGGGTATATTATTTGGCGTATTTATGATAGTCCAATCATTTACGGCGATTATTACATATAACTGGTTTTCGGAGGGCCCGTCCTTCTCTGCCATAAGGGTTCCTTTACCGTCTCTAATTACTTTATACTTTTTAAACTTAACAAAATCAAACAATTTTAATGGTATATTCGCAGAATATCTCGGTACAACGGCGCTCTTTGGGTTAGGGGACCTAACTTTAGGCACATAAGTTCCGTCATCCTTTTGGTACTGTATTATCTGGGGTGCTGCTTGTTTTTGCTTGACCTTCTTTGCAATTGCACTGTCTATTAATTTGAAAAGGGGATCGTTTAATTCGTAGGCAATCAATCTCCCTTCTTCTGATAGTTCCGAGATTAAGTTGGATTGTATTGTAATCATGGCGTGCGCCTTTTTGGATACGTTAACAAATAGGGTACCAAAAGCGGCACCAGTCGCTATGACAATCATCACAATAGCGACGACCCAAAGATTATAAACCATACCAAGAGGCGGATAAAGATGTTCCTTTACGGTAGGCAAATAATATTGCGTACTTCCACATTCGACTTGGACTTTTGGTGTATCTTGCGCGATTTTATTTAATTGATCGAGGTTAGCAAAGCAATTGGCAAAAACGTAAACAGTTAGTCCACAAAAGGTTGCCGCCAAAAGTCCCATGACAGTTCTAACTTTTGCTACAGGTCCCCAGCCACCGGGGGCGTTGTTTTGTTTTATTGGGTAGTGCTTAAATACGACTGCTATTATTAGCATTAAAATCGTGCAATTTCCTAACATATTTATTTTATGAAGAATAGTGTTTATTTCGCTGAGATTTACTTTATCTCCTGGCATACCGTATGGAGTTGGTATAGGTTCAGATTGTCCTAAAACATTAATTATGCTAGTATTATCTATAAGGGAATTTTCCACGTTGTATTCGTATATTCCGTCGTAATATCCTTCTATTTTTGCACGTATCATGTAAGTTACAGAAAGCGTCACGATCAAACATATTAATATTAGGTCGATTGAAGCGGTATTCATAATATTCTTAAATGTATTACGCAAAGACAGCATAATCCCACCGGAGCCTGCATTTTTGAAGATAATAAAAGAAATTAACAGGCAAATAAATCCAACAATATAAACAATATAACTATCGGTTTCTGTCCCTGACTCTAAATTACGCGGATTCTGTGGCTGCGAGCAAGGATCGACAGGTTGTTCTGGTGACCCTGGCGATTGGTTGAATGATTCGGTGGTATTATTTTCGGAACACGCCTTATTTTTCATATTTACTTATATGAGTAGATATATTTTTATGCAGAACAATTCGCACAACTCGCTTCTTCTCGAATTCTTTCTTCTTCTGCCAGTTCCCTCTTTATCTTTTCTTCTAAGGTGGGATCCATAGTAAAATTTTGAGCTGAAGCTGCTGGTTTGCTCCTTATATAATACGTACCCGTCTTAAGACCGTTGGACCAACCGTAAAAGTGTATAGAATTCAGAATTTTTGAATTGGGCGATTCTACAAAAACGTTAAGGGACTGACTTTGGCAAATATAGGCTCCGCGATCGACCGCCATGTCAATGATTGCCTTTTGTTTGAGTTCCCACGCCGTTTTGTAAAGCGCCCTTGTTTGTTCGGGTATATCGTGTATATTTTGAACGGAACCTTTAAAAAACATAATCCTTTGCTTCATTTCTTCGTTCCACAGATTTAACTCCAAAAGTTCTTTAATCAGATGCTTGTTTATCACCACATATTCTCCCGCCAGGGTTCTGCGCGTATAAATATTACTTGTAAACGGCTCTATACACTCGTTATTGCACAATATCTGAGACGTACTGGCCGTAGGCATCGGCGCCACCAGCAAACTGTTCCTGAGGCCATTTTTCGCAATCTTAGCTCTCAAGGGTCCCCAAACGGACTCGTCAACTTTAGTATTCCACATGTCGTGCTGCAAAATTCCTTTCGATGCGGGGCTTCCTTGGTACGTTTCGTAAGTCCCGTGGATTTCTGCGAGTTCGCAACTTGCTTCCAAGGCGCTGAAGTAGATTGTTTCGAAAATTTGTTTGTTCAATAATCTCGCAGACTCGCTGTCGAAGGGGAATTTCATCATTATAAATGCGTCAGCGAGGCCTTGGACGCCTAGGCCAATGGGTCTGTGGCGAAGATTGCTTACTCTGGTTTCGGGAAGCGGATAAAAGTTTTTGTCAATCACTTTATTCAAGTTTTTCACCAGTATTTTTACGTATTGGGATAACTTTTCTAGGTTGTATCGACCCTCTTCCACAAACGAAGAAAGAGAAATAGAAGCTAAATTACAAACCGCGTATTCCTTATCGTCCGAATATTCTATTATTTCGCAGCACAAATTACTCGACTTTATCACCCCCAAATTTTTCTGATTCGACTTGCTGTTAGCGGCATCTTTGTACAACATATACGGACCTCCCGTCTCTATCTGAGACTCCAGTATCGCGTCCCACAAGTGCCTCGCCTTTATCGTCTTGACCGCTCGCCCCTCTTTTTCGTATTTTTCATAGAGGTCCTTGTATTCTTCGCCGAATACGTCGGAGAGTCCGGGCGTCATATTCGGACAAAATAAAGACCAGTCAGCGTTCTGTTTTACTCGGTTCATAAAGAGGTCACTTATCCAAAGCGCGTAAAAGAGGTCTCGAGCGCGAGACTCTTCCGTGCCCTGTGGGCGTTTTGCCGACAAAAATTCTATAATATCTGGATGGTGCGGTTCTAAGTACATTGCAAAAGAGCCCTTTCGTTTTCCTCCACCCTGATCTATGTATCTCGCGGTGTCATTGTAAACTTTAAGAAACGGAAGCAATCCCGTAGATGTACCTCCCGTTTTTCTTATGTACGAGCCCTTTGCGCGTATTGCGTGACAGTGAATACCCAACCCGCCGGCATGTTTTGATATAACAGCGGCATCGGCCAGACCCTTGTAAATTCCCTGAACGGAGTCTTCTACGCCCATCAAAAAGCAAGACGACATTTGAGGATACGGCGTTCCTCCGTGGAACAATGTGGGGGTTGCGTGAATAAAATATCCTTGTGACATTGCGTCGTACGTTTCGCGAGCGTCTTCTCCGTTGTTGTCCCAGCTGTGTATGCATAAAGAAACGCGCATAAACATGTCGCTTGGTCGTTCTTGTATGTTTCCTTGTGATTTTAAAAGGTACGCTCGTTCCAGAGTTTTGAAGCCGAAGCAGTCCAGTCTAAAGTCTCTGGTGTAATCTATCCATTCCTTTATTTTTTCAATCTTTTCCGGGTCAGCGCATATATTAACTATCTCATCTGAAATCAAAGGCGCTGTTTTTCCCAGAGCATCGTTGTGAGACGCGAGTCTAGTAACAACTTCTTTAAAATCACCGCAAGTTATTTTGTGATGGTTGTCTATAGAGACACGAGCTGCCAATTTACCGTAATCGGGGTGTTCGAGTAGCTTTTGGAGACAAATGTTGCTTGTCAATTCGTCTAGCTCGCGGGTGCTTATCCTGTCTTTTATTCTGGAAGCAACGTCTCTTACGATGAGAACGGGGTCGACTTCTAAATTTTCGCCTAACTCGGATAACCGATCTGCTATCTTATCAAATTTGAAAGGTTCCTCTATTCCGCTCCTGGTAATAACTTGCATCTGTTTGGATTTCATGATATAAGTATCATAGTTTTAAATATTTAAAATTAAAACGTGTTTTTAATTAAAGTTGATAATGCCTGAACTCCCCGAACTTCCCACGGAAGTTGTATCGTATATTGCATCTTTTGTGCCAATTATAATAAATTCGCAATCGCGACCTCTTTGCCAAGAAACTATAAACAAAAACAAACGCAGATGCGCATCCAAATTGGACCGTTGTTTGAGGCTTTATTACGTGGACGAATACGAAGACTACGATAGAGCGCGCTACGAGGGGATTTTCCCAAGACTTGACGTCGAGACCGTAGAGTTTTCTTGCATTTTAGAGCGTTTAAAAGAAACACTCAGGAACATTTCGGAAATGATACTGAGTGAATGTTCTAATTGGAGTCGGTTCGGAATGATTGAATACGAGCCTTACCATTTTACTTCGATTGTAGAGAATAATTTCCTTGAACTGGTGTCCCCTAGCATTTGGGTAAAGTTAGATATTTTAGAAATAAAACAAAATAATTACTTGGTTTATGCGTTGCTTTAAAACCATCTTCTATCGAGGCGTTTTCTTATGTATTTCATATCTTCGTCGAGTTTGTCAAGTTTTGTGTCCATCCCTGCCACTTTCTCGCCAACTTGATTTATTTTGTCTTCCATTTTGTTCATTTTGGAGTGAATATCCGTAACCTCTGAAGAAAGTTCCGCATGCTGCATGTCGTTTATTTCAAACTTTTGGCTTTGTTCTTGCTTGAACCTTTCAAGTTTCTCGTTTTGCGTAGCTACAGAAGGACCAAAATTATAAACCGTTAGTCCTACGGTAGCTACGCCTGTGCCTGCTCCAATTGCGGTTTTGGAGAGACCCTGTCCTATGAGTTCCGCGAAGAATGTTTCGGTTCCTTGAGGTGAAGGGGGGCTACCTATTGCGTTATTTGAAAATGTTCTCTTTATGAATTGATTCCTTATTAATAAAGATAGCATTATTTATACGCACGATTTTAAAAATAAACGCGATAAATTCGGTTCTATATCTAATTTATTTTTCTTTCTTCTTATTAAATGTCAAGGCCTCACGGCATTCTTAAATTGGCGCATCTTCCGCACAGAGATATTTCTGTTGGGTTCGATCCCATTATGGCTGTAAATATTAATAGTTGGGCAGCCTTTAAAACCGACGTTGTTACAAAAACAGACGCAAAACGTGGGTTATTGGAAACTTTAAATAACGCCGAAGGCGAAGTAAGCGATGGTTATATTAAGAACGCCAACGGTCAAGTGATTAATGTTGCTACTGACGCCATTATAGAAAGGTTTATAACTAATAATGATGGATCTTATCAATTAACCACTAGTATAGATAGTTTGCCTGATATTATAAAGATCCTTATTGAGCCAGGCGGAACTGATATATCGACAAACACGACTCATACAAGCGAACTTACAGCTATAGTAATAAAAAGCGATTTGACCTCAAGTAATAAAGTTTCTATTAATCCCATCACTTCCATGGTGGTATCGATTGCAGAAGAGAATTCCACTGTTGATGCTACGGCCATAACCAATGCCAAAACTGACGTAAAACAGGCATTTGGTATTTCAGATGCGCAATTGAATAAGGACTATATCAAAGAAAATGATAATACACTGGCTGTTATTACGGCACAATTAGAGACATTAGCTTCTACCTTGGAAGATACTGTAGGAACACTAACAACTTTGAGTAAAACGCAGGTGAATACGTCTATCGCCAAAGTTTTGAAGGAGCGTTCGGAAGAAACGGCGTTTAATCTGTCGAATTCGGGTAATATAGAAACTATTGTGAATAAAATCAAAACGGTGCATAATATAGCAGATTCTGACGATTTTACAAATATAAAAACAAACGCCAAAACCTACATTTCAACAATAAACACCAGTATTAACAATGTTACGGGCACTTTCACGCAAAGAATTACAGAAGCCACTAAAATTAAAATTGCGTCTTCCAACAAAATCACTACAGTTAAAGAAACATTTAAAACAGATTCTTTTGATTCTTCTGCTGTTGTATCAGACGTAAATACAGCAAAAACAGAAGTAACAATACAAGCCATACAAGCACCCACTCGTTCCTTAATATCTGTTCCAGGTGCACCAACAAATTTATCCATAACACCTGGAAGCTATTCAGCTTCAGCATCCTGGACTGCTCCTTCTGAGACAGGCGGGGCCACGATAAGCGGTTATAAACTGGAATACATAGAATTATCACGTAAAGTTCCAAGTTCCCCGTCTGGTTTAACGGCAAGCGTATCTGTTGATGATGCAACCTTGAATTGGACGGCTCCTGCTGATGACGGCAATTCGCCGATTTTGGAGTATACCCTAAATTACAAAGCCGATGCCGTGAGTATTTATTGTTATAACCACGGTTATATGGGTGGTAGATATTTGATCAGCGGAAGTAGCGACGATTATTCGGGTGCTACCGTTTTAACATCTGAAACGGTCGTTAATGTTGTGAGTACGGATTCTGGTAATAGATACACATTCAACGGAGAAACAACTTATCACGAAAATAATTCTTATAAAATTACAGGTAATGGTACTTACACATTTCAAAATGTACCGTCCGGTCATCCCATAGCCATATTAAACAACGGAATATCCAATATAACTTACACCGGTGATTCCGATAAAAAAAGCACTATGACTGTTACTGGCACTACAAACGACGGACCATATGATTTTTATCACGGCGATGTTACGGTAACCGTGCTGGGCGGTGCTGATTTTAGGCATTACGCAAGTAATACCGCTATTAATACAGGAAGTGCGAATACCACTCGCGTTATAGAGAATTTGCCGATGGCTGTCAAGTATTTTTTCAGCGTGGGTGGCAATAATGATATTGGAGTGGGCACGGTGTCAGAAACGTCTATTTCTTATCTAGCCGCAACATTTCCAGGTCAGCCTACGAATTTATCGGCTGATATTGCTAAGACTTCTGGGACGAGTGTTTTATTGACGTGGTCGGAGCCAAATGACGGAGGAGAGCCGATAGATAGTTACACGGCGGAATATTCGTTGGGGCCTGCATATTCTTCGTGGGTTGTTTTTAATCCAGATCCAGATTCTACACCTGTAGATTTCAATAAGGAAATAACTGGTCTCCAAACTGGAAAACTTTACAAATTTAGAATACGAGGTGTAAATGCTATTGGAAATGGGCTTTATAGCGATGAGGTTACGGGTTCTCCAGGAAGGTACGCAATTGAACCTGTGTTTCCTACTATGTCTTCGGGTGGCATATTAACTACTTATATACATTCCAACTATTTCTACAGAGCTTACACTTTTACTACTGCCTATAGTTCAAGTTACGTTTTGGAAGCAGGCGCTGGAGGATTAAATGGCACGGGTGGTTCAGAAGGTACTGCGTCGGCACAGTCTCAATACAGCAACACCTTCAGTGCAATAAAAGCATTTAATGGTACTTTATCGAATGATGATGATTGTTGGTTTACTAACACAGGCCAAAGTTTACCACAATGGTTAAAATTTGAATTTCCTAGTGCTAAAATTATAACAAGATACAAGTTGTGGGGGAGAAATCATACTAGTTCCAATGTAATACCTTCAAAGTGGAAAATTCAGGGAAGTAATGACGATACTAATTGGAGTGATTTGGATGATAAATCTACAAATCAAGCGTCTTATTGGGATAGCGAAACTAGTTCCTTTTCAAGTAGTGATATTACAAATGATACAAATTATGTAGGATATGATATACCATCGGAAAATCAGGGTTCTTATGTGTATTATAGAATATACATTACGCATAGAGTTGATTATAACAATTTATCTGGTAGCGAATCCACTAACTATACTTGTATAGGCGAAATGGCGTATTATAGTACTATGGCGACTGGTAACGATTCTTTTACACTTAGCGGTTCTGTTTCTCAAAAGTTTGACATTTTCATGATTGGAGGCGGGGGAAGTGGTGGAACAACTTGGGCTGGGGGTGGCGGAGGTGCTGGTAGCGCCGTTTTGGCTAAAAATTGGTCGATAAGTCCCGATACTTATGAAATAATGGTGGGCGGTGGCGGAGCAGCAATTACAGATACAACTGCAAAAGGTAATGACGGTTCTCCTACGTCATTCGGGTCTTTATTCGCTACAAAAGGCGGTGGCGGAGGCGGAACGGGGTCTAGTTCTCTAAAAATTGGAAAAGACGGCGGCTCTGGGGGAGGCTCATCAAATTGCGTAAATTACGTTTTGGAAGCAGGAGGCATAGATGGGTTAAGGGGGGGAGGTGGAGTGAATCACAGCACGCAAGGCACTGCTACTATTGAAGGTGAGACTACTGTTACGTCGTGGACAGGTGGTCCTACGTCTGTATTTAATGGTACTTTGAGCGATGACACAGATGGTGTACATACAGATGGTGGCATATTCAGCGAGGGTAATAGCGGAAACAACATTTTTCATATAATGTTTGAATTTCCAACGAGCACAACAATTACTAAATATAAAATATGGGGTCGAAGCGCTGCTTCTTTTTACAGTCCTAAGAGTTGGCAATTACGGGGTGCCACAAGTAGTTCAGCATATAATAATGGGTCTGGAACTTATGACGTTTTAGATACTCGCATTGACGAGGCAGATATTGGACAATCTTACAGCACTTCTATTACAAACGATACTAACCGTGGAGAATATGTTGTATCATCACCAGGTTCATATACAACTTATGTATTAGATATTGGTTCAAGTTATAATAGTAACCATTGTTTTATAGGTGAAATAGCGTATTATAGCACAACAAGCGGATCTAATTATGATGGTGGTGCTTCAAAATTTGAAACCGCTTCGGCAACAATAGATTTAGATAGCGCAAGTGCTACGAAATATTACAAAAATGATCCAACTACGTATAATTTAAGCTCGTCTCAAAATGTTACAATTTACGGCAATGATGGAGGCTCTTCAGTTAGTTCAAGCGGTTCTTCCCAAGATTTTGGCGCAGGAGGAGGAGGCATAGGCGCAGCTGGTTCCAACGCAACAACCAGTTCAGGGGGTGCAGGAGGCGCTGGTTTGGCAAATGATTACAGATACGGGCCAGCTTCCGGAACAACTGATTTAAAACAAGACGGTTCCGTATTATCTCACCCAGGTATTCAATATTATGGCGGAGGAGGCGGAGGGGGAGGTGACACAAACACGGCTACAGAAGGGGGGAGTAACGTTGGTGGTACAGGATTTAAAAATGGTACAGATGCAGGAGACGCAGTGGCAAATACGGGAAGCGGTGGGGGAGGCGGTGGTTACACCACTATTACCAATCCAATAATAAGCAATCCGAGTTTTGAAAATCATCCCGGTGTGACTATTACTAATAATCAGTTTGCGTATGTTGATATGTCGAATAATCCAAACACTACCGCTATTAGTAATTGGACAGCTGGGAGGTCACCATCAATTGGAGGTGTGGCTGTAGGTATAAATCCGAATTCTTCGTGGGGGAATTTAAATTCAGGGGTTGGAAATCGCCAGCTAATTTTGCAGCGTAATGGTGCTTATGTAGAACAAACGGTAAATGTAACTCAAGGTGATAGTTATAAAGTTACTTTAAAAGCTGCGAAAAGACCAACTTACGGAAACCCCGACGCTCTATTGATAAAAATAATAGAAGACGGTACAACAACTATAATAACTACTATAAACTCATCCTATAGCCCAGGACTAAATACTACCTTCAAAGATTTTGAAAGTTCGAACTTTACAGCAAGTTCAAATAGCGTTACGTTACGACTAGAATGTTCTCACTCTGACAATAATGACCATACGGTTATAATTGATGATATAGCAATGATTAACACCTCATCTCCGAGTCTCCCGGGTTCCGGTTCTACGGGAATCGTTACGGTTCGACAATTATTAGGAGTTGTTGGAGTTCCCTTTTCTCCCACCAACGTATCTGGTACATCTGGTAATGCAGAAAGTGGTGTATCTTGGACAGTACCAAGTTGGGATGGAAACTACGACATTACAGGTTATAAAGTTGAATATGCAGCTGACCCGTATAGTTCTTGGGATGAGGCCGTTGCTTCTACAAGTTCAAATCCTTATCCAGTAACAGGACTTACAAATGACACTAATTACAAATTTAGAGTGAGTGCGATAAACAGCCAGGGGGCAGGTAGTGCAAGCACACCGAGTTCCGTTGTAACGCCCGCTCTTATATTACCGTCTGCACCTACAAACGTTTCAGGAGCGGGAGAAAACGTAAAAGTATCCCTCAGTTGGACGGCACCTGGATTAAACGGCGGACCCGCAATAACCGATTACAAGATTGAATACAAAGTATCCACAGACTCCTGGCCTGCTACGCCACTCTATGTACTCGCGGGTGATACTGATACGAGCGAAGATGTTACGGGTTTAACAAACGGTACGGCGTACAACTTCCGAGTATATGCAAAAACAACGAACGGATTCGGACCAGCTTCGAGTGAAACTGATGATATAACGCCAAGTAACTTTAGCGCCTCGGGTGGAAATAATCTTTATCAATACACCAATCCGAGCGGAACTAATTATCAAGTACACGTTTTTACCAGCGGAAGTACTTTACAAATTACGGGTTCTAAGGCCATGGATTTCTTACTCGTTGGAGGAGGTGGCGCTGGCGGAGGAGGCGGGAGCGAAGGACATGCTGGCGGCGGAGGTGGTGCAGGACAAGTAGTATATTATTCTGGCATAACTTTATCAAGTAACGTAACTATTTCAATTGGAGCAGGGGCAAACGCCGCACTTCGCAGTAATGGGCCGCAGAATGGCAGTCATACAACATTTGCGTATGGTAGTACAACGAAAACTGCAGTAGGGGGAGGAGGCGGTGGAGCCGGCAAGTGTGTGACTCACAACGACGGCAGCGCTCCCGGCTCCGGCGGCAGCAGTAGCTCATCCATAAAACACGGCGGACACGGAGGTTCGGGTGGTGGAACCGGATGCACGGATAGTAACTCTAGTCAGACAGGTTTTCACGGAGAGACGCCGCAAAACATTTCATCATTACCGCAGCCCCCCAGCGGTAGCTCCGGCGGACAAGGCGGTGCTTGGGGCAATCCCAACACTCAAGTGAATCAAGTGGGTTATTGGGGAAGTAATGGCGGAGGACCTGGAGAAGCGAACCACGATGGAAGTAGCGGTGTTTATTGGTGTTCGCACGGCGGCGGTGGTGCTGGAGAAAAGGGAAGAACAGGCGGTAGCGGGCGCGACGCTCACGGAGGAGACGGAAAAATTTACGATATTAGACACGGTCCAGATAATAGCACTAATCACAAGACGTGGAATGCGAGTTCGAGTTCTTGGGGTAATTATACTGTACCGAACGAATGGACCTCTGGTGATAAACTTGGAAGATATTACGGAGGTGGTGGGGGAGGTATAGGACATTCTCAACTCCAAGGAGACGGCGGAAAGGGTGGAGGAGGAGATGCAGTGCATCCTTATGACACGATCGTACAGGCCGGTGACGAATTTCACGGCGAAAATGGAAGAGGTGGTGGAGGTGGTTGTGATTTTAAAAACAATACGAATCCTAAAAAAGGTGGAGATGGAGGTGATGGTATTGTGATTGTTCGTTATGAAATTTAGCGTTGAAATGTTGGGTATTTATTTATGCATATTAATAACACTAATGAGTTTAACAGAAATACCGCCTAATTTGTGGGGACCTTCTGGATGGATTTTTCTTCATTATGTAACATTTGGTTTTCGAGAATGCGATAAAGAAGATTACACTCATTTTTTTAATTATTTAGGAAATGTTATCCCGTGTCGCTTTTGCAGAGAATCTTATAAACAAATACTGGAAACATCCCCACCCGACGTATCTTCAAGAGAAGCTCTCATAAAGTGGCTGTGGGATATTCACAATAAAGTAAATGATAAAACTAAGAGATCTTACAATAATGCTTCTTTAGAAGATATAAACAAAAGATATGGCTCATATCTGAAACGTGGTTGTGGTTCTTGCAATAAAACGAAATAATATTTAAAAAAAAAATTGTCAATAATTAAAATACTATGAGACAATATCTCGCAGAAATTGATAGTTCGAATGTCGTTTTGCGCGTTATCGTATGCGATTCTAAGGAATGGTGCGAAACTAATTTTGGTGGAACTTGGGCGGAAACGTACAGAAATAGGTCCGATAAAAATTGCGCGGGAATTGGTATGATATATCATGCCGACAAGGAAAACTTTGCTTTTCTTCAGCCTTATCCGTCTTGGATTTTGGACGACAGTTGCAATTGGCAAGCGCCCACGCCTAAGCCAGATTTAACACAAGCAGAAATAGATGCGAATAAATTCTACGAATGGGAAGAATCTTCAGGTTCTTGGGTTATTACGGTAGAAGATCATATACCATAATCCGAATAAAATCGCCTAAAAATTTCGGTTTAAAATATAGCATTTGAGATGAAACACTTGTTTACTACACAGGAGGAGGTGGTAAAGACAACTTCGGTGGTAATAAACCCAGCGGTTCTGGCGGTAACGGTATTGTTGTTATTCGTTATGTGATGTAATTTTTATTTATTGTTGCTTTATTAAAGGCAGAATGTCAAGTTACACGACGTTTAACGCAGATACAGGCAATACTAACACATCTATTAATGTAACAGGGCTTACAAATAACAGATATTACCAATTCAAAGTTTCCGCAATAAATTCTGAAGGTGTCGGTTTACCAGCAGAAACTATATCTGTTATACCAAGAATAGCTCCCACTGCTCCAACTAATGTCGTTGGTTCAGCTGGGAATGCTCAAGTTATTGTTTCTTGGACTGCATCTAATCTGAACGGAGGCTCTGCAATTGCTGGTTACAAAGTCGAATATGCTGAATCTCCCTACAGCACGTGGTATATAGCCGTTGCTTCTACTACTTCAACCTCTCATACAGTAACAGAGCTTACAAATGGTGATAGTTACAAATTTCGTGTTACGGGGACAAATCAATTTGTTACGGGGCCGACATCTGAGTTATCTTCAACGGTATCACCCACTGCATTTTCAGCATCAGGTGGTACAGAAACTATATATGGAAGCTTAAAATCCCATACTTTTACTTCATCGGGTACTTTATCCGTAACGGGGTCTAAAGATGTCAACTTTTTAATCGTTGCTGGCGGAGGATTCGGCGGACGATCGCTTGGCGGTGGAGCCGGCGGAGGAGGGGTTGTATCTGGTATTAATTACACTTTAACTGAAAATGCCGATTTGACTATTACTATTGGAGCAGGTAGTGCTTGGAACGATCAAAACGGTACCGATAGTCAAATACAAGGTACCGGCTTTAGTTTTAAAGCTCCAGGAGGAGGAGCTGGAGGGAGACAGGGGAGTGAACAGGGTAATGACGGCGGAAGTGGAGGCGGACACGGAGGATGGAACAGTAATAAAGCAGCAAGAGTTGCTAAATACTACAACTCATCTGGTGCTCTTACTACTTTAACTGGTGGATCTGTTACAATTGTTTCTGGTGTAACTGCTTATGGTCATCCAGGCGGAGCAGGTGGTCGCAGTCATTATCCAACAGGAGGCGGTGGAGCTGGAGGTCCAGGTACTGAATACACTGATACGGGAACCACCGAAGAAAGAATAGCACACGGCGGAGATGGTGTTCAAATTGATTGGGTGACACCTCGAGCTCTTGGTGTAACGGGTGGGGCTCACGGTGTTGCGGATACAACGCCTTTTTATTGGGGGGGCGGCGGCGGAGGAACTCAATGGAGTAATAACCAAGGTTCTGGTGATGGCGGTAAAGGGGGTGGAGGAGCGGGAGCATTTAGAACAAACCACCGCGGTATAGCACGTCCTGGTGGATATGCTGCCCCGCCTGCTGGTAATAATTCAAGTTCTTATGCTGACTATCATGGCGGTGCTGCGGGAGCTAATACTGGTGGCGGAGGAGGCGGTGGAGAATATGATAACGGTGGTGGTGGTGCTGGTGGTAGCGGTATTGTTGTTATTCAATATCGACTCCAAAATACGGCCCCCGAATCACCCCCTAGTGTAACTTTTATACCTGGAAATACACAAGCTACTGTAAATTGGACAGTACCCCTAGATAATGGTGGCTTTGCGATATCTGGTTACAAAGTTGAGTATGCTGCTGACCCGTATAGTTCTTGGACTCTAGCAGTTGCTTCTACAAGTTCAAGCCCTTATACAGTAACAGGCCTTACAAATGGTACTAGTTACAAAGCTCGGGTAAGCGCAATTAATAATATTGGTACAAGTACAACCACACTCAGTTCTGCTGTAACACCAGACACATTTAGTGTAACGGGTGGTACAATAACTACTTATACATTGAGTAATGTTAACTACAAACTTCACACTTTTACTTCATCGGGTACTTTAACAGTTTCGGGTTCTAAGACGGTGGATTTACTAATTATTGGCGGTGGAGGCGGAGGCGGTGTTAATAGATATCAAACGAACAATAGAGGTTCGGGGGGAGGAGGAGCAGGTGGCGTTGTTTACAAGGAATCGTATGTTATTGGTTCTGGTAATTATAGTATAGTAGTAGGAAGTGGTGGAACTGGAGCAGATGGTAGATACGATGACACTATCGTGTGCGGTACAAGAGGTTCTAAGTCAACTTTTAATAGTTTAGAAGCGGGAGCGGGAGGCGGGGGTGTTGGGCATACTGGGGGATATAGAACAGCAACTGGAGACACAACTTTTGGATGGTCTTCTGGTAGCGTGCAGTGGAATCACGATGGAAACGGAGGTTCAGGGGGTGGAGCCATGAGTGGCTCAGCAGGTGGATCTTGTGATGAACTTACGACAAATGGACCAGAAAAGGGGGGGAGAGCGACAGGTGCGGGAAGTGGCCACGGATATTCTGGTTCTGCTGGAGGAGGATGTGGTACGGATTCTTTGGGTGGTGATGCTAGGGATAGTAATACTCAAGGAGGAATAGGTAGGACTCTTAATATTGGAGATGGTTCAACTAATGTAGAATACGGAAGAGGTGGAGATGGAGGAACAACAAGTCCAAATCAACCTCAAGGTGTTCAACCCAAAGCAGAGTATGGAGGAGGTGGCAACGCTTCTGTTAACAGCGGTAGAGGCGGAGATGGCGGAGATGGATTATTTATTATTCGTTATGCTGTGTAATTTTTATTTATTGTTGCTTTATTAAAGGCACAATGTCGAGTTACACGACGTTTAATGCAAATACAGGTAATACTAACACAACCGCCAACTTTCTGGGCCTCGACAATGGAAAGTATTATCAGTTTAGAGTTTCTGCTATAAATTCGGAAGGTTCTGGTGTTGTTTCTCTTAGTGATAAGGCGTTACTATCTGGACCACCAAACGCTGTAACAAGTCTAACACCTACCATAGGAGCCAATAGCGTAAGTTTATCTTGGACAAAACCGTCATCAAGTGGTGGAAAATTAATAACAGGTTACAAAATTGAATCAAAGTTATATGCTCAAACCGTTTCCGATGCGCCAGCTTCTGTGTCTGCTACGGCAGGAAACGGTGAATGCGTCGTTTCGTGGGATGCTCCTACAAATTTTGGCTATTCAGATATCACTGGCTACAAAGTGGAATATGCTGTATCTCCTTACAACACATGGTCTGTCGCCACTGCTTCTATAAATTCCCTTACTTACACTGTTACTGGTTTAACGAACGGTACAAGTTACAAATTTAGGGTAAGTCTTATAAATGGCGTTGGAACTTCATCACCGAGAGAATCTTCTATAGCAACCCCACAAGCCGTACCTCCAGGTCCTCCTACTTCTTTAACGGTCTCAGCTGGAAATCAGCAATTTACGGGTTCTTGGACGGCGCCTACAAATAACGGTGGTTCGACTATAACTGGTTATGACTTACTGTATGCACCAGGTCCTTCGTATAATTCTTTTACTACGGTCTCAATTGGAAATATAACTTCTTATACTGTACTTAGTTTAACAAATGGAACGTCTTATAAGTTTAAGGTATCTGCGAAAAATAGTGCTGGAACAGGTACTGTGAGTGCGCTGAGTTCTGCTGTAACACCAAACATATTTTCAGCAACAGGGGGTACAATAACTACTTATACATCAAGTGGTGTTAACTACAAAGTTCATACATTTTTAACATCGGGTACTTTAACAGCTTCGGAAGGTTCTAAGGTCGTGGAGTTTCTGATAGTTGCCGGAGGAGGTGGGGGAGCTAGCAGACACGGCGGAGGAGGTGGAGCAGGAGGATTGGTAGTTGGAACATCTCAAACAATAACAGCAGGATCGTATAACGTCGTTGTTGGTTCTGGTGGAAATAAGTTGACGGCGTCGAGCAGCGGCACTGCGTCAAACGGCAGTGATAGCTCGTTTAATAATATAACCGCCACTGGCGGAGGAGCTGGTAGCAGTAGTGGACAGGGTATTACAGGAGGTTCTGCTGGAGGTTCGCGTGGTAATACTAGTAGCGCTGGTGGTGTTAGTAATCAAAATAATTACAATAATGTCACAAATGTTACAGGTTATGGTAACGATGGAGGTCGGGGCAAGCATGATGGCAGCGGTGGTGGTGGTGGTGGTGGTGGCGCTGGCGAAGAAGGTGTAGATGCTACTAGTAGTTATGGGGGGCGCGGAGGGGACGGTATTCAAAATAGTTTTAGAACAGGTAGTAATGAATATTATGCAGGTGGTGGTGCAGGTGGCGGCCCAGACAACGCTGCACACGTCGGAGGACAAGGAGGAGGTGGAAGAGGAGGAGCTACATCTCCTGCAAGCAACAGAGACGCCACTGACTACAGCGGAGGAGGTGGTGGAGCAGGAGGCCACTACGGCGCTAATCAACCTGGCGGAGACGGCGGAAGTGGTATCGTTGTTATTCGTTATGTTGTGTAATTTCAAAATATTTAAAAATAAGTTAATTAATAAGAAATTATTAATGCCCAATTATTTTGCAGAAATCGATAGTTCGAACGTCGTTTTGCGTGTTATCGTATGCGACACTAAGGAATGGTGCGAAAATTCTCTAGGTGGAACATGGGTTCAAACATATCGTGATGATTCCAGTAAAAATCCCGCAGGACGTGGTATGATATATCATGCTGATAAGGAAAACTTCTCTTCTACACAACCATACCCATCTTGGGTTTTAGATAATAATTGTGATTGGCAGCCTCCCACGCCTATGCCAGATTTAACACAAGAAGAAATAGACGCCAATAAATACTATAATTGGGAAGAATCGTCAGGTTCCTGGATTATTGAAACTATTGAAGTTCCGCCATAAATCGCTTAAAATTTATCTTTTAAAATATTGGTAACTATTAAATTAACAAATGCCAGGCGGTGGTCTAATACAACTTGTCGCAAAAGGAGCTCAAGACATTTATTTAACAGGAAAACCAGAAATAACTTTTTTTAAAGCAGTTTACAGAAGACATACCAACTTTTCAATGGAAAGTATATCGCAAACACTAATAGGCGACGTTAATAGTGATAAAACCGTCTCTTGTATTATAGGAAGAAGTGGAGATCTAATATCTGGAATACAACTAGAATTCAAAACCGATTTGGAAAACATACCACCCGAGAGCGACAAAACAGCTGCAACTCAACTAAATCTCATGGCTAGATATTACTATCAACAAGCAATAGACTACGTGGAACTTGAAATTGGAGGTAAAAAAATAGACAAACACTACGGTCATTGGATGGATATATGGTGGACTATAAGCAACGACCCAATGAGCAAAAGCAAGGGCTCCTTTTCTGACCAAGTAAATACCCGACCCCATTTTATGCCTCTTATGTTTTGGTTTAACAGACACCCAGGTCTTGCTCTTCCAATTATAGCTTTACACAAACACGAAGTTAAATTAAATATAAAATTCAACGGTGGTTCTACTAGTGGTGCGTGGAGTACCGCAGACAATAAAGAGGGTTCGGTACGTGGAGCTTATAAAGGTATGAGTGATATTAGCGAGGCCAGAGTGTGGGTAGATTATATTTATTTGGATAAAGATGAAAGAGAAAGATTTATTCGCAATTCTCAAGATTACCTAATAGACCAAGTCCAATACTTAGAAAGTCCGATAAAATCCACTTCTCCCGCTCCAAATTCCACTTCTACTTCTATGTATTTTAAGCACCCCGTTAAGGAACTTATTTGGATAGTAAAAGATGAAGACGGATATCCCACTTACGAACACGACAAAATAAAGCTTACACTCAACAATACTGACCGATTTTCTGAGAGGTCTTCTGAGTATTTTACGGTTTTACAGCCGTTTTATTATCACACGGCTTTGATAGCTAGTGGCAATCAATACGGGATACACGTGTATTCTTTTGCTCTGAAGCCAGAGGAAATGCAGCCATCGGGCAGCTGTAATTTTAGTAGAATTCAGGATTCAAAGTTGATAATAGGAACTTTAAATCCAAACCAGTCTAATGGCGCGTGGAGTAATTCAGCAACAGGTTCGTGGTCTACGCCTGCTAAATCTGGTGGTATGATTCAAATTTACGCAACGAATTACAATATTCTTACGGTCAGAGACGGACTCGCGGGGCTGCAGTATTCAGACTGATTTATTTACATTTTTATTTATATTTCCATTTGTTATATGAATAAAACGCCAGAAAAAAACGAAGGCGGGTGGTACCACTTCGACGATTACCCCGAATTTAAACCGAACCTCAGCCCCCGAGAAGTTTTTCTAATGGGCGCTTTCGGCGGAACATATTGGAGACCCATCTCCAGCAAATTATCAAACGAAACTCACCAAAACCAACACAAAAAATACCCCGATTCCTGGTGGGAAGGCATCCCAGAGGACCGTCTCACGAGACCTATAGAAAAATACGACAGAAAAGTCAATTCTTACAGGGTAAAAGTCGGCAAAACTCTGGAATTTTGCGAAAATAACAGTTTGGCAGAGGCCACGCATCCATACGGGTGGTTTCAATGGTATTGCGACTTTTTTTTCGGCGAACGCTATAAATGCGACAAAAAAATGATAGAAAGGTGGCTCAAACATTCAGGCCCCGATGGAAATTTGAGGCTACGGCTCGTCAAGCTAATATTGTACAAGACGGGCGATTACAGAGACCCCGCCGTGTCTCCCAGTTTGAGGCAGTCTTTGCTGCATTGGGGGTATCATCTCACAAATAAAGATTACGAGATTGCTTGTAATAGAATATAAAAACAATACGCTTTTAAAAACAATCGCACACTTATGACGACACGGGAAGTTAGGCTATTTACGGCTAGTTGGTGCAAAAAATGCAAGGAATCAGATTTTTGCCAAGTTATCGAGACCTCCAAAAAACAAAACTCCGAATGGACTTTTACACTGTGGGACATAGACGACCTAGAGGATGAAGACGATTACGATGGTGAAATACCAACAAAAGTTCCTACTATTCACATTGTAGTAGACGGTAAAGTTGAAGAACAGCTAAACGGTAAAGAGGAAATAATTTCAAACATAGATATGACGCTTACTGCATATTGAGTTGCGTGATATACATGGCCGCAAGTCTGCTGGTGTATTCTTTTTTTTTATGTTTTTCGGAGCCCTGGGTTCCCTTGAAGGCCGTGCAATTAGGCCACGAATTTTCAATCGAACATATATATTTTACCAATGGATTATCTCCAGACGGAGATAAATACAGCGCATCTTTGTATTTATCTCTTTCTGTTTTATTATTTTCTGCGGGGCATATCACGGGCTTTCCTATTTTATTTATCAACTTTTCTGTTTCATCGACCAACTCCCGGTCGTTGCTATAATAAGTCACACCAACATAAATCACGTCAATTTTGCCAATGTTATTTATTACGTGCCGCAGAGCTTTGTTGAAGTTTCTGTGATTGGTTGCACTCGTGTAAGGGTCTTCTAATTTATATTCTACAACGTGAGCGAACACTGGCGTGCAGTGGTCTTTCAATATCGACAGAATATCGTCTGCGTGGTCTATGTATTCCTGGGAAGGTGTTTTCTTCGAAAAGTTGATGCTTGTGTAATTTGGGTCGCTCGTAACTGAATCTATCACGAATACGTTCATTGCTGTTTACTTGCTTTAAAAAAGCTACTTATTATTCCGAAGGAACGTATTGGCATTATCGTTTCAGAAGCGGTGAGAACACGCTACCATCCAGTCTTTTTCTTTATCTTTTTTAAAGGTCTCGTAAACTATGTCTCCGCACGTCGTTATTTTAACTACGAATTTCCAATTACAACAGTTACCGTAACAAGTTTCGCTAACGACGTGCTCTTCGACGGTTCGGTTGTTCATAAGATACTCAACTCCAGCTTCCCATTTGTGTTCTGCGATGGATCTTACAAGAGGAGGTTGATCTAAGAGCATATCGTCGAACGTCATTACTATTAGTTGTATACAGATTAGTTTTTTAGATTAATACCCTGGGGTATTTTTTACGCCAAACCCCCTCTCAATCTCAAAACAAGATGAAGCGTTGATTCTTTCTGTATGTTGTAGTCGGAAAGACTTCTGCCGTCCTCGAGCTGCTTACCAGCAAATATCAGCCTCTGCTGGTCGGGGGGTATGCCTTCTTTGTCTTGTATCTTTTGTTTGACATTATCTATCGTGTCAGACGGTTCAACATCGAGAGTTATCGTTTTGCCAGTCAAGGTTTTTACGAATATTTGCATTATTAATAATAATACTACACTTTTTTTTAAATAGCCTTATTCGCAATTTAAAAATACCATGAGTAATCGGTTTAGAGTTTTAACGCCAACTATTTCAAAGAAGACAACAATGGCTTTGTTTCAAACTTCCATTGATCCCGAATGGGAAACAATCGACTCAAAGTTGTGCAACGAACCCGACGGCCCCGTTCTAAAGCAAATACAAGACACCAAGGCGATTTCCACCATTAAAAAATGGATAATATCCAACTGGCTCAACGTAAAGGACCCCGACAACTTTCCCGGCCCTCAACCAGTTTCTCTCGAGAGAAAAGACTTGACAAAATTAACGAGGTTTCCTTATGTAGTTTGCGAAAAAACAGACGGTATGAGATATCTATTAGTGGCTTTACGCGTTAATAACATCAATTTAACTGTACTGGTCGATCGCTCCTTCAGAATGTATAACGTTACGGGATATTGGTCTTGCATGGGAGTTTTTGAAGGTACAATGCTAGACGGGGAAGTTGTTAAGGAAAATGACGGAACGCACACTTATTATCCTCACGATTGCGTGATGCGAGACGGTGTATCGTACGGAAATGGTATTTTTTGGAAGAGGTACGAGCAGTCTAAAGAGGTGTGTGTTTTGTGGAGAAGAGTTAGTAGAGACCGTTCTGAAGAAGGTGTTTTGGATTTGAAGTTTAAAAAGATGTTTAAGTTTGAGAATTTGCAGGAGTTGATGGTGGAGTGCAATTTGGTCGGTCATCCGATTGATGGTTTGGTATTTACGCCGATAAAATTGCCCGTGCAAAGTGGTACTCAGCACAGTCTTATAAAGTGGAAGCATCCCGAAAAGCACACTTTTGATATTGCAATTGAGAAGAAGGGTCAAAGATACGAAATGTATCTGTTTGACAGGATGAGTTTGTTTAAATATAAGACCGTTAATAAAAGAACCGCCCACGGGAAAAAATTTGCCGATAAATTTGATAGGTTGTTGCTTGATAAAAGTATGGAGGAGTTGTCTGTATCTGATAACGCCAATCCAAACGTCGGTCGGAGACATGTTGTCGAATGCATATTGGACGATGGGGAATATATTCCTATAAAACTTCGAACGGATAAGATCAGGCCGAATAGTTTGCGTACGATAGAGAAAACTCTTGTTAATATAGAGGAAAACATTCTAATACATGAGCTAATAGAAATTTCTAAACAAAAATAAATAAACAAAAATGACTAAAAAAAATATAGTTAATAAATATTAACAATGACTATACTTTCCAATAAAATGATTAAGAAATACGCATTACCAGCAATAGCGACATTGATACTTTGCATTGTAGTTTATTTATTCTTACAATCTTCCCCGCAAAAAGATTCTGGCAGTCCCGTTCAGGAACAGTTTTCTGGCCCCGGAAAACTACTTAGAAAAATCCTCAAGAAAATCAGAGATTTTTTCCCAACAAAGCAAGCATCTCCGGAAGAACCGCCGCAAGAATCGCGAGAAGACTCACTAAAAGTAGAAACATCTTTATAAATTTATAGAAGTTTATAAGGATACTATAAATAAAAATAGATGATAATAATAATGAAGACACTATCCAAAGGTTTGGCGTTAATACTAATCATTTCTATTTTTACACTCTTTTATTGCATGCAGATACCTATTATAAAAGAATCATTTACCACGAAAGAGACATTAAAAAGTCCCTGCAACAAGTTTAAACACCACGTAAATTCAATCACAAATCGAGATATATTTCCCGTTTTAAACGACGAAGAAGACTTTACAAATCCACAGGTCGCAGATAACGAACCTTCTCTAGACTTACCTGGTCTGCCTCCATCTGACGTACATTCATTATACACCATTAAAAATAAAAACCCCGATATATTGACGGGTCCTAAGAAATTAATAGAATAAATACCATTATAATAAAAAACTGACTCGGCCTCACTATTCAAGCCGCATCAGTTTTTTATTTGATTTTCATTTGTTTTCATTTGTTTTTATTTGATTTTCATTTGTTTTCATTTGTTTTTATTTGATTTTCATTTGTTTTATTCATTATTCAAAACGGGTATGGACCAGTAGCCAAAGATGTCGGGCGACCGTGAGCCATACCGAATCTGGTCTTACGAACAACCTTGCGGCGACGAGTTACAGTGGCCCGCTTGCGGACAACCTTCTTTCCAGTAGAAGATTTGCGGACAGGCTTGCGGGCAGCTTTGCGCTTTTTTTTACCAAAAGCAGCAGGCGTCACGTTCGCGCTACCATTTGGGGCACCTAGAGGGTATGGACCCAAGGTAGCCGCCATACAAGTAGGGTTTGTCGCGTACCCGAAACGAGTGCGTCTTCGAACGGGAGCCTTGCGGCGAGCCGCGGTACTTCGCTTGCGAACAACCTTCTTCCCAGTCGAGGATTTGCGAGTCTTGCGGACAGTCTTACGGGCAGTCTTGCGGGCAGTCTTGCGGGCAGTCTTGCGCTTTTTACCGAAAGAACCAGCACCCGCAGTTACGACAGGCGCAGTTACGACAGGCGCAGCAGGCGCAGCAGGCGCAGCAGCCGCAGCAGCCGCAGCAGGCGCAGCGACGGCCTTGGCAGGCATGGCGCTACCTCCAGCCTTGGTTAGTGGGAAAGGGCCCATAAGACCGGTGATGCACTTGGAGCTTCCGCCAACGTAGCCGAAAAGATTGCGGCGACGGGGGGCAGTCTTGCGGGCGGTCTTGCGGGTAGTCTTGCGGACGGTTTTGCGGGCGGTCTTGCCGAGGTACATTCTGCGGGTCTTGCCGTTAACAACCTTCTTGTAGTACTTGGTGCCAGTCTTGGTCTTGTAAATTTTGCGGACGGGCTTGCCGAGGTACATTCTGCGGGTCTTGCCGTTGACAACCTTCTTGTAGTACTTGGTGCCAGTTTTGCTCTTGTAGAGGGTTCTGACTTTTCCACCGATTATTTTTTGGCCGATTTTGGTGCTGGTGGATTTGCGGGAAACTTTCTTGCCGACGGCGGATTTTTTGACTATTTTTTTGGGTACGGTGGATTTGCGTACTACCTTCTTTCCGACGGCGGATTTGCGTACTACCTTCTTATTCTTGCGAACGGTGGTAGATTTCTTTGTAGAAGAAGCGGCGCGGCGCTTTTTGGGGAGACCGAATAGTTGGCGAAATTCTGATCGAGTAAGCATGTTTGTTAATTGTTAATAAAAGCCTCGATTTTTTTTTCCTGGGATTTTGAAAATGGTTCAAGAAGTATATTTTATTCTGGCCGCCTTTATTTTTTTGACGGTAGTGTTTATTGTTTGTTTTTTCCAATGTCTCTTTTCGAGAAATGTCACAAGTTCTCTTTCCTTTAAACTATTCAAACCTATTGTATTTTTGGAACAGAATTCTTCTATTCCCTCGTAATTATTCTTAAAGATTAATCGCGCCCTTGGATATTTTTTCAGAAATTCTTTATACTCCGAAGAATCTTCATTTATAATAGCCGGCTTGCTCTCAAGCCAGTTTTCGATGCTTTTATATTTCAAAATTGCATTATAAGCTCCAACACCACCCACCTTTGGTATCGTACCACAATAATCACACCCAGATAATATCGCAAAATCGATAAATTCACCCATTGACATCTTAAATCCTTGAAGAATACTGTCCAAAAATATATGCTGAACGCAACCTTTTTTAGAAGTTCTAATAACAGACGTTGCTCCAAAAACAAACGCATCTGTATCATCACTTACAACATGATCTACTATACCTTTTTTCTGCATAGTAGCACATATATGCTCTGCTTCTCCCTCCAAGTTAAATTCTCCGGGATCAAAATACAGAACTCCTAAAAATCCCAATATTGCACGGACATCGTCAAAATGCTCCTTCTTAACATAAACTAAATTTTGACGGAGCCCGCTTATCTGGTTTTTAATATCACCCTTCTCTACGTCATCTTCCGTATCTTCTAACTTTTTCTCCAAACTTTCAATTTGCGTTTCCGTTCGAATCCTTATCTCTTTTCTCTCCCTCAACACCTCCGTTTTTTCCTCGGGAGGCTTTCCGTCAAATATAAAAATGGGAAGCGTTTTGCTATTCAAATAGAATACCACTCTATTTATAAATCCTACAATATGTATGTCTTTACCCGTCTTCAAACTTGCATGTATATATTTGTACAACAATATTGTAGTATCAATTGCTACTATTGTAGTATTTTTACCTACAGGTCTCGGTAATTCCTCGAGAGTTATGCAATTTTCGTAAATTTCGCTGGAACAATGCCGCTTAACATTGTTCATGAAATTTTTAATACCCATAGCTGGTTTAGATATTTTATCAAGCGACATTTCTTTGAGTTAATTTTCATCATCGCTAAAACAGCACGGTTCTCGTGTCACTGACACCTTGTTGTCTGCAATTCTTTGTTTTTCTTTAGTCCATGCGTATTTATCGTACTCTGGGTGATTTTCAATACCCACATTCCTATAATGAAGAACGAGATCCCAAAATTCTTTCAGTTTCGGTACGTTTTCCTTTAGCCATTCGTCGTTTCTTTCAAAATGAACTACATTCAATTCTATGTTCTCTATTGATTTCGCAGGTTTATACTCTATAAAATCACCCTTCTTTAAATTACATATATACATATTCAGCTGAACTTGCGGATAATATTGCTCCGGACAAACACCATTCACTATCTTCCTCCTAAAAGGACATTTTACCTCCAACAATACCGGGTCGCAAGAATACGGGTTTTCGCAAGAAACCGCGATCCCATCTGGACTCCCCGCCAAAACCTCAGAACCTGGTATAAAAAGCTCATCTCTACCCCGAGACACCGCCGTGAACGGAATCAATCCAAACTCGTTTTGTTTCATTCCAAACGCATTGCAATACATCTCCACCGCTTCGTCCTCGTATTTCTCACCGTATCTCGTAGCGACATTTCCCGTGAAGGGCTTACCTGCACCGCACTTAGAAAATAACAATTCCACTGGTTTTTGGTAATGGTTAAGACCGAGAGCTGTTCCTGCGTCTGAACTGGTCAAGTATTTTTTTCGTTGTTCGAGCCAAGCTTTGCTTTTTTGTTCTGTTTGTGGTATTTTTTGGAGCAATTCTATTTGAGGGTGCTTTTGCATTTTATGGTTTGTTTTATTATTCATTGTTTTATTTTTAAATCCTGTGTAATATTAATATGAGTCGTGAAAAACTCATCGCTTATTTGCAAATAGGACTCTTTCAGGCCCTCATTATTTCAAGTTCCCAATATATTTACGAAGAAATAGACAAGAAATTAGGAATCGCGCTGCTGTATCTCCCCGTTGGCTTGCTTCTCAGCTACAATATCGCAAACGATTCCGTTAAGGAATACGCCGTAAATTACGCACTTTCTGGAATTTTCAAAGCTCTCCTCGCACTATTATTCTGGATTTCCCTAAACAACGAAAATATTACCAGATTCCAGGCCTACCTCATACTCACTTCGGCCTTTCTCGTTTCTCTCGTTCTTTTTTATATTTACGCAGAAATATAAAGATATAAAGAAATGCAACAGCTAATATTGTTGGTATAATTCTGCATACACAGATTCTAGTTTGTGGATAAATAAGCGCAAACAACCGTTCAACGACGGGGTTAACTTATTTAAAAAATACGTCACGAAGATATAATCTATTTAAAATTATCTCTTATAAATAGATTATGGCTACAACGTTATATTACACTAACTCTACTGGAACTCAAAGCAAATACAGCTTAACTGAATCCCGTCACCCTCTCACAGAATATATCGAGAATAGGGACAATTTTATACGAGACAGACCACCTTCTTTAGCTGGAAGGTTCATTCCGAGAGAACCGGGGACTTCTTTTTGGGGGCGTATTAGAGCATTTGATCACAAATCCGTTAAAAATATGCTAAATAAGGAACCGTTACTAATTAACGCGAAATGGCAAGATTTGACCCCGCTCACTTGCGCTCTGTCTACCCCAAACAAGATTATTAATTCTAACTTACACGCTGATTATTTGGAACATCACGCCTCGCGTACGCTTAAGATGTTAAGAATTTTATGCGACAGGGGTGCAGAAATTAATTCCGAAATTATACTGCCTTACATCGAAAGGTACCATTTTCACAGCGAATCGTTTGCCACGAGAGTTTTCCAATTGTTTCTTCACAGAGGGTTGAATCCTAATAATTATCGTCTCTTAGCCGAACAAGAGATTCAGTATTTGGAGATGATCAAGAGCGCGCGCCGCGAAACTTACGTATTTTGGGGCAGAAAGGTCGTGAGTGATTATATCAGATTATCTTCCAGAAAATTGTTGCACGTTTATTTGAGGGAAAGTGATTCCAAACCTCAGCTTAATATGGATGTCATAGGGTACATAACCTCTTTTATTTAATTGTATTAAAAAAAGCTATATTATGTTATAATGCTTGAAGAACACCTAATAAATACCATTGTTTTAAGCAATAAATTGCATTGCAACAATTCTAAACACTCTATGAGGTGCTTCGTATCTTTGTTTAACAGTCTTATCATGGCTAATCAAGTTAGAGATCACGAGCAATTGTATGACATGTTTATGATGCTTTATTTTATGTTGTTTTTTTATTTTAATAATCTCGTCTTATTGTAAATGGACTTAGAACCTAAATTTTTACCAGTTTCCCCGCAACATCTTTCCCCTTTAATACCGCCGCCTGTTCCAGATAACATGAACTTTCAAGCAACGGTCGATGATTTGATAGTTCTTCTGTTAAATAACAAAAAAAAGATATCAACCAAAACTATTGATTACATTAAAACCATTCTCGAAACAGATATTTTCAGATTCGAAACGTGTTACATCAATAAATACAACGACCATTTCTTAACAGATAATCTCTCCAACTTTTCTCGGTGAAAAACTTCAGGTCAAATATCTTAACCCACTTTTTGATTTCCTCTTTTGTAAGATCCCTTTCTAATCCATCGTAGAAAGGTATGTTATAAGCTTTAATTGTTATCTTGTTATCTTCGCGGCGGTGTATAGACGCTCTACAATAGACTTTACCGTGTTTTACCTCTGTTCTTGTTATAAAAGGCTTTTTTTTCCAGTAATTCATGAAAAAACTCGTTATGGCTTCGTCAGGATTCAGTATTTCCGTAACCATATACTCCCAACTTAAATTCGGCTGTGTTCCTCTGTAATTATTTTTAGAATTTGTTATTAGCTCCCACCCAACGTAACTAGAACAATTTACTACAACGGTGTTCTTTTTAATTTTTTGGTATTTATTGAACTCCAAATCCTCTTCTAAGACATTCAATCTTGTGTAAAACTGTTCGATGTTATTTTCCATATTTGAGCTGTATATATTTGACATTTTGCACGTTCCCGGAATAGACCACTTTCTTAAATTAACTTTTATCGGTTTGATAAAGTAAAATGCTGGGTCCGCTATGTAAAATATCCACGGTTTTGACCCAGGTATTAACAACGCCACATGGCTTAGTTCTAAATAACCAGGCTTTTTGAAAGAATCCGGCACTGTTGCTGGTACGAGATAGCTATTTACCCCGTATTTTTTCTTTAATCTATTCTTTAACCCGTAACTTAACCCTATACAATTTCCCGTGCTCGTTTTATTTATTATCTGTTTTGATGACATCTTTTTTTTATTCGCTTTTCTGCAATACGAATACGTTGAAAACGCCAGGTTTTCGTGGCACCACATCAATTCCTTTTTTATTTCTTTGGCGCCTATGTTATTTCCCGCTTTGTAAAGTTTTGCCGTCAAACTTCGCGTTTTTAACCTCTTGTATTCCATTTATTATTATAAAATAATTTAAAATTAAAAACTTCAACTTATTTATGATCGAATATTTTGGATATCTTCTATGCTATTGGCTCGTATTATCCAGCTTGGCCGTTTTATACGTAAAATGCTCCGACCCACATAATGATTCAGAAATAAACGAAGAAATTCAAAGATTATACTCGTTAAACTAATTTTAAAGATTACCCACTTATTTAATTCAATAATGTTTAATCTTTTACGACGATACTTCTGCTGCTTTACAAATAAAAAATACATACCTGCCCTAAAAGATACCGTACCTTGGAAACCCCCCATAAAAGAAGGCTTTGTCGTCAAAGTTTACGACGCTGATACAATAACCATCGCTTCTAAACTACCTTACAACAATTCTCCTCTTTACAGATGGTCTGTCAGAATAAACGGCATCGATGCACCCGAACTTAAATCCAAAAACTCAGATCTCGCAGATCTTGCTCTACACGGCAAAGATGAACTTTCTGAAAAAATACTCGGCAAAAAAGTACATCTTAAAAACGTATCCACTGAAAAATACGGCCGCATACTTGCTGACGTATTTTTAAATGACATTAATATCGGCGATTGGTTAATTGACCAAAAATTTGCTTACGAATACCGCGGCCAAAAAAAACTAACCGAAGGCGAACAATCAGAACTATTACTTTATAATTTGTAACCTCTTCTTATCAATTTTCTTAATTTTTTTTTTTGTTCTTCCGTTAGGCTATCCAAAGGGTCATCTTCAGAGTGAATTTCAGGCTCAAGGTCGTCAGTTTCAAAATATCCGGGCGTTTCAAGAGGCGGCGGCGGTGGCGACGGAAGTGGTGGTGCGGGTGATTCAAGAGGTGGCGGTGGCGGCGGCGGTGGCGGCGGAAGTGGTGGTGCGGGTGATTCAAGAGGTGGTGGTACATATTTATGATAAGGAAGACGCTTGTGCTTGTAGCCCGACTGTCTTTCCATACCTGCTCTATAACTTTGGATTTCTTTTTTTGCGTAATTTGCAACTTTTCCATAGGTTCGTTTTGCACTTGCTGCCGTATCCCGATAGCTTTTCTTTGCAGCCCCTCCTATTTGTCGTGCACTTGTTACAGTTCCCTTATAGCCTCGTATTGCAGTGGCTCTTCCATGTTTTGCAATGGCTTTTGCACCGCTTGTAAGTTTTGCCCCTGCGGCTCTTCCTCGACTTGCAACTCCTTTTGCACCTCTTGCGGCTACTCTTGTGAGTTTTGCTCCTGCGGCTCTTCCTCGACTTGCAACTCCTTTTGCACCTCTTGCGGCTACTCTTGTGAGTTTTGCTCCTGCGGCTCTTCCTCGACTTGCAACTCCTCTTGCGCCTCTTGCGGCCCCTCTTGCAACTCCTCTTGCGCCTCTTGCGGCCCCTCTTGCGGCTGCTCTTGCGCCTCTTGCGGCTCCTCTTGCGGCTCCTCTTGCGCCTCTTGCGGCCCCTCTTGCGGCTACTCTTGCGCCTCTTGCGGCCCCTCTTGCGGCCCCTCTTGCGGCTCCTGCAGCTCCTCTTGCGGCCCCTCTTGCGGCTCCTGCAGCTCCTCTTGC